GATGTATAATCTACTTAGAAAGTGAACCGGATGTGATTATCCGATTTGCCCTCAGTGAATATACTAAGAAATAAGCATCCACACTTTAGGCTTAACTAGAAATATTTGCAAAAACCAAATAAATATATTACCTTTGCACTGAAAATTAAAGAATATATATAACTAAAGAGATAATGGAAGGAAATAATAAACCAAAATCGGAAATCAATCTCCGTAAACTGATGCAGAAATTAGGCTTGGGCACAAATGCTTTTGCCGAGAAATGCGGCATGTCATCGCAATCGATGTCGCAGTTCCTCCGCAACAAGTCGTTAACGACAAACACCATCTATCGCATAGCCACAGCTTTGGATATAGACCCTCGTGATATGTTCTTCCCGACAGAGGAGAAGAATGATCTTTTCTCGAATGCTGATAAGAAAGAGCAGGAGGGTAAAACTCTGAACGCTACGCTGTGGGGCGATTTGCCGGAAGGTGTCACCTGCAGAGACGTGAAGTTTGTGCAGGAAGCAGAAGAAAAACAGCAGCAGATGATTCAGACTTCCACCTTCTGCCCTCACTGCGGTAAGAAAGTAAGGGTAGGAGTGGTGCTACTATCGGGGGAATGTTGAGTGTTGAGTGTTAAATGTTGAATTGCCTACGGACTCAATGGCGCTAGCCTAATTCAACATTCAACATAATGATTGATAATGTATAACTCTTAAAACAAAAATGAAGAAATGAAAAAGAACTTTTTAATGAAGATGAAACGTTCCATGATGGCTATCTTCTCGGTAGTAGCCATGGGAATGATTACGGCTTCGCTGGCGGCTTGCAGCAGCAGCGAGGACGAGAGCGAGAAGGAGGCGGCTAAGGTGAAGGAATATCTTGCCGGCAACGAGTGGACCATCAACAGCACCAGCGGTACTTATTCTTACTACAAGAACCACATGGTTTACTATGAGGGCGAAGCAAGCTGGTCATCGGGCGGTCTCTTCGGAGAGCCTAACACTGCCTTCGGCTACTGGCAGATGGATGGCGACAAGCTTACTACCCGCTTCGAGGTAGGTACTCCCGAAAGCTTCAATATCAAGAATCTGCTGAACGAGACGATTTCGGGAGTTCATCTTCAGGAAAGCAACAAGATTACGGGCAGCAGGGTATCGGTAAGCATCGATATGAGACCGCTGATTGTGGGCACCTTCGCCAACGGCAATGAATGCCAGATGAGATGCGGCAATTCGCTGAATGATATTTCGGATGAGACGGACCACGATGCTGCGATAAGGGGTACCTGGTATTGCATCGTAACTATGACAAAAGATGGAAAGAAGAAGGATTGCATGGGTTCCATGACGTTTAACGAGGATGGCACCCTGCACATGGTGATAGAGGGTGAGAAGGACTTCACTACCACCTATTCTACGAAGAACGGAAAGGTTACGATCAATGGTTATCTGGTAGAGAACCATGTGGCCACCTTCTATTATACGAACCTTTACGGTTCGCTCATCAAACTTTATAACTGCGAAAACGGCTACCTTTCGTCGATATGGAGAAAGAACAGAGACGAAGCGTATCAATAGCTCCGAGTAAGTCCCACACGCCCTGAAAGGGCAGAAAATCCTAGCCCAGGGCGTATGCGTGTTTAGGAATAAGATGAAGCCTTCTGCTCCTCGGATTAAGGAGCGGAAGGCTTCATCTTTTTTAGAGAACAGCAAAAGAATCGCTTGGGGCGGGCACTTTCCTACGAAAAAATAGGAAAATTCTTACGGATATACACGAAAATTTACAGATGATTTCTATTTTTCTCTGATTTTCTCTGAATTTCTCCGATTTTCTCTAAATTTCTCTACATATCTCGGTTTTTCTTCGTATCTTTGCAGTCGAAATTCCGCTGCCCGTAAAAAAGGTGGCGGTGTTATAATCTTTATAAAAGTATTAAAAAACGATGCAGCCCTGCCGTCCGCGATGGATAGCAGGGCTTTTTTAAAGTTACGGACCAGCGATGGAATCGCTGGGGACGGGGGCGCAAAGGGGTTAAGGCTTTTTTTACCTTTTTACCTTTTTACTTTTAAGAGATGAGCCAGCCGAGAAGGATAACGAGGAAACATCTCACCACATCTTCCCACTCGAAACATGGCAGGGGATATACCTTAATATTGCCAAATCTTCTCTCATAATTTAGTATCTTTCCCATAATTATGCACAGATTTTACGTCCTAACTTGAGGCGACTGATAAACATGTCAAAAAATCCGTATATATAAAACATTGCTGTTACTATCATTACGGTAAAGCAAGAATCAATCATATCTTTAGTTGTATACCAACTCCATTCCACGATATGAGACGCATTCACACCAAAAAAATAGCGTTAGAACGGTTTCCTTACCAAATTCTAACGCTATTAGTGTTTATCCTATCACAACCTCAATGCTCTCCATATCAGCGAACTTCAAGCCGCAATCCTTAGCAGCCTTGAAAAGCTCTTTCTCTTCAACTGCCTCGATGGCTACCTCTACCTCCTTGTCGGCAAGTTCCTTGAAATACTTCTCGGTCTTCTGCTTCTGATTGAAGAAGTACTCATTGACCTCAGCGAACTTGGCTGAATCGTCCTTGGTGTATTCGTAGCCCTCATTGGCGTGCTTCTGCTCCAACTGCTGGCACTCCTGGAGCTTGCACTGCATCTCCTCGAACTTATCGTCCTTCAAGCTCTGCTGCGCTTCCTCCACATCCTTGTCGTAGGTATCGGCTACTTGGCGCAGTGCCTTCATATTCTTCCAAACTCGCATAGCGGCATCATCACTCATTGATGAAGTCTTCAATGCCTTCAATGTTCTGTAGGCTGCAACAGCCTCGATTGTCTTAATCTTTTTCATAATTGTTTCTTTATTTTTATGTTATACAATATTCTTCTCCAGATTGCCATAGCAGAATATCTTTCCTATTAACACTGCAAAGTTAAGAAAATAATTCCGAATAGCAATGCAGGAGGAGCAAAATTTACGAATTTTAAAAATCAGCTTCCCCACGTTGGGTAATCAGTAGGTCGTAACGTGTCTGCTTTCTCGGTGAGAACGTAAACCACAAATACGTTTCTAGCACATTTATTATATTAAGAACACCTACGTTTTAATACATAATATAACTACCTCCTGGAGGAACTTGTTTCCATCCACCATCTATATTAATTTCAAAAGATAATTGACACATTTGTCCATAATAACCTCCTTCATAAATATTATCAAATCTTATATATACTTCAATATAATCTGTTCTATCACCTTCAGGAATAGTTACAGAGCCTGCACCTTGACCAGAGCTATTAGATACATAACCTCTTCCGTATGTTGTCTTATTATTACCATACTTACAAACACTTCTAAATGTACCATCACTAACTGTAAATGTAGCATCAGGAAGTTTATATATTTTAGCTTTACAAATACAAGTAGCACCAACTAATTCTCTCAACGATGAGAAATCAACAAAACCACTAGAACCACTTTTAATACTTTCCATATTAATTTGTCTAGGATAATATTTAAAACTAATAGCACCCGGAGGAGATATAAAAATTATTTTTGTATTATCATATAAAGTTGCATTACGAGTATATGCTAAAAAAGGTACAATAGTAACATCTTTATCATTACCTACATCAAAAGTTATTTCTCTACTTGCATATATAAAATCTGTTAGTTTTTCGCAATTACCAACATAATAATTTTTATAAATCTTATCAGTATTATTATATGGTGAATCATAACAAATTTGAATCCAAAAAGACCAAGCTAAATACAAATCGGTAATTATATCTTCCATAGTAACATTTGTATTATCATCCACATTTGTATTCTTATATAGAACACAATTAAATTTAGGAGTTGAAGAATAATAAACTTCAACGTTAAATAATGTAGGAATAGAAGATTGGAACATATTACTTATTGCTTTACTATTATAGTTTCTAAAATCACCTAATCTATAAGGAGAATTAGCACCACCTTTTGGAAAGTGTTTTCCTGAAGCATATACAGTATGTGAATTAGTACTTGCATCTTTATCAATACCTCTAACTCCATATACATTATCAATATAAAGTTCTTTACATGCTTCAATAGCAAAACCTTCTCCACCATAATTATAACGTAAGTTCTTATAAGTATCCATAGGTATATTCATACCACAACGAACAACACAAGTATATTTATTATATGAAGATGTTACTATTTCATCAGAGTCTTCTCTAATAGGATATTCTTTAAATTCACCTTTACAATTAATAGGTTTATACTTACTCCATATATTTATATTTTCACTCTTACAAAGAGTAGCAAGGTTATTGCTACTCTCTCCAAGAGCTCGTTTAACATCATCAATGCTAACAGGAGCACTAATAATTCCGTTTTCACTATTGTAAGACATAATCTTTATTTTTTAAATATTCAACTTCAGTTCCTTATTCTGTTACAACTTCTTTAGTAACAACTCGCTCTACTGTTACATTGAACACTTTCTCAAGTCATAACATAAATCGTTCCATACGCTTAATCTTTAGAACTTAAAACACTAGGCAAGGCAGCTCTATAAGAGCCACCCTGCGTTAATACTCACGATACTTACTCTGCTGCCTCGCTTGCCATATTAGCGGCGATAGCGGAATTAACCTCCTTAATCAATGCTGATACCTCACTGAGCTTGCTCTGCGGAACACCGCTGATGTTGTAGGTCAGCTCGCTGCCGTTGTAGCTTGCGTTCGCATTGCCGAGATAATTACCATTTGGGTCACCATAGATACTCATATTGATGCTCTCGATGTTGCCACCCGTCTTGTCAACATTGTAGGTGATTTCTACTCGATAGCCGCCCTTGGTATAAGTGGCAGTTGTCTGTTCACTCTTCTTGTTAATCTTTAAATTCTCCATTTTCTAATCTAATTTAATGAATTAATATTCTTGTTATCTAATCTCTTCTTGTTGCAGTCTTCCTTATCTCTACTCAATCGCTGAACCTCTGATTCGAGGAAGACCACCCGAGCCTTCAACCTGCTGACCTCATCGCCCACCTGCTCGATAGCACCGAATGCCGTTGCAATCAGCTTCGGAGACCAGTAGTTAATCTTGTAGTAGCCCTTCTCGTCCGTCTCCACGATGTCCTTTAAGTGAGGGTTGCACAAGACGTGCTGGGCAATCCAACCGATAGACCTTGTATTGTCCTTCTTCCAGGCAAAGCCGAACGTGCCACCCATTGCCTTGATGATGCCGAAGTAGTCCAGCTTCCGCAAATCCTGCTTCAAGCGGATGTCAGAAGATTGATAAGCGGTAACTCCACCTTTAGCAAGAATTCTATTAGGGAAGTAAGTATTCATATAAGGGTCATAATCATATATATGACCAGTAGTACTAATTGTATATCTGTCATTAGGATATTTATATTTAGTTAAAGCTAAAGCTCTAATTTTAGCAACAATACCATTACGTAAATTAGTATTATTGCTAGGATGACTAAATACTAATCTTACATAACGATATGTATCATTACCAACATTTACACCTAAAGGACCAACACAAATATCACATTTGTGTGCCAATCCAGATATTATTTTAGAAACATATTCTTTATAACCACCAGTACTACTTCCAAAGTATACTTGACATTTTATATCAACTCCATTATTTACATCAACACTTATCCAACTAAGTTCTTGATATGTTTCATCAGGAATCTTAACAGTAACTCTAAGTTGATTTTTCTTTATTTGAGCAAGTTTATCAGCATTAGTATCACCAAGCATATTATTAGACCCTAAAAAATAGTTAAATACCCTAGCGTTATCATTTACAAGATTAAATCCATTTTCTGGATTACCAGGATATGTATTCCAACTAGCACCGTTATCCATTGAATATTCTACTTGTATATTATCCTGAGGAATACCGTTAAACATATTAGTAACATTAGCAGCAATACTACCATCCCAATTTTTTACTTTAGTACCAAAAGCGTTTACGTCAGCAGTAGTAGCATTTATAGCTTTAGCTGTTATTAAACCGTTAACTGATAAATTACCAGCAATAATAGCATTGTTACTAACACTAATACTATTACAACTAATAACATCAGTAACAGTAAGACTTTTAAACGTAGCACTACCATTTTGTGTTATGTTCCAATAACTACTATTTACTTGACTACACATGTCTTGAACATAAACCCAACCAGAATTATTAGCGTTACCTATATATAAACTACCACTACATCCAATTCTAGCTCCACTATCAGGAGTTACAGTTTTAATACCTGCAAGTCTAAGCGTACCATCACTTTGTGGACTATTAGCAATAAATATAGAACCATTAGCTATACCAAGATAAATAGTTTTATCAGAATGATTATATTTAAGACCAGCCCAGTTATTCCAATCCCAAGCAGTTTCACCAAAACGAATAGCTTTACCAGTATTGAATATTACTTGACCTTCAAGAGCACTAATCCAAGCAGGACTGGCATCATTATTTAATATGATAGCTTTATTTTGACCATTACTTCTAATAATAGTAGATGAATAAATATCACCTGCAACATGAAGTTTATAAGCAGGTGAATTAGTTCCAATACCTACATTTAAATTAGTATCTATACATAATCCCTGTCCAAATCCACTATCATTTGCTCCTAATTCTAATTTTCGTCCAGACCTAGCCCCTAACCAATGAGTGTAAATATTTCTACTAGCAGCAGCATTAGAGCCTATGTCATAACTATCATCTACCTTAAAATGTATATTACCAACTTCTGATAAAGAACCACTTACATTACCAGTTCCATCAAAACTTTGACCCCAAATAGTTCTAGGAGTTTGAAGCTTGGTTGCAGAAACAGCAACGTTATTACTAACAGGACTAACTTTATCTGGTAAACTTGTAAGATTTGTACCTTTATGTTCGAAGACAAGAATACCATTATTACCTTTTAATGTTATTCCATAAGAACCTTGATTCCAAGCTCCTGATTCATAATATACATCATAATAATTATAGTTAGATGATTGTACTGTAGGTAAAACCCAAAGATTACAAGTTCTACCACTTACAACTTTCTTTATTATTGATATTGAAGTGCCTCCATTATTATAAGGATGTTTGCCTGTAGAAATTCTAATTTCTATTTTAGCACTATGATAACGTGTTCTAATATCTATTTCACAATCAAGTGTAGAATTACCATTTGAATTTGCTATTCTAAACAAATGAATATACTTATAAGGGGCAGTTCCTGATGTGTAAATTCCATGTCTACCTACTATTTTAGTAAAAGCAGATGCATGTTCACCATCTACAGTATCAGCATTTCCAGCACTACTAGCATAATTAACACTAATGTTCGATATGCTTTTGGTAGTTCCACCAACTGTTATACTAATTCCCTTATCAGAATTAGATAAAGCAGTAAGAAGTCCGTTAGCATGAACACCATCTAATTTATCAGAATTACCTACAGTAACATTAGCAGGGTTTATGTCTCTAAGAGCTGAACCATCTGATTCCCAAGCAACTAAATGTGAAGTAGAAGTTAGTACACCTGCCCAAGTAACATGAACACCATCAACCTTGTCTGCATTTCCTGCACTTGTAGCATAAGCACAACTTCCACTAGAAGTAATATAACCAGTATCATTAGTAAGTTGACTTACTTTTGTAGGTATTTCACTCTTCTTAGCGTAATCTGCTAAACTTTGATGAGAAGTAAGATACGTTCCTAAATCTACAGCAGTTCCACCAGTAGCTGCAATAGTTTTAGTAACACCGTTAATCTTAACACTATGTGTATGACTAGTTGCCGACTTACCACTAAGAAGTGAATCTACACTACTTTTGGTATAATAGTTAGCAAGACTTTGGTGAGAAGTTAAAAATGTAGCACCTTTAGTAAATGTAATACCCTTTCCGCTTTTAGATACAGACGTGATAGCATTCCCACTTCCACTTACAGATATTGCATTAACGTAACCATCAAGTGACTGATGACTAGTTAAGAACGTACTACCTTTAACTACGCTGATAGTAGTACCATTCTTGGTGACAGACGTAACCGCATTACCGCTACCGCTGACAGAAATAGCAGTAGCACTACCACCTTCCAAGCTGGAGATACGAGAATCAAGAGCCTTGATGGAGTAGGCAGAGGCAATCTCACTCAGCGATTCTGATGTAAGCTTCAAGGCATTTGAATAACTCTTCACACTGCCGTTCAAGCCGCCACCACTGGATGATGATGTCCCAACACCATAGGCAGAAACACCACCACTAGTATAGAGGTTTGCCACCTCGTTAGTCGTAGTGTTCGTAATCTTCAACGCCTTATTGGTTGCATCATACTCCATCTTTATGTTGCCGATGGAGATGTACTTTCCGTCAGGCACGATGATACTTCCGTTAATATCGGCAGTACCGTTAAACGAGTTACCCCAAAGCTTGTGAGTATTCGTGAGCTGGAGAGCCTTTTTCGCTGAACCGCTTGTAAAGTAGCCCTGCAAGGTGGTGATACTCGTCTTGTTGGTGGATATGCCCGAAGCGTTCACCCCTTCTGCCTTTTTCGCTCTTGTTACCTCGTCAGATATAGACTTATTGATTCCATCAACGATACCACTTAAAGTGTCTGTCTGCGCAATATTGGCGAGGAAGCTCACCACCTCGTTCCACTTATTGATAATTCCGTCCGCAGTCTCCTCGTCAGTAGTCATAAGGGCGTACCAGTCATAGGCACTATTCCAATGACTTACCTTAGTGGATGAAATGCCGTCCAATACAGACTTATTGCTATGAGTATGCTTTGCTGATACCGCACCATCCCAAGCCGTCTGCTTTGTTGTTGTTGGGATGGAGTAACCAGAAGCAAGACTAATAGCAAACGTACCGCTTGTTGTGATGGTCTTAGTTGCGCACGTCAAACCAGTAGGAAGGGTAAGAGCTACAGATGTAACAGTACCCTTATTGGTAGTATAGCCCTTTGCATCAATCTCCGCTTTGGTATAATAGCTTGCGAGAGACTGATGAGCAGTCAGATACCCTTTATCATTGGTAAGCTGGCTTACCTTCGTGATGCGGTCAGTGATTTCTGTCCACTTATGGGTATGCGCACTAGGTGTGAATGTTGATGGCTTACCCGTGATGTTATTCCAAGAGAGATTAAGACCGCCAAGTTCTGTGGCTATGTTGTCAATTCGGCTGCTGAGAGCCTTGATAGCATAGGCATTCGGAATACTAGTCAAGTCTGCATCCGTATAGCTTCCTTCTAAGATTCTCGCATAGCTGATTACGCTTGCAATCAAGCCGCCACCACCCGTGGTAGATGCTCCTGCTCCGTATGCGGTAATACCACCTGTGGTATAGAGATTACCATCAATCTTGATAGCCTTGTTTGTGGAATCATACGTGAGCTTAATGCCATGGAAGGAGATTGCGCCCTCGAAGGTAGCATCGCCCGATACACCAAGTTTAGAGAATGGTGCGTTTGGCTTCAATGATACAAGGTCGGCAACGCTCGTTCCTGCACTTCCTTCCTTCCAAGTTGGTTCAAAGAAGGTGAGGTATGCGCCCAAGTTTTTTTCGCTGATAATGAAAGATGTTGGGTCAGCGTGAACCTTACCATCCGTTCCCCACCAGATTGCGCCATTAGCCATATAGCCGGAACCATCAAAACGGACGAGAGAGGTAGCTGCCTGTTTTGAATAATCTTCCTTCTTATCGAAGCCAACCACCTCACCATCGTTCATATATCCACCCCACCAGGTAGCAATGCCGTTTCCTTTCGCCGTCTTGTCAATAACACCATTAATTCCACTCTCCACCCGCTTGGTCTCAGGGTCACGCAGGGCGATGAGATTGGTAAGAATCAATCCGCCATTGATTTCCGTCTCCACACCATCGGCAAGCACTTTTTTCAGATATTGATAGGTAGCCACGTCACCGATAACTACACCGAGGTCGCCATATATCTTCCTAGTGATATATGCGTTTGCCAAACCCAGCTTGTCATAGAAGGCAGAATATGCGCTTTGGAAGTTGGTGAACTTCGTTCCCACGGCTGAGACGATAGTAGCCTTGCCGTTGGTATCAGCCTTATTGTAATTTTTAGATATATCTGAGAGATACGTAACGAGTTCCGTCTTGGCTGTAGTGAGTGTTGCAAAAGCAGTTTTGAGGTCAGTGAGTTCCTTGGTGTTCTTCAGTACCTCTGCTTCCTTCACTTCATTGTATGACTTCTGCGCAGCCGCAAAATCATCTTCAAGTCGCTTAGAATCCTGCGCCATTGCCGCAATCTCGGAAGGCTCTAGGTAGCCATCGGTAACATAATTATCGAATTCCTTCTTATTATCAGTGACCGTCTTTCCGAGTTCCGTAATATCCCTCTGTGCGGTCTGTGCCGCCTTCTGAGCATCTTCTGCTGCCTTTTTGGCTGCGTTGGCAACGGTATCATCGGTGTATTTAGATGCTTTAATCCAATCACCGATGGCGAACTGAGAACCTGCCGCTTTGTTGGTCTGACAGCGCAATACCTCATTCTTGTAGGTACTGCCGTCAGAAGGATAAGTGGCATTAACCCATATATCGCCAACCTGATAAGGTGTCGTAGGCTGAACGCTGAACACCTTCATTTTCCCGTTTGCGGTCTCCTGTGCCATTCTTGCATCGGAAAGGGCTTTGGCGATGTCGGTATCTGTAATGATAGTCCACTTATAGGTGTTGCTATCCTTGGCAAAGCGGTATGCCTTGCCCGTCTTGTTGTTGTAGTAAAGGTCGCCAAGATGGATTTCTTTATCCTTATCGGTCTTCCAACTGATGGCTGGGGCATTCTCCAAGGTAGGCACACCATCATAGAACCACGTTTCGATAGCACCATCCACCTGATTCTGCAATTCGGCAATCTTATTGAAATACTGAGACAATTCCTTGCCATCCACAGTGGATTTAGCGGAAATCTTACCCTTAACAGACAGTTGCTTAGTGCTGCTATCATATCTAATATAAGAGCTGCCCTCATAGCCATTCTCCTTTGTAGGTCTATCGCCAACATACATATCACCATAGACGTTGAAGAATGCCTTGTTAGTCTGCTTATTCACACCATATTCCACATACTCCCTATTGGCAAAGGAATAGCTGTTGATGCCGTGATAGAGGCTGATGGAGGGCGAATAGGTATCTACCGCCGAGAAGATAAGGCAGTTCTGACGTTCTACATCGGTTCTGTTACCGCACTGGTTGAGCACATCACCTTTCGCAGGAACATCGCTTGCCGTAGCGCAATCGGTATCAGAGAGGTCGATGTAATAATATTTCTTTCCTTCCAACTCTACAGGTTCCTCGTCACGACCGATTACCAATCGCCAATAGAAGTGATTGCCAGCCTTGTGATAAGTGCCCTTGCGAACATTGAATGATTCCGAGCGCACTTGGTCGTTAATCGCGAAGTCGTTATCTACCGCATCACCATCCTGCTCTGCTAAGAAATAGCAACGATAAGCCTTCTGTGACACATTATTGTATGTCACAGTAACTTCTTCTACCTTATGAGCCACCACGCCACCAGCAGGAGAGATTATCTCCTTACCACCGATGGTGGATGTTTTATTAATGACCAGCTCCTCGAAGATAGCCTTCATTCTTACCTCCAAGTAATCTGTGTTGAGGTGCGAACGACCTTCTGCATCTGTAGTCCACGAGCCTCCGTTCTCATTGTTGGAGTTACCGATAAGCAATCCACTAAAGAACTTCTGCACCTTCTCCCATGTGATTGTGCCATAGGCCGTATCATCCTTATCCTTGGCAAGGAAATGCTTCACCCCAAACTGACCGAGATACTGAGGGGTAACAACGGTATCATTGCTTGTTTCCAGGGTGCCGTTACTGTCAGCAACGCCCTTCAGTTCATGCCCACCTAAGAAAAGACTGGTTACGCGAGCTACCTTTGCCGACAATTCATTAAAGGTTGCATTCAGAATTTCCTTGAGGAAGGTGATGGTATCTGATACGGAATTATACCGCCACCATGCGCCTTCACCACCGCTGGCTATTGCCTCGTCGGTAGCCAATTTGCCGCATTCAAAATGCTGTTCCCATTCTCGCTTTCTGGTATTGTCGGCATCGGTCTTTACAGCAGATATGATACCGCCTGTAAAGATATAGTAATAAGCCTCGTTACCTATCTGCACACCTTCAGTTCCGGAAGATGGAATAGTCTTACCGTATATATCTATCTTCTCACCAGGGAACACGACGGTAGCCTGGTTATTATCGGTGGTAGACTGTCGGGGAATGGCGATATACACATACTTCCGTGCGCTATCGGGGAAGATAGAAGGGTAGGCAGCAAGCGTCCAACGCTGATAGTTGTGACCGGCATCATAGCCCAAGCCTGGCACATCGCTCATATAGCAGAGGACCGAAGCGCCCGATACTACACTACACTGGATGTAGTCAGGCTCTCCCATCGAATTTAGCTGGATATAGAGCGCAGTGCTCGAGATCCAATAATTTGTATTTTTTGCTTCTGTTGCCATTTTCTTGTTTGGATTTTTATTTATTTATAAGGCAAAGATAAAGGTTTTCGCTTTTTTAGTGGGGACAAAAAATGTTGAATGGGATTTTAAAATGTTGAGTGTTGAATGTTGAATGTTGAATGTTGAATGTTGAATGTTGAATGTTGAATGTTGAATGTTGAATGTTGAATGTTGAATTAGCCTAACGGACTCAACGGCGCTAGCCTAATTCAACATTCAACATTCAACACTCAACATTAAATAAATGGGTTGCCATTGATACCAAGCTTTGCGGTAAAGGAAACGGAGTACATATTCTTGTTGGTTTCGTCCTTGATGGTTATCTCGTCTTCAAGACTGATAGTGCAAGGAAGCCAGGCATCATTGGCTTTCAGCCATACGTGCTCAGACATCAGGAACTCATGGAGATACCACTGCTGCCATGCCTTGGTGAGCGGGTCACTCTGATAGAGCCAACTTTCACGATCATTCTGCTTCTGAATAGCAGCACGGGAGAACTCATTGAAAGTTTCCTGAATAGCTTTCGTATATTGCGTACTCTCTACACTCATCTTCTGAGAATAGGATTTCGGAACACTGATGCTCTCCAGGCAACCGAAGCGGTTAATGAAACGGAAGGTGGTACGGTCTTCAGCTTCAGAGGACGGTAGAGCATAGATAGGGTGCCCCTGAATGCTCTGCGCACCTTCCTTCGAGATTTCCTGCTCCCTAGATACAGGGGCGGTCAGTGAGCTGCTGGTAGCTAAGTTCTGCCCTGCGCTATAGGAGACAGGATAAACAAAGCTCTCGCCTACAACGGCTATTTCGTGGGTATCAGTCGGTTTGCAGGAGAGAAGGGTGACAGCCTTCGTTACGCCCGATTTCAATCGTTCTATATCGCTGAAGGCTCCGGCTATGCAGCGAAGGTTGGTTTCACCTTTATTCTTCGAGCCATCAGCTGGATAATAGACCTCGCCTACACCGGTATGCACCTCGCCGTTGTTATCCATATACTCATCGTAGGCTTTGATATACCAGCTTACTATCGGATAGGTAGATGGAGTAGCAGTATACTTATAGCTATCCAGCGTAATGCGGAGAGCAGAGGATATATCGAGCGATACATCTCTTTCCTCGGTAGTAACGGGGATCGTTAGCTTATTGGTTTCGTAACTGCCCGTACCATCATCAAAATGCACTTCTACAATAACCCGATGGAAAGATGGGTTCGTAGCCACGGAAGGGGTGATAGTAAAGGTTATCGGGTTTCCTGCAAAGACAGAACCCGATGTGAGATTGATTTTCTGTGCCATAGTTATTTAGTGTTGAGTGTTGAATGTTGAATGTTGACTTTCTGCTCGGTGAGCGCAATTACATCAGAAACGAACTTGCAGTCTTTTGCTTCTTCCGGGGTAATCTTGATATGGAACATCATTTCCACCTGCTGGATCATATCGAGGAAATCAATAGACTCCAGTTCTACCTCGTCACGGAGATTAGAGTGCTCTGTTACCTCGTGTTTTACCCATTCAGTTTTCACGCTGTTCACGATGGTAATAATGCGAGATGTTATTTCTTCTTTTTTCATAACTATGCTTTTGAGATAATAAAGGATGAATTGGTACCTCCAAAGCCAAAGGCATTACAGAGGATATGATGAGGGGAATAATACTTAGGGCGCATCACCAGGTTCAATTTCGGGAAGGCGTTCTCCTCGGTAGTGGCTGCATGGAACAGACGGCCATAAGTGAACATGATTACGGCTTGCACAGCTTGTGATACGCCTGCCATCCAACACTCGTGACCCGTCATACCTTTTGTAGCTACTACGTTCGGACAGATAGGGAAAATTCTCTCTATTGCCTTTGCCTCGGCTTCATCGCCCATCGGTGTGCCGGTAGCATGAGCAAGAACTACGTCTATCATACCTTCGTCCAAACCTGCGTTCTCGATAGCTTTCAGCATCGACACTTCTTCCTGATAGCTATCAGGGGTCGTGATGGATTTGCCGTTTGATGAAAAACCATAACCGGAAAGGGAAGCGAAGGAAGGCACCTTCTCTTCTTTCAATCGAAGACTATCCGATGATTCGAGGATGATGCAGGCTGCGCCACCAGATGGTGCCAATCCGTTTCTATTCTTGCCAAACGGCTGCACCTTATCGGGTGAGAAGACACCGAGGGCATCGAAAGCCTCCATACAATAATTACTTGTTGTTTCCTGCGCACCAATCACAATTACCATTTCAGTCTGTTTGCTATCGAGCAACATTTTTGCCAGTCCGATGGCGTGGCCACCTCCTGCACAGGCTGCGCTTACGGTAAGCGATAAACCATGAATATGAAGGATGGATGCCAGGTTCATGCTGATGGTGGAATTAAGTGAACGGAACAGGGTTGTTACCGGAAGCCTACGATTAGAAATGTTCTTTTTTACGTGAGAGACCACAACTTTGCTTTCATAACATTCTGAGTCGTTACTTACGATAAGTGAAACATTATGGTTTTCAAGAAACTCCTTACTGACCTTTGCTTTCTTCAGCGCCTCGAATACCGCATCGAGCACATAAAAACCATGTGCAGGCATACATTCGTATTGCGCATGGGTAAGTATATCCAGACACTCTGCTTTCCAACTAGGCACATTGCCAGATAAATCGGAATTGTATTTATCGCGGCATTCGTCGTGATGCAATCCGCATTTTCCCTTGTAGAGGTTCATGGCAACTTCTCTTGTATTTCTACCCATGGCAGAAATAATACCGGTTCCGGTAATCAATATCTTTTTATCCATTTTACTATTCTTTTTATGTTATAAAACATATTTTCTATTTAAAAGCTTTTGCCCTTACAGGGCGTACACCGTTAACTCAACCTCGCCCATTCCCGTCTTGGCATCGATGGTGGTATTCACCTTGTCTATGAGGCATTTCATACCGCCTATGTTCCACCATTCCTGCCAGTGGTTCGGTATATCGGCCACTTGCGCTACGGTAGTGGTACATCTCACCATAAACTTCTTTCTATTTAAGAGGAAATAGGCGTAGGGGAGGACGAAGGTATCAAAGAGACCACGGGAGCGAATCTTCTTAACTACCTTACCGTTTTTATCTACTTCATCTTTATCACAAAGTACTACATTTTGATACTTCGGATCACTTAACCACGATGGTTCCTTGAAAGCACGTATCTTGAGCGAGAATTTTTCACCTTCGCCCGTTCCTTCCTGAATACCATTATAGTCAAATTCATTGCCCATCATATCCAGTGAATCGCATGCCAGGGCATACTTACCAGATACGGTACGCCATTTGGACGTTCCGAAGTGGTCGTAATTATAATCGTAAGACTGGCGGGTAGCATCGCTACCACCACCTCGCATCAAAGCAACCGCATATCCCCAGCGTGAATCATCCTGCAACGGAGAATTGCCATCATCGGTGCTCGACGGGTCGTAGCTTTCTACAAGTGATAGTGTCTGCTGCATGTAGAAATCACAGAAAGCAGTAGAGATAGTCTGATTGATAATCTGCTCCACAAACTCATGCTCCATATCCTCATCTACATAAGCACAGAGGATAGGCTGACTATCGGCGATGGTTACACCATATTTCTTGCCGTTGTAGGAGTCGATTGCCTCGTGAGAGCCATAGGCAGCTTCTATCTCCTTGAAATAGTTCACATCATTGAACGGAACAGGAGTAAAATCTACCGAAATATCGTGAATGAAATCTTCGTTCTCATCGCTGCAATCTCCATATTCTACACCCTTAAACTGACCTACCTCAAAGAGTACCGGTTTCAAGTCGGCTGTCGTGGTTGCATCGCCATTTACCTTTACTCGGTAAGCATTGCCCGTCTTGCGGTCGATATAACAATGCTTATCTCCACTACTCAGATTATGGAAGAAATCGATGTAGTCGAGATTATAGACGGTGGAGTTATCGCCACTATCTGGCGCAGGGTAATCGATGTAATCATAATCGGTAGAATAACCCATGTTCTTGTTTCTACGGCTATCGAGTACATTCTGCCGCTGATCTTTTGCATCACCTTCTTCAGAATAGCGCATACGCACACCTGTAATCTTCTCGGTCATCGGGACCATGGAGTGGATGTTGGCATGAAACGTTCTTGCCTCATTACCGCTCTTGCGCAGTACATCACGAGTAAGGTAAGCTGTTACCTTCTTCTGTTCATAATCATACGAGAACTTGATACCGAAGGCGCTTTCAAGAGAGGAGATTACGGTGCTTACACTCTCATCAGGGAAATTGCCGCTGTTGGCTACCATATTGAGCACGTTTGCCTGAACATTGAACTTGCTGATTTTTGCCTCGATGCTAATACTGGTAACTTTGCCGCCATCATCACGAACCTCACCAACCTGTATATGCTCGGTGGTGCCTTCAGGTGTGTGGAGTGTTAATTCCTGTACGTCCTTATTCTCTGCCTTTACGATATTAATCTTTCCACCGCAACCACGGCTTTCCAGCCATGAATTGATATGCTCCTGGCTTTTGAAATAACCCGTCTTGATTTCGCCAGCTTTCTTCTTCTTGGCGATGACTTCGGCATCGTCTTTTCGGTAATAAGTACCATGGTGAGGGTGAAGATTAGGTTGTTTTGCGCCTGTAGGATCGTCCTCGTCATACTGGTAGCTGACGGTATCGTAGCTGCATACGGTCGTGAAGAAGCAGAGATGCTTCAAATCCTCTATCTGCATTAAGGCTCGCTTATCGAAAGTTACACCCAGATAGTCAAAGAGGCAATCGAGGAAATAAAGCACATAGAAGCAGATACCCGACTGCGGACGTTTGGCATCCAATACCCAATAAGGATAAAGGTCTTCATTCGTCCAGGTACAGTCTTTCGTACTAATAACACTGCTCGCCGTCTTCTTGTCATCATCAAGACCATGATGTTTGTAACAGATACGGGCGTTGCAGTAAGCGGCTGCCCTGCCCGCGCCATCGGTTTCGCCATAGGCAGCAGCGGTGTTTATATAGTTACCGTTATTTGCGATGGTAGGCTCATTTACTGTATGGTTCTGCGGATAGGAACGCTCTGAGAGCTTATACGCATCACCTTTATAATGCTGGGTAGATGTGCTTGTATATTCCTTACAACTGGCAGGATAAGAGAAACCGAGTGCTTGCGGTTCGAGAACCTTGCTTACGCTTACGTGGGCGGCTCTGATTTCGTGGTTTTCCGTCTTATCATCCTTATGTTTACCTCCGGTAACAAAAACATTTACCTTTACCACAGGGTCGCTCTCTATATCCACCCTCACATTGCCGATTTTTTCACCGATGATAATCTGGTCCTTGACCGGAACATCACGACACTGCAGGTCGCTGATAAGCTCGCTGAAACTCTGGGTGCTGGCATCGATATTCATGCTGAGTGAATCGGTTATCTCCTCGTCATCCTGCATGACCAAGGTACCGCTGCGGAATGGCAGTCCGTCGGCATGAATGCGGGTAGGCAGATGCTCCATGTTTACGGCTTTTACCGCTGCATGCACGTCTTCTATATTCTTTACCAGCCATCGATTGCCGTCCAGCGGAATAGAAAAAGGATAGGAGAACATTTCCGTATCATTGAACACGGGGTTCTGGTCCTCTATATCTATAGAGAAATCATCGGGGAGCGCTACCGGCTTGTCGTTTATCAATATAGTAAGATGTGAGTTCATTTTCTGATTTCAATTTTTGCGTTATCGTACAAATCTATGAGTCGATTAGTGAAGGTATCGATGGTTGCCGTACCAAAGGCATTGATTTTCTGGTGCCCATGGTCGTGAAGGGTGCCATCGGTGATAAAGACTACACTCTGGTCGTAGCTTTCTGCCTCGCTGCCAGTTACCAGGTGGGCATAGTTCCTGGCGATACCGTAACCTGCCTTGATGGTAGCCTTGCTGCCATCCAATAGCTCTACTTTGCAGCCTTCATTCATTACGAGGGCGGTAGCCGCATTATGGAGGATAACGTGTGCCTTGCCTAAGACGTATATCTTTCGGGAGGAGTAGAGGTGGATTTCCTCGTCTGTATCGCCTACGAGGACGGTACCGGTGGGCGAATCTTCATTATAGAAAATACCGCCCTTGTTAATATCTGACTTAAACTCCGGATATACGGCTTTGAAGGCATCGATTACCTGCTGCGGTACCTCGGTGATTAAGCCATGCCAGTATTTACGCCATGCCTCGCACATATCCGGAATGCTCTGTGTGCTTTTGAAAGCATGCTGTGATTCCTGGCAGTTGCCGCTCTGGGCGAGGATATTGACGCAAAGGGTCTTGAAACGCTGCGTGCGCTGTTCTGGGGTTTCTTTATTCTTTGCCATATTGCTTTTCTTCTTTGTTTATAGGGCAAAGATAGGAGGTTTTTTATTATTAGGGGGGACATAAAAATGTTGAATGTTGAGTGTTGAATGTTAAATTAGCCTAGCGGACGCAAGGGCGTATGCCTAATTCAACATTCAACACTCAACATTCAACATTACGCATAGCGCTACGCTTCGGGATCCTCTTTGGCTTCTTCTATAGTTTTGGTGAGAATAGCTTCATAGCCGGAAAGCTCCTCTTCGGTCACGATGTCAGAGAAATCCTGGCGAAGTTTGTCTATGCGCTCCTTGATACCTTTCACTCTCGTCTGGGTAGATGGCTTATCCTTACGAAGGATATACTTGATGAGAGCATCGGCTTCTGCTTTGTGCTTGGCGGCTGCATCGCGTGCTGCCTTTACTTCCGGACGGTCGTTGGCAATTTTCTCGGCTACCTGCTCGGCAAAACGAGGGTCGCGGGATTGTGCCTTCTCATAGAATGGCTTAAACTGGGTACGGAGGGTCTGAGGGTCCACGGTAAAGGTTTTCTTTACGTAGGCGATATACTCAGGGTCTCCGGTCTTCTCGCTCAGTCGCAGATAGCATTCGCCCATCTCTCTATCTACTGCCTTGAAGATTTCCGGAAGAATATCGCTTTCGATTTCTACGGCTCTTGTGGCGAGAGCGGCAATCTCATCCTCGGTGTAGACGGCACTTTTGCCTTGAGAGATGGCTTTCTCGTTGGCTTCAGCCCTGGTCTTAGCCTGTTCTGCCTTGCTTGCCATTTCGCTACGGAGGTCACGCACGGTGTTCACCTGCTCCTGAAGGGCAGTAGAGAGGAACGGACGCAGCTGCATTAGGTTGGGCATGGTGGCAGCGATACTTTCGCCGTTAGGGTTGGCTACGATACCGTTGTAAGTGAGTGGCTGCAGGGTGGTGTCCGGTTTCAGGCTAGGGAAGAGAGACTGCTTCGCCTCTTCCAGGGCTTTCTTTTTCTGAAGTTCGGCATACTCAGCCTGTTCCTGCTTGGTAGGTCGGCCAACACGTCGCTTGTCGGTAGCAGATGATGCAGCGTTGGCTTGAGAGTTGCTGTAGCTGTTGAGATAGGCTATCATCTGTCGGGTACGGCGATGGTAATCTTTAAACTTACGTGAGTTCTCAATAAATGAGCGTGCGTTACTTGCACCTTCCAGTAGAGACAATCCCTGCTCATAGGCATCCTTCTGCTCCTGGGTAAGCATTCTTGCGCCGATAGCTGGCTTCAAAATGCTGATGATTTCCTGTAAAGATAAATTTTCCATAAATCCTTTTTGTTGTTATTTATTTGAAAATTAAGAATATTTTTTGCCTGTTTTTGGCTTAATTCCCGATTAAACGTCAAATTAAGCGGTTTTGAAGACGCTTGATATGACATTAAAACGGAAATAAGCCTTAGCACAGGATAGGAGTGACGAAGATACGAGAACCTTTTTGGTTGTTGTCGTAACCTTCGCTGCCGCCCTTGTCATTCGATGATGAAGCGCTAGAGGCGTTACTCGTCGATGATGAAGGGGTGCTGCCTTCTGATGCGTTTTCCGCTTTGGCTGCATCGAGTTTGGCTTGCTTCTCGGCTTCCTCTTTCTTCAGCAACCGATGAATGCTTTCCCTTACGGTGATGGCATCGTTATGCGCCGTGGATCGGGTCAACTTATCAAAGTTGATAACTGATGTACGCTCCTTGAGATAGGCGGCTACAAGCTGACGTGCCTTCTTCAGCATCTTATCGTTCTCATCGGCTTGCAGGAGACGAGGAATGAAATCTTCGCCAAAAGCTTCTTCCAGATACTCGCTCTGAATGAAAAGCATATCTGGGATGAGACGGACGAACTTATCTCTGTTGCCGTAAATATCGAGATACGGCTGCAAAGACTCGCAGGTAGGGAAAAGCAAATCCCGATGATAGTAGTAGTACTTGCTCTCCTGCCAAAGGGTTACGATTTCCTCTATCGCTTCATGCCGTTTCTTCTCGGTTTCGGTTGCATCATCTTTGTCACTATCGGGTCCTTCATCTGTTCCTTCGGATGAGGAACCCTGGTTACTGCCATCTGAAGGGGTACTACCTTCTGCACCATCGCCCGCTGCATCGATAGGCATAGGGGTATTCAGGTTCTTTGCCCATCCCTCCAAGAGGGAAAGCAGGTTATTGAGCGAGGTCATAGCCGACTGGCGATAGCTTTCCTTGCCCTGCGCTATCTGCTTGTCGGTGGCTACGGCATAGTCGTTGCTGGAAGCTACGTTGATGCCGGAGCCATTCACAGAAAGTGCTTGCTTTTCGATGTTCTGCGCCATCGCATCGTTTACGATCATGCGCTGGGCATAAAGCAGAAGCTCGCTCCATGGGTCGTTGACGTAGGTACCATCACCGACAGCATCGCAGAAGACTGAGGGTTCTATGCTCGCATACTGCTTGCAGAGGCGGTCGTATAGGGATGCTCCCAGGCGAGGCTTCAAGAAGTCCTTTTCGCTGTTGTCGAGCATACCCTGCAGGTTGGCTACATCGTCCACGGCATTGCTGGGGAGGTGGAGCCTGAGTTCTTGATTTGATGAGAGTATCATTTTCTTTTTGCTTTTAGGTTATTATATATGGACCAGCGATAGAATCGCTGGGAACGGAGGCGAGTTAAGAGGCTTCCTGTTTCGCCACTCCGGTCTTCGAGTTATCGAGGGTAGTTAATACCTCTCGGTCTATCCACCATACCAGGTGTTCATCCCAATCGTTGAATCGGCTCAAAACTTCAAGCGGGCGTATCATTAACTGCTGCAAGGGGGCAAACTGAATCTGCTTGACCAGGAAACGCTCTCTCAGGTCAGTACCGCCCGATGATGCCGTATCGCCAGGGGTATTACCGATGAGCTTTGCATCAAGACCCATGGCAAAGAAGATGATGCTGCTTATTTCCTGTAACTCGGTCTTGTCGGCATTTGCCTGATCATTTGCCTTAGTTTCAATTTCCACGATTTCCCAAGCCTTGTGCTCCTTCCCGTCGCTGCCCGTGAAAGCAGAGGAGATGAGCGCCTGACCTGCGTTATCGGGGTTAGAGAGCCAGGTATTGATAGAGGTAAAGATTTCGTTCTGAATCTCACCCTGGGTTTTCTTTTTCTTCTCGCCCTGCTGCTGATAGAGCCTGCTGATATAGTCCTGATGGATATAGATAACTCTACCGATGATGTTGCTGTTGCGCTTTCGGGTGAGGCGGTCATCGACGATAGTGAAGGCGTATTCAAAAATGCTACCGGCAAAGATGGAGTGCCAAAGGGCATCGGCATAATACGGACCACCGAAATCTCTTGGCGACATGATGAAGCGGGTAGGGCGTTTCTTGCGGCTTACGTTCTTCTGACGTGCCTCGCGTATCTTGCGCTGCAAATCCTTTACGGCTGAGGTGGTAGGAAGATAGGGGATAGCGGCTATCTTGCGGTCTTCCTCTTTCTGTACACCGACGTATTGGGTAGGGTCGAGCCATTGGTTGCTGACGTAGGCATAGTTTATGCGGTAGTTCTCGTCCATACGCTCCAGTCGGGTAGTAAAGATGCTGCGGTGCTTCAGACCGATCACCTTCGGGGTCCATTGAGCGGTAGGAACAGCCTTGCCGTTTTCGTCGAGGGAACGCTGATTGAGCTGAAGTTCTACAAAGCATTGCGACATCAGAGCCATATCTCCTGCCAGGTCGAGGAAGGTCTGCATCAGGTCGTTGTTCTCTATGAAATCACGAAGCTGGGCTTGGGTTTCTTCCCATTTGTGAAGTGCTTCTTTCAGAGATTTCATCTCCTCGCTATCCTCTTCATCAGAGGATAAGACCTGCAATTGAACCGCAGAGAACGGTGACTCTTCCTGCTGAGACTGCCCGTTCTGGCTCTGCTGCTCGTTCTGTCGCTTGGCTTCGGCGGCTGCCTCTTCCTTGGCTTTGAGGTCGGCTATCTGACCGCGAAGCAGGACCCCTGCACTCTCGTAGGGGATATACTTCTCTGTGATGTTGCCGCCTACATACTGGGTGTAGTGATACTTAGGCGCGGGACCACGGCCAACCAGTATCTTCTTGATATAATCAACTCCTGCTGCCGTAAAAGGTGACATGCGGGAGAGCATCCAGATAAGGTTTGGAAGTCGGTTGGCTATACCCCATTCCATAAAGCCTAAGCCTTCGGTACCTACGCCTTTTGGTTTGCCCAGGTTCTCGCCGCCACTCGATGCAAAGATAGTGGAGACTTGCTGTCGTGCTGCAGAACCGCTTGCGTCGCCACCGCTTGCCGACATACCGGCTGTGGTCAGGAGCATGCTGTGAACGTAGTCGTTCCAGGAGAAGACTTTACCGCCACCATTCTTAAGCGGCGTAAAGGCATCCGGGCGAACGGCTATATAGCCTGCATCTTTCAGTTCCTCACTACGCTGTTGGAGCTGCTGCAGGGTGGTTACTTTGTTTCTGTTTTTGCTTGCCATTTTTTTTGCGTTTCTTTTATATGTTATCCTGAATGTGATAGAAGAGAGAAGGGCGGCGATATACGCACACCCGCTTTTCTCTTGTTTCTGAGTGTAAAGTTAAGGCTTTTTATGGTTTTAGCAGGGACAAAGAGGGGGAGGGGACCAGCGATAGAATCGCTGGGAACGGAGGCTTTTAAAAAAGTGTAGAGATGCCTTTATATCTATCATTTATTCCTCCTCATTTTTTCCATTTCCTCATTCTCTTTCGACAACCTTTCGAGGTGTTCGAGAACTAGGGAGTAGGATTGGGCGTTGACCTGATCTTCTGTTAGGCCGGCATACTTCTGCATGGTGGCGGTGGTGGCGGTGTAGATTTCCATCGGGGTTTGCGGCTTTTTATTATCTACCTTCTGCACCTTAAAAACGTGAGGGTAGCGATGGGCTAGGGTGTGCATGATGCCGCTCCACCAGAAGAGGATGACCTGCCAGTTTGCTTCCGGGTATTTGGCGAAATAACCTGCGTTCTCGGTGAACTGCTTCGACTCATAATGAAAATCGTATTTCGTGATACCGGTTGTTGCGTCGACGTACTGGGTGGTGGTGTTGAAGATGGTGGCTAGGAACATGTTTCTGGCGCTGGCTACACTCTGAGCTTGCATCTGAAGTTGCTCCTCGGTGAACTTATTCATCTGCTTCATCTTTACCAGGTTATTGCTTAACTTGGTGTAAGTCTGCATCATATCGCTAGCAAAACGGTATTGCTGCCAGGAGAAGCCATCGAGGTCGGTACTCGGACCTCGGAAGGCTTTGGCACGACGATACCACTTGGCTTTCTGCCCGATAATCGGATAGGGGAAGCGGGTGAGGAAATTGCCGCTATCTGCATCCAGCCAGTCGAGAAGACCTGCGCCTTGAGCGATGTACTCAGGGGAGGTCTTATCATCGGTCTTGGCTTTCGGGGAGAGCCAATAGTTGAGCTGCCAGAGGTAGAGGGGGAAATGGCTAGCCGACTGGGGACCAGCGATAGAATCGCTGGGAACGGGGGCACAGAGGGAGAGGAGCTTCTTCAGGAGGCTCTTCTTCTGCGGCTCTATGCTTACCAGGTAATGTTGCTCATTGAGGGGCAGACGAGGGTCGGGATAGGCATTGATGCTTATCCCGGCAAAAAGAAAGAAGACGGCTATTTTCACCTTCTGCATATCGAAAGGGTGATAGCGGTCTGCCTTGGCTATCTGCTCCTGCATGATGAGGGCAATCTGCTCCAACTGGGAAGGGGTGCATTGGTTCCAGCCCTTCGGAATTGTAAGATTTATTTGTTCTTGCATATTCTTATTTTTTAAAGGTAAAAAAGCTTTTGCCCTTACAGGGCGACATAAACCACATTCCATATACCCAGGGTGTTGCCCTGGGCTAGGAGCTTCTGCCCTTTCAGGGCGTGCTATTGGACCAGCGTTGGAAACGCTGGGAACGGAGGCTAAAGGGGGTAAAGTTCTTTTTACCTTTTTACTTTTTTACCTTTAGAACGGCAGGTCGCTGTTAGGATCATCGTAACCTGGCATTGATGAATAATCATTGCCTCCATCTGCTGGCGGGACATAGGCAGTAGCGTTGCCGACGGCTCCGTAGGGCTGCTGTGGGTACGTATACTGCTGGGCGGTAGGCTGTGGCTGATAGAGGCTGGCGATGCGCTTATTCATGCGAGTACGGATTGCCTTGAAGAGGTGAGAGTTCTCATCGTTGAAATCCTGATTTACGATGTCAGGGTCTTTATCCTTATTGGCTTCCTTCACCTGCTCTACGAGCTTAGGGAAATTCTTTGCCACTGCCTTGATGTACTCGACGGAGAATGAGATGTGCATTTCGTGGGTAGGTACGCTCACTTTTGTGTCACCACGTTCGGCTGCAGTCTGGCGAATCTTATTCTTATACGCCTCATTGAAAGGGTAGATGCCAACTCTCAGTTTTGCCTGAGTTTTACTTGCATCATTCTTTGATGTCTCTACTCTAATTTCGTTCACATCGATAGGAATGCAAACGTAAGGACGCTGCGCATTCTTCTCATCGATACCTACTAAGACCTTTGCTCCATTCAGAGACAAAAGGTCGATGTTTCCATTGTAACTTGCCATAAATCTTTTATCTTTTTATCGTTTGAAAAATTTTCTGTTGGCTGACCAGCGATAGAATCGCTGGGAACGGGGGCGCTTTTGCCCCTTCTAGAAGCTGATTTTCTTGCCGCCATTGGCGATGAGACTGCCGTAGCTGATAGCATTGAGTCTGCGGAGCCAGCCTGCCTCGAAGACTTGCTGGCTAGGGTGCTTGGCGATGATGCCGAGGATATACTGCTTGCGGCGTGCCTTGATGCGCTCGAAGAACTGCTTAGGGGTCTGACTGTTGAGCGCCTTGAGGGTTTTGTTGCCTACGATACCATCGGCTCTTACGCCCAGCATAGCTTGCACGAGGGTTACGCCTGGGGTACCACTGCTCCAGACCCAATCTACCAGGATGTTGGCGATGCTCTGGTCTTTGATGCCATCGGCTTTCCATCGGTTCCAGTAGCAACGGCGAAGGATGGAGATAGCATCGGCTTTTGTGATAAGCTTCACGTCCTTTGCGTCTATGCGGCCATCATGGTTCTTGTCGTAACCTTGGGTTTGCCAGGTTTTCAATGTTACGCCCATGTTGGTAGGACCGCCCTTGTCATTGGGGTGGTTTACGTAACCTCCTTCAAAGGAGAGAATGAAATCTGCAAGAGGTTGAATCTTTGCCATATCTTTTCTGTTTTATCGTTTTTATTTCTTCTGAGGGCAAAGATAGGGGTTTCGATTTTATTCGAGGGGACAAAGAAAGCCTCCCTGCGGCTTTTGTAGGCGCAAAGAGGCTTCAAAAAATGTTATCCCAATCTTTTTACTTTAAATACTTGCACTCGCTAGTGCGAAATCCAGATTACCTATATCAAAACAAACTACATCATCGCGTGAGCGGACATATAGTCCCATATCTTGGTACAATCGTCTTCTTCGGGTTGCCAGTCTGCGTCCTGGAAATAGAAGAGATAAGCTGCCTTGATGATTTCATCTTCTGTCATATCGCTGCACAGGTCAGCGTACATGGCATTGAAGGCAACATACTTATCCCAATCGTTCACCTTATCATGGAACTTCATGCCCTTGGTGGCATTCACTATCTGCGATTTGGTCCAGTGTGCACCGGTTCCTACCAATTCGCCATTCTCGCCTTTCTTGCTATACACAAGATGGCAGACATCATGGTTGGCCATTTTCTCGCTGTAATGACGATCATAGAACACTGCGTGCTGGTGACGGAGGATGCACCAGTACAATTCCGGATTTGTTTCCTCCAGGGAGGCGAGGTCGCAGCTCAAATGCTCCATCGCCTCCATCATCTTCTTCTCGGTAGCCACGCCGTGAGCGCGGGCTTGATCTATTAACTGAATATACTTCATCGTCTTTTACCTTTCCTTTTGTTGGTGGATAGTCATGCGATGGTGAGTGTTAAAGGAGCATCGCACACGAAAGTCTTGCTGCAGGAGCAGCAGGCTACCTTGACAAGACGGTTTTTCACGCTGCCAAGAGATGTGGTAACATTCGTGATTGCCGTAGCAGAGAAGACAGGAATGGTGAAATCCTGACTTACTACCTGTGAGCGGGTGCAGCAGGAGCCACAGTTGCAAGGCACGTAACTGATAACACCTTCTACATGAATCGTTATGAGATATTGCGAAGTACCCACGTTGTCAATACTCTTTACTGAGAACTGAGGGTTGAAAACCGGAGTCTCGTCCACGCATGAAGGAGCACAGAGCTGCTGCGTGATATTTACATCATAATAGGGAGCAGTGGCGGTTGCACCTACTGCAAGCGTAGCCATGATGCAGGCTGGAATTGTTCTTTTATTCATAGTCTTTTCTGTTTTAATAGAGCGACGACTTCACCGCCGCATTAATGTTTCACCTGATAGCCCTGGGTCTTCTCTACCGGAAGGTTCTTCTGAAGAAGGTCGGCGAGTTCGTCAAGATCTTCCTCGTCAAAGGTTATAACACCCTCCAGGATAGAGAGCGGTCCTTTGTAGCGAAGCTGCTCTACCACATCGTGCGCCATCTGCGGAATGCTCTCTTCGGGAATGTTCCCGAAATACTTGGCGAGCATCGGAGTGACAAGCGCATTAACCACAGGCTGAATCATCGGTTCTATATCGGCTTGCAGAGAATAGTTGCCACTCACCAGTCCCATGCTGCCGATGGTAGCCTGGAGAGACTGGAGCATAGGCAAGTGCATCAGATTGCCAGCCGCTATCTGAGAGATGGCAGGGCGTGCCCATTCAGACACCACCGCTGCCAGGATTTGCGAGTTCTTGTAATCCATATCGTTTCTTCCTTTTATCCGAAAATACGGTTACTGATTACAAGCGCATCCGCATCCCATCTGACAAACATTGCCCGATGGAATCATCAGCTTGGTAACACTCGAAAGTGAAGCTACCTGCGATTTCAGCACGTCGATGTTGGCGTTGGCAGCGGCATTGTATGCCATCTGCTCTGCGTTGACCGCCTGCTGTGCATCCTTATTGGCATCTACCTTGTTTTCGAGCTGACGAATCTTACCGTCAAGATACTGAGTAACATCTACCATCTTCTTGTCGGTATAGTTCTCACTCTTCTGGATAGCAAGTTCCGTCTTCAATGTAGAATTCTCCTGAATAAGGTTGGTCTCACTCTTGGTTACAAAGCGTGCATCCGGATCACTCGGATTGGCAGTCATGCCATTGTTACCTCTACCGAGGTTAAACAAGGATGCACCGCCACCCAGCAAACTGGTAGCCAAACCTGCGATACCAAGTCCAAGGGCGGTATTACCCAATCCCTTGCTGGCAACATCATAGTTGCCATCATTCGTTTTTACCTGCATAGTTTTTTGTATTTAAATTCTTCCAATATCGGAATCGTATGCAAAGGTAACATGAATGAAGTAAACAGAAAAGTGATTTTCATTAGATGTTCTTGCGGATAAATCATGAAGCAGGAACACTTATAGACGAATAAGAAAAAGTACAAACGTGCAGAAGTACATAAGTACAATTGTACTTTGGTACTAAACTACATAGTTTCTTCCAAAGCCTTGATATACGGAATGGCTTCGTCCCTGATAATGTCGAGGAAGAGTTGTGCAGAACGCTTCATAGGTACATCCTTCATACAGTGGGCATTGCTCATCAGTTCTTCTCCTATGCCATGGATAGGACGAGCTATAAGGGTATGGTGGTTCTTCAGATACAGCTTCGGCATAAAAGTAACCAGGTGAGTATCTTCTATGATGGCAAGATCTTCGTCGGGGTCGCTGACGATACACTTTACGCTTAATTTGGTGAGATCGTTCTGCAGATATTGCTGAAAAGTGTTGAAAACACGTTCGCCTACATCGGGCATAATGACACCGTGCTTCAGCAGGTCAGCGTATGTTACCTTATCTTTCCTGGCAAGAGGGTGTGTGTTTCTCATAATGGCACAAATACTGAATGGGATGCAGGGCTGGCTCTCGATACCCTCATTGGTATAGGCTTCGTTCATCGTAAAAGCGAGATCCAGCATGTGGTCTCGCAATAGGCGGTTCAGGCTCGTTGCCTTGGTAAATTCGGCATTCACCCTTACATTAGGGTATCGCTCCATGAATATAAGTGCAGCCACACGGATATAGGGGGCGATAAAGGAACCTACACCGATGCGCAGTTCTCCGGTCATGCAGTTGTTGAGAGCATTGATATGCTCCTTGCAGTCTTCCGTCAACTTCAGTATTTCCTTGGCACGTGGCAGAAGTGCCTCCCCGTTCTCGGTGAGCATGATGCTGTGCGATGTGCGTATCAGTAGCTTACATCCCAGTTCATCCTCCAGAGCCTTGATGTGCTGACTGATGGCGGATTGGGTGACAAAGCATCGGGAGGCGGCGATGCTGAAAGAAAGCGTCTCTGCCACATACACAAACGAACGTAAATGTCTTAGTTCCATAATCTCTTACTCTTTAAAATACATTATATATATTAAAATTTTATGCTGCAAAAATAAGAAAAATATTCTATGCGGAAACGCATTTTGCATAAAAAAATCTAATTATGGGATAAGATATTAAAAAATGAAAGATATGTGCAGTTTTAAATGCGAAAAGCCCCAGTATCTTGCCTTATCTTGTTAAGGATCAATACCGAGGCTTTGATTTATATAGTAAATTGCCAATGGAAACGCATTGGATAAGGTGAGCGATTATTCATCGTTTTTGCCGGGCGTAGAGGTTTCATCATTGACAGATGCTACCTGCTTGCTCCGCTTAGATGACTGCTGTGAAGCGGAATTGGTATCGCTCTTGTCAGTTCCGCTTACACTTCCCCCGATGTGCCTGCACCGTTGCAGAGAGAATCCCAGCCACCTTCTGGTTCGGCAATCTCATAGCGACCATACATGGTCGGACTGAGGGAACCGCTCAGTGTCACTGTACGATCATCCTCAGGTTTTTTGCCCGTGTCTCCCTTAATATTACCGGAGTCATACTTGAAGTCGTGCTGCTTGTCGTAAACGAGGATTGATTTATCACCATCCTCGATGATGTAACCACACTTGAGGTTATTGAGACCACGAGCCACATACGCAGAAGCGGCACTTACGCTCTCAAGAACGTAGTCCAAAGTCTGCTTAAAGCCCTTTCTGAAGCCCAAGTTTTCCCAGGTGTGACCCTGACCGCCATCCTGACACTCAAACTTGTAGAGACCCTTACCTTTCTTGAAGGACGCAGCTGTCAGCGCTGCATAGGTGTTCTTACCTACCTCTGGTGAGAGAGGGGCAGCGAGCTCACTCTTGATAAAGACATATACGTTTACGCCAAGACCACCGAAGTTCTCCAAGCATTCGTTCTCGGAGAGAATATCCTTGATCTCTGGGCATGTTACATTTTCTGCCATAATTGTATCTTTTTTGATGATTAAACGAAATGGCGGCGGAAGCTATATCCCGCCAGGTCAGGCGACCGCCGCCGAGGATTTATAGAGGGATTGCGCTTTCTGCCTGTTGAACCAGCGATGGAATCGCTGGGAACGGGGGCGAGATGGGGCTAATCCTTCTTGAAGAAGGCGGTGATACCCATGCTCATACCGGTGGCGGCGAACTGGATCTTCTTCTCCTTGCTGCCAGTGCTCCAGTGAGAGAATACATCGGTAGTGCCCTCTGCCTCCAGGGTAATAACCTGGTTAGGGGTTGTGGCTACTGGGGTAGTGTACTCTACACCGTTTACCTTCACCTTACCATCGGTAATAGGAGAAGCATCCTCCATGGCGGTTGTTACCACAAGGTTAGAATTGGTGTAGTCACCAGCTACGTACTCTGCTGTTGCAAGGTTGCCGTCTGACATTGCAAAGGCGTATTTGAACGGATTGCGAGGTGCCAACGATCCCTGAATTGACTGAATCTGGAACTGCACGTCACGCATATCTGTGTCAGTGCCGACCTTAACACCGACGTAAGTCTGGTTGCTAAGTGTATCAACGCCATAAACGAAGTTCTTCTCGATGGTAGCGTACATACGATCGCCCTCACCGAAGTCTGCGATAGGGCAGATGGTTACACGAGAGAGACCTGGGAGTTTGAAGTTACCGCCTACCTCATAGTCAACCTTGAAGTTGCCGTGGAACTTGTTAGCGTAACCTGCAGCGATGTACTGGGCTGTCTGCTCGCTCATATAAACGAGTGTATTCTGCTTGCGCAGACGGGCATCCCACTTCATGTGCCATGCCAGGAAGTTGTCGTATGGGGTAGAGTCGTTGTTGTCAGAAGGCTCTGCGATTGACTCACAAGGAATCAAGTTTCCGTTAGCCTCGCTGATAATGCCAGCCTCGATGTCGTGCTTGATACAGGTATGGAAACCGTCGTAGAGAGCCAAAGCCTGCTCTGAAGCAGGAGTGCTCTCGTCACCCTTATCAAGACTGATGTCACCATTCCACAAGCAAGCGGTAAGGTTGTCGGCATAGTTACGGAGAATTGCGGTAGCAGCCTCTGTAGCGAGAGGGTACTGACCCTGTGCGTCGGTACCGAATACTGTTTCACAGTACTTATCGATGTTATCGGTATAATGGTCCCAAGCAAGCTTGCAGACGATTGTACGTTCTTTCAAAAATCCCGCCTCGCTGTTCACTTTAGTGTGAACATCCTTACGACGGGTGGTACCGCCCTTACGGAGCAAGATGTGAGTTGTGCGCTTGAACTGGATACCAGTGATGATGTCAATCTTCAAGCGGTCCATCTCCTCTGCATCGGTGTAACCTGGACCCATAAGGATTTCCTTAGTTACCTGCTCGGCTACATGCTGCAAGGCAGTAGTGCCAATAAAATCTTTAGGAAGTGTTGCCATAATTTCAATTACTAATTAAAAAATGAATAAGAATGTTTTAACCTGAATACTTAGTGTTATCCTGATACTGGAGTGATTACTCCTCGCCACGAGTAAAACGCTCGAAAGCTGCCTTGCGCTCGGCATTGGTCTTATACTTCGATGGGTCAAACTCACGGAGGTTCTGAGCCTTTGCGCCCTCACCGTTATTCTGAGGTGATGCACCCTGTGCTGGCTCCTCACCTGGGTTCTCATTCAACTCAGCGATCTGAGCGTCCTTGTCGGCGATGGTCTGCTGGGCAGTAGCGAGTGAAGCCTGGGCAGTCTTCAGCTCCTCATCTACCTTAGCCTTCTCCTCATCAGCCTTTGCCTTGGCATCGTTGAGGGCTTTGATGTCCTCATCGGCCTTAGCCGCTGCCTCTTTCAGGTTCTTGATTTCCTCGTCCTTTTGGGCGATGGTTTCAGCGAGTGCGTCGTGCTTTGCCTGAAGGTCAGCAAGACTCTGCTCTGCTGTGGTGGCTTTCTGCTTGGCAGCAGCCACAGCCTGCTCCTGCGATGTAAGATGAGATTCGAGAGTATCGAGCAATGGGGCATTCATGAATGCGCCTTCCTCCTTTACCTCAATCTGCTGACCATCCTGCATACCGCAAGCGGCGTTGATCTTTGGATAATTTGCCATATTGATTGATTTTTGATGAATAGTATGTTGATGATTCTCTTTCTTTGCTGAAGAAGCCTTGTCTGGCTCCAACTGAGGGTCGTGTGCCGGATGATCGGATGGCTCATTCAAACTGCCTTTCGTTTCGTCTTCATCATCAGATGGTTTTCTGACGATAGGTTCGGCTGTGCCATTGTAAAGGTCGAAGCAACGCTTTACGCAAGAGAAGAAGTCACTCTGGTCATCCATCAGAATTCCCTTTACTTCCTCGGCATCGAATACCTTACCATGAAGGTGCTCATCCTTTGCAGCAGGACAGGCTTTCTTCACATCGGCTCTGAACTCCACACCCAGTTCGCCAAGTTCCTTAACCAGCTTCTCGCTATCGCCATCATTGGCAATATCACGGAACTCACGGTTTTTGTCGAAACTCTCAGGGTCGTAAAGCTCGTGATAAGTTTCATCGGTAAACTGGTTTTTGCTACCATCGGCCTGCGAATAGAAGGATGCCATCACACCGATACAACCGATTTCATCTTTCGGGTGCATGTAGTAACGCTCATCGCAGAGAGAAGCGAGATACATACCTGCCGATGCACACATGCCGTCGATGAAGGCGATGACGGGCTGACCCTGCGAACGGGCATAGTTGATAGCCTGCTCGTAATCGTTCTTTGCCCAAGCGGAACCTCCAGGGGTGTTGATGATGAAGATGTGACCTCTACAGAGGGGATGATTGGCCGCCTTAATCATCATGTTGCGATGGTCGATAGAACCATACGAGCAACCGCCACCATTCCTGGTAATAGGACCATCGACGGTGAGTACAGAAACAAACGGGAAGTTCTGAGCATCATCATTATTACTATCAAGTGCCCACTGACCTCTCACCTGCTTACCATCCTCAGAAATCTGATATTCCTCCGGGTAATAGATTGAGCCATCGGCTGCATTCACGGTCACGAAGCCGCAGGTAGGTGCGGGGCGTTCGTATACGGCATGAGCATTCAAGTTCTGCTCTAAAGCCTTGCGTATGCCGTGAACAAAGTCAGGCGAAATCATCCACTTCTTCTCGGTCAGAATTTCATAAAGACCTTTCATGTGGGTAATAAATTTTTAAAAATAAATGTATGTTATCGTTATCCTGAATACAAATCTCCTTACCTTATTTAGCAAAAGAAGACCTTTCAATATTTCTGACGGCAAAGGTAATGGGAATACATCGGAAAATAGGGACAAAATAAAGGTAAAAAGGTAAAAAAGTAAAAAGGTAAAAAACAAAAACCCTGCGATCCTCACGGACAGCAGGGCTAAAATTAATATAAAAATTTCGATACTTATGAAATATATGTTTACTAAAACTAGAAGATAATTCAGTACTATAAATTTATGATTGATCAAGCAATCGTTATCGGAATGAACTCTGACATCGCCTGGCAGATAGCCGTGATGCTGCGGGTCTCGGCATCATTCTGGATAGTTACCGATGGGGCGATACCGAAGGTACCAGGTATCGTATGACACAGATAAAGCGAATCATCCTTCTTACGCAAGACTATATAATAGTCCTTTCTGTGCATTTTTTTGATAATTTCGGGTATATTCGCCTTTCCGTCACTAATATTGGCAGTAATCTCGAACTTAAAGACGGTACCATTGCCACCTTCAGAAGAGGTCTCTTTGGCAGTGATGCTATCAGATATGACGTAATTGTCGCCTTCGCTAGTGGCAATATGGAGTGCTTCGCCGGCAAAGTGGCAGCCGTTTATCCGCAATATCATCGGTATGCTGAAGGGAATAGGAACAGAGCTTTCCCGTACGGCATAAAAATAAGCATCGGTTACTCCATCCAGAAATAACTCTCTGCAACTATCGGGTAATTTCATAACTTTTCCTTGATTTAGCTATTATTTAACTTTTGTTTATATATGAATTAACACCTATTATATAAGGTGTAAAATCATAGCCACTGCACTTCATCGATGCGGTTAGGCTTATCACGGCTGTCCTTATACTGCATATCCACGCAGGAATAGGACTTGAAGAAGCAATGCTCCGTGCGGAACCACCTGCCTATGATGCGACGCAATACGTCTTTCTCTTCCTCGCTGGTTTCTATACCATATCGCATTAAATAACGCTCCAGCATAGCGTTATGGGAGCGGGCGATAACCCTGCCCTTAGAGGTACAGAAGTCGAAGGTGGAGAGTGCCCATTCTACCAGACTGCGCTTGAAATCGTTGTTGAGTGATACCGCCAGCGCCCTCATGCCGTGCGTATCTAGTGTAAAGGTAGGCTTTACCGGATAAACGGTATCGACAACTTCTACCTCGCTCGGCAAGCGGATGCAGAGATAATCATCGTGTGAACCCTTGCCGTCGGTAAGGCGGCCATTGAGCTGCTGCACCTCCTGAAAGGTGAGCCAGCTTCCGGCATCACGGCGCATCACTACCTTGCCTCCTGCAGGGTGCTTGCCCGACAGCATATTGCACCATTGCTGCTGCGAGAAACAGCCGAGGTCGATACGGCTGCTTTTCGCAGGGGCGCTGATAAGCGAATTGCGCATGATGAACTGCTCGTGTGAGTAGTTGCTGAACACCACCGGCTCATCCTTTGCCAGGGTGAACTTAGGGTCGCGGTGCCGGAAAAACTGGCAGCGGGAGGTGGGGAGACGGAGATAGATATTTGGCATCTTTTCTTATTTATAGATAATGGACCAGCGATAAAATCGCTGGGAACGGGGGCTTATTTTACCTTTAAAAATCCTTTCTCTTGAGCATAGTAGAGCATGATGGCATCGGTGATGTAGAGGAAGTATTTCTGCATACTGTTGCCTTCCTTCGGGCGCGGTACCAGCTTATCGAGCTTGGCAGTCTGCTCCTCGTTGAGATTAGGGATGAGTTTCATGCCGTCGATATAGCAGCCACCTGATTCCGTCTTGGCGATGAAGCTCTCATTGAACTTATCTTTCTCACCGAAGAAGAGGTTGATGGCCTCTACCATCTGTTCCTGAGTGAAACCGGGAAGGGTAGGATGCAGCTTGAGGTATTTTGCCGAATAGGTCTGCATACGCTTATCCATATAGGCATTGATGCTGTCGGCATACTCATAGTAAAGGGCGTAATCTTTCGATTTCTCGTCTTTCTTGCGGGCGAAATCGAAGAAACCGCTCAACTGACGGAGGCTCGCCATTACGCCATCAAACTGCTGGAACTCGCTGGCACCTTTGAAGATTTCCAGCATATCGCCCTTCACCTGGGTAAGCAGATTTTCGAGCATTTCAGAGAGGAACGTAATCTTATCGAGATTAACATTCAGATGGTCTACCTTTTCCTGCATACCCGGCTGGCTGTAGTCTACGTAGTAGCGTGACAGATGACCGAAACTGAGGAAATCGTAAGTTATCTCACTGTGCAGATTTACCTGCACAAGCAGGGCATAGATGGCATTGGCCAGTTTATTATCTTTTTCCTGGATAGCCTTGATGAGGGGCATCATCTGAGGCGCGCCCTGCGGTATGCGGTTGGCAGCGCGTACCAGTTCGTTGCGGTTGCGCACGGCATCGGCAAACTTCGGATCAGCGAAGAGTGTCTCCAGGGTTTTGACGTATACATCTGCCGGCACATCCCTAAAGTTGAAGGTGTAGACGGTAGGGAGCTGACGGATTTTAGCATCCCGCCTTGCCATTGCCTCCATCTGGTGCTGCTTTTTATTTTTATTTCCCATTGCTATTTACTTTTTCTATTTATCATAATGAGCGTTAGAGATAGTGAGTAGTGATTTTACCTTTAAATCTCGAAGTCCTTATCATATTCCATCATTCTCTCGGTAATGATGCGATGAATCAGATAGCCTATTTCCTTGGCGTTAGGATGCGCCTTGCCGGTACTTTCATGGAAGCGGAGGTCCAGGATATGTTTCCACTCCTTGAGAGTATAGGTATAAGCTACCACCGTATAGGTATCGAGAGGAAGAATGCCGCGGGCATCCTGCGGCTTCATGCCCGATTTCAGCAAACGGCGATAGAGCCAGTCGGCAATCTTGCAGCCGGCAAGATAGAGGAACTTCTGCCATCGGGTGCCTTCATGCAACCAATGCGGACGGGCAATCTGCACACCACCTTTCTTCTCCAGGTCCACATAGCGTGTGCTCTGCTCGCTGATGCTATTAGGCGATGTGCGGTTCAATTCTCGGCTGGTACTGATCTGCGTGGTAACAACCATGGTCATGCGGAGGAGATAGAACGCCTTTTTGCAATCATACTTCAGCGCCTTCTCGATAAACTCATCTTCCTTCACTTGATATGGGGTTAAGATTTCGAGAATTTCGGCATGCTCGCCGAGGAACTGCATGTTGCTGCTAATCCATACCTTCTTTTCCTGCACAGCATAGTTGATGTAAGGTGAAGCAACGAGGAGTGACCAGAGAGACCTCGGCAATTTATTATCGTTCTTTACGAAGAAATAGAGGGTGCCGTGACGGAGCATAGAGCGATGTCCGCTCTTCCAGAAACTGTTAACCATCTTTACTGCCTGTTCTTCCCGAAACTCCTCTTTCTTTTCTTCAGAAAGTTTCTCGTCAGGCTGTTTGCCTTTGCTCTTGTAGCAGATTCTGCCTACTCGGGCAACCTGTTGAGTGCCGGTCTTCTGAGGCCACCACTCAACACCAGGAATTATCATTTTCATATCTAAACTATCAATTATTAATTATCTTTCAATGCTGCCTTTATATATTCGGAAAGTTTTGAGCTTTCCTGCTTTTCCAGACTATAGTTCGTTATCTGCAGAGACGTTGTGATTACTGACTGCATCAGAGCGTAGAGCGAAGAATTGTTGGTGATGACGTAATCGAAACTGTTTATATCCATTGTTACCCGATATTCGTCACGCTGCATTCTTTCTGGAGCGATGCCACGAGCCTTGAGAGTTTCGGGCTTGGCAGCTACGTAGATATTCACCAGTTCAATATCAGGGAATCGCTCGCAAATATCCATGATGCCCTTTTCGTCGATTACGTAGATGGCGGCATCTTTTATCTGGTCGAGTTCCGTCCAATACTTATAACCTCCATACTCGGTATAGGCAAGCATTTTTTCTCTTGGGATATTGCACTCTTTTACGAAGATGTGCTCTCTGCCGTTTACCTCGCCTTCACGCATAGGTCTGGTGGTATAGGAGCAAAGAATGGGCACATGGAGTGTCATCCGCATCAGCTGAGCAACCGTATCTTTTCCGGAGCCAGCCTGACCTACTATTGCAATAATCTTCTGTTTCATATCTTTTGTTTTGTAAAGTTTTTATATACCGAGAGAGTAAATAAATAACACACGGCTTCGATATGGTTTCGAATAGGCTTCGATATGGCGAAAGCTTTTTTAGCCATCTGTAAATTTATTTTTACTTTCTCAACACCTTGTTTCCCATAGGGAAAAACGTGAGGTTTCTCAGGCGTTCCAGCGAAGGATATTGCTGATTTACTCTGTCTCTAAAATCGTCCATATCGCCCATATCTACCATGTATTTTCCCAATGCCATTTCAAAGTTCACCGGGAACGTCATCGTGATTTGACGGAGGAATTTATCACCCCCTATCATCACATCGATTGCTACTTTCATCCATCGCTGACCTTTCATGTCGAGCCATGACCCCTTCAGGATTTCTACATTTCTCTTTGCCATAATCTTTAATCTTTATTGTATTAAAAACTTTTTTGCTTGTGGACCAGCGATAGAATCGCTGGGAACGGAGGCGAGTTAAGTCCTCTCGCGCCATACCTGCTGCAGAATAGAGTGATATTCTCCTTCGCCCAAATTCACCTTGAAGGCGTGGATGAGGTAATGATAGCTCACGGTATGGCTGCTGCCTAGCTGCCGCCACTTCTGAGATGCCTGGGCAGCGTTGTACTTACGGCTGCATGCCGAAAGCTCGTGAAACAGACGTTCGCCATAAGGGTGCGCCTTCAATGCCCAACCTGCCTTTGTCCACTCATCATAGCTTTCCGTGATGTTGATGTTTCGGCTCACTAGGGCTTTTACGATGAGTTCGATGATGCGGTCTTGCGTGCGAGGATCATTCCAGAAGGCTGAGTTGTCGCTACCGCCGTAAGCGCTGGAGGCGTTACTCTGCGGTTGCCGATACATCGGTCGTGCCTGCGGTATCACCTGCGGTTCGTCCATCTGCAAGCCTTGATAAGGCTGCACATTGTTATTAATATATATATGGTCGGCATCATCCCATGAGGCGAAACGCACACGACCGATATTGCCACATTGCTTGTCGAGCACAATGCCCAGGGCGGCATATTCCTTGAGGATAGCCTTGAACTGCTCCTTATGCCTGTCGGGATAAGCCAGGCGAACCAGTCCGAAATATCCTGTACCCGAACAGGAACGCATCAGCAAACCTATCTCAGGACGGAAGCGAGCCACCATGCGGATATTCTCAAAGCTGGTAAGCTGCTGATTGTCCTGAAGGTCGATGTCGATAGCGAGCCATCCGGTATGCTGATAAAGATGTGTTTCACGGCGTGAAACCATCACACGCTGGCCTGGGTGGGTCAAACTATCGTCTTCATAAAGACTGAAGAGACCGCTCAGTGTAGCACCAGGAAGCATCTTCTTTGTTTCGATATATTCCGGCATCTTCTTTGCTTTGCTTCCAAACTGCTGTCGCATGGCTCTCAGCTTCTCTACATACGGCTTCCATCTGTCCGTAAGACAGAACTCACGGATAGACATCTGCGTGATGCACTCGCCAGTCTCTCTATCGACGAACTTACCGTAGGCATCGGTGGCAGACTCATAGATGGAACATATCTCGTCAAACATACCTTACATATATTATTATATTCAATTTTCGCTGCAAAGATACAAAAATAAATCGAAAAAAGTATAGGTTAGCTATATTATATTTGAAATAAGTTATATTTTTAACATTTAATATAGGTTTGAGAGGGGGAACCAGCGATGGAATCGCTGGGAACGGAGACGCAAAGGGTGTTTTTTCAAAAATGGGACCAGGAAGCGAAATCTGGTCCCATTTTGCCGATTCTGGTCTCATTTTAATTTTATTAGCAAAAATGTTAAAGTCCCCTAATTGCTAAAACGGCGTATTTTGTCCCCCTGCTGTCACACCATTGTCACACTGCTTGCCCACACTGATTTTTTGCTATCTGCTTATTTTTCAGTAACTTACTATTTCTTGGTCTCATTTTTATATAAATTTCTATAAACAGATGTACGCAGGAGATACAAAATATTTCAGAAATATATAGAATATATGTAGAAAATCACACATTTTTCTCGCTAGTTGCCACTCCTCTATATCCTTATAACTACTTTATTGTCTGAAGTTTACGGCATAGCCGTTAATGCTACTAACTTCCAGTTTGGGGTTAGGGGATTTTGTTTTTAGGGAAAAGAAAAAATACACGGAAAATTTTATATATAGGTAGTAATTCCGGCGAAAAATGAGACCAAACTATGCTTTTGCGACCAAAAAGCCCACTAAATCAAAGGGTTAACATTGGTACGGAAAAATATTAGCCTTATTACAAAATGGAACCAGCGAAAAATTCGCTGGAGGCGGAGACCCAAAGGCGATAGCCTAATTCAACATTCAACACTCAACATTCAACACTAAAAAGAAGGCTGCCTCGCTTCACAGCGAAACAGCCTCACAGAGAAAAATAATAATAAACTTAAAAACTAACAACTATATAAATAATCAACAAAAAACCTTTCTTCTATTTATTCTTCATAAACTGATTAGCCTTATTCAGGCTATCGTGCAGTCCGTCACGACCGTACATATTAATCTTGGCGTTGATAGGCTCGTTCAAACGCTGAATGAGCGCATTCACAGCTTGCAGGAGCGCCGCATTGCTTGCTGCACTAGCTGCTAATAGTCCGTCTGCCGCTGACGCGCCAGACGAAAGATTACCATTGCCCCCTTGCGTGCCGGCTGCAAAAACATCACCCACGTTGCCGCTATCAAATGCCCTTCTTGCTGAGTTTCTTCCTGAATAGTTCTGGTCGTAGTTCACCAGTGCTTTCAGTAAGCCAGGGTTATTCATCATCATGGCATGAGTGGTTTCACGGCCAATCACGATTTCCGGTCCCTTCTCAGCAACGAGAGACGGCTGACCGTTCACGGTAGTGGCGGTTGGAGACGTGAGCATCTTTACGCCCTGCATCTGCTTGCCATCATCCTCCTTCGCCCAATACACCTCGCCGTTATCAGCCACGAAGGGCTTCAAATCCTGCACATTACCGCTATCGTAGGTAAGCATACCAGTTACAAGCTTGGTGTTGGTAGTATTGGTATTACTCTTCTTCTTGCCGCCGCTGAATGCAGAGTTAAGTGCCCACTGGAGCAAGCCCATGAGGGTAGCCATCACACCCGCGGCTGCAATAGGACCAGCAATAGGACCCAGGAAGTCAAAACACTTACCGATGGCACCAGCGATAGAGAAGGTCATTCCCGCTTGCGTTCGGGCTGCATCCGATTGAGTGATTGCCTCATTGTTAGCCTGAGTATTGGCGAGATTGGTAGTGAGCGCCGTTTCCGTCATAGCCATACCTGTATTCAAGGCTATCTTTGTGCCTTCGGTCTGCTCCTTGTTTCCGGCATCAGTTACATTCGTGATGTTCTGAACACCCTGGGTAGTTACCTTCTCACGATCCTTATTGCCCTTCTGTACCTCTTTGCTCAGTTCCTTCTGGTGCTTCTTCTCTTTCTTCAACTGGTTGGCTTTCTCCTTGTCTTCCTTTGATTTGCCGCCCTTCTTGAACTCGGTATTCATCACACCACCGATGAAAGAACCAGTGATGCCGGCTGCGGCATCAGCGAAGGAACTGCCACCAGCGATAGCATCGGCTGCTGCTGTACCCGTTTGCGTGGCGGCATCATTGTAGAACGCATTAGCATTGTCTCTGTTGCGATGCTCCCATGCACGAGGCGCGCCACTGCCCTGTGATTGCGTATTCGCCTGTTCGGGGGTTGCAGGGGGCGCGTATGGAGGCACAATAGCCGGACTGTTAGGATTGATAGGCGAACCATCAGGATTCCAACCGAGAGCCGGCTGCTGAGGAGGCAGATTCTCGAAGTTAGACTGCGGCTGCTGGGTAAGATAAGCTGCACCCTCATCTACTAGTCGCACATACATCGGATTCGCCTTCGTGCCGAGATTTGAGAAATCTTCCTTAACAGCATTGGCATCAGCGTTGGCTCTTGCTGCATCAATACCAGGCTGCGCTTTTTTCTTACCTCGCTTGGCACCTGCATCATTGATGGCCTTCCACATCTGCGTATTCACGTCGTTGAGTGCCATATTAGCCCACGATTCGAGCATAGACTTCAGGGCGTTCTTGATAGCTTCCTGTGCGCTGCTTACATCGTAGCGCATTTCGGCAAATGCCTTGCCTACCTCTGCACCGAAGGTTTCGATAGGCTGCACGAGCTGCTGCATCTGTGAGAGTCGGTTCTTCATCGCCGTAGCCATTTGGTTGACATAGGCAAGTTCTGCCTCCTGACGAGCCTTGTCAGCTTCATCGAGGAGCTGCTTGTTACGTGAGTTTTTGAAAACGAAAGCATAATAATCTTCTGCCATCTGCATCTTCATCTTCATCAGCTCCACCTCTGGGTCGGCGGTGAGATCACCGAGACCCAGGTTAGACCACATATTGGTTCGCTTACCGAAGAGCGCACTTTCCTGCTGCATCTTGCGAAGGACTTCCTGGTTGGCAAGATTGCGCTGATTACGTTTCCACAAGAAATCAGTAATCTTTTTTGCTTCATCGTAATGTTTCTTTTCTGCAGCAGTATATTCATCAGAATACTGGATGAGCTTCTGATAGAACAGTTTTACGTCCTCCTCTGTATCATTCAAAAGCGCAAGAAAGACGGAAGGTGTATTCTCGTAATCCTTGCCAAAGAGGAATTTCAGCAATTTATCTTTCTTTCCTTCAGTAGCAAAGAGATCAGCCATCTGCGTTCTTGCCTTTTCAAGAACCTTGAGAACATCATTCTTATCCTTCTGAAGCGAATCTAGAGATACATCCGCAAAGCGAGAACTAATCAGACCGAGGAAAGAGTTTTCCTGCACCACTTTGGTGTAATCATGCTCCAGCAGTTCTTTACGGCGCTGCTCCATGCGCTTCTGTATCACATTAGCACTATCATTCTCTTTCTTAGAAGCATCGAGCCATTGACGGTCGAGGTATGCCCTATCCCGCTCATCGGATTTATAGCCAACAACCTTACCCTTCTTGATTTTAGGTAATTGCTTTAAAAGGTCAGCACGGAGTTTTGATACATTGTAGGCGTTAATCTGCCCTAACAAGGTGCGAGACTGAGACTGGCCAAACTCATCGTCCTTCTCCTTGCGGTCTTTATCCATTGTAACCTTAAAATCATCCCATGTTTTCTTACCGAGAACGATGGATTGCTTTGCAGCAGCAAGTGCCGACCGCAATCTTATATCAATATCGTTGACAACCTGGTCTTGAATCTCCTTTTCTATACCATTCTTCGTCATTTCCTCTACCATTGCCGTCTTCTGGCGTTCGTAGAAGTTCTTGATTTTGGTTATGAACTCGGATATATTGTTGCGGGCATCGTCTTCAGGAGTTGTAACAGAGCCTTTACCGCCCTTTCCAGTTTCATCAATATGTTGTGGGGTTCCCGTCTCTTTACCAGTTGTCACATCCAATTCCGCGCCGAATCTATCTCTTAATGCGTTTTCCTGCGCAATAACATCGTCCAATCGGCGTTGAGCCTTATCACGAGCACTCTTTGCCGCAGCTCGCTGTCCGGCTTGACCGATAGCACCTTGAACCTGAGAAGGCATCATGGCACCGCCGGAAGTCTGAATATGGGAACCGGTAGGTGTCTGCACCTTCGAGTTGGCATAAGCATCTTCTTTTTTCTGCAAATCAAGAATTGCATCCACCTTCTGCCGACCCAACTCTGCCAGCTTTTGACGAGCACCTTCAAGTTCGTAATACTTCTGCAAGCGGGTAAAGTTTGCATCCCATGCCCTAGTATTTTCCTTGACTGCACCGGTTTCAGTATTAATCTTTGCGTTGAGTCCAGGAATAGCACTATTCAACTGATTCATTGCATCGATTCGCAACTTCATAGAGGCAGAAGTATCTTTCATTACATTATGAAGACGAGTCAGTTGCTCCTGCTCCTCCATTGCCTTACGCTTACCTTCCTCCTGCACTTCATTCAATACACGCTGACCGGCTGAAGCCCGATTCAGAGAAGACGTATATTCAGCCAACTTCACAACAAGAATACCTAGCAAGCCGATTATACCACCGAAGACACCAGCCTGTTTTACTAATGACAGCTTATTAAAAGTTGAAACCATCTTAGCCCAAACCACGCTCAGTGAGGCCGAAGCAGTACTCAACTTCTGAGCATAATCAAGTACGTATGCAAACGCACCCGCCAAACCTGCCATACTGAGCATAGAAATGAGCGTAGGAAGGATATTCAGCAGCATTTTGACAGAAGCAAAGATAAGTCCGATGGCTAATTTAACCTCTGTCATAAAACCGAGGCTGCTAGTCAACTCCTTAGTTAACTCAAACCACGCCTTGGCTATATCGTGAACGGGACCTGCCGCTGCGCTGGATGAAACAAACTGTTTCTCCCAAAGGTTATTAGCACGCTCCATATAGGCCATAGCGGTCTCCTGCTGCATATTATACTCTACCGTTACAGCCGTACCGTCATTAAAAGCTTTGTTGGATTCCTCTACAGCTTTGGTAAGCATACCATTCTTGGAAGCCATCGTAACCATCGTCTTTACGAGTCGGGCACCATCAGAACCTAAGTCTTTAAACAATCCATCAAGAGCAAAAACGTTTTTAGTTTCTCCCATTTTTCTGAAGATAGTAAGGATAGCGTCCATACCTCTTCCGCTCTCGATCATCTTCTTCAGGCTTCCGGTAGCAATACCCAGGGATTTTTCAATAGGGCTGGTTCCTTTTCGCAACTCAGTTACCAATTTACCAAAAGCGGTTGCTGCCACTTCTGGCTCCAATGCCATACTATCTACAGCAGAACCAAGGGCGAGAATATCAGGCGTGGTAAGGGCAGCCTGTTCACCAAGAGCAAGCATGCGGTTTGAGAAATCCACAATCTTATCGCTGGAAGCAGTGGAAGTAGCAGCCAGACGGAAGATAGCGGAACCGGTCTTCAGCATGGCTTTTTCTACGCCATACTTGTCAACCAATCCCATTACCTCAGTAATCTTTGCCAAAGATGTGAGCGCTTCCTCGCCCAAATCTTCTTTAAGTGCCACATTCACCTGGTCGGCAGCACGGACGAAGCCAGCGAGCGCCATAGTTCCTCCCTGCGTCTGGATACCCAACTTAGCGCCGGCATAGGCGATGCGATTTAGCTCTTCGAGGCTGGTACGGGTATCAATTTTTGCTAACTCTTGAGATAAATTCGCTACCTCTTCGGTTGTTGAAAGCGCAACCTTACGAATATCCGTCAACTGATCCGCAAACTTCATGTTCAGACGGAACAAATCAACAAAGTAAGTTTTTACCTGGTTGAACACGGCAAACATACCCACGTATGCCGTAAGGTTCTTCAATGCCGTATGCCATGCGCCGCCCTGCTTATTGGCTGCACCCGTTGCGTCATCAATAACCTTTTTGAGATTCTTCAGTTCCTTCTGTCTGTTTGCAAATGTCTCGCTCTTGGTATTGATAATATTCAGTTCCTCTTCGAGCTGCTTATAAGCCTGTCTCAGCTCATTAATATTTGCCTTGCCGGTCTTACTGCGGGCAACAATATCATTGATTTGCGCTTGCGAGAGGCGGGTACCTTTCATTGTTTGTTCCAACTGGGCGTATTGTCTGCGCAAATCAGATACAGCCTTGCTTCCAGCAGGGAGTTGCTGTATTTTCTGCTGAATAGCGTCCATGGTTTGCTTAATATCCTCGCCCGAAGCCTTGCCAGGGTTTGATAATACCTGACGCATTTTCTGCCAACCGATGGCTGCCTTCTGAGCCTTGCCTGATACGGCATCCAGGCGTTCCTCAATCTGGGCAAGGGCATCGTTAAAGGATTTAATCAGAGCGGTATCAGATGTATCTACATTATCCCTCGCCTGAGTAAGTGATGTTCTAGCACGGCGAAGTTCGGAGGCCGTAGCGTTTTTATTACCGACGGCTAGCATAGCTTCACTGGCACTCATCTTTCCGTTACGCCTATCCTCTTCTGCCTCCAGTTGCTTTAACATATCGAGGTTAAACTGATAGCCAGAGGAAGTTTTCTTTAAAGAAGAAACAAGTTCTCTCTGTTGGTTTAAAGCCTTACTGAGCCATTGGTCAGACTGATTCCCAATATCGGCCAAACCTTTCGCAACCTTCACGTATTTACCTTCCAGCAATCGCACCTCGTCGCCTACTTCCTTCATCAGCAAGCGGATATGCTTTGCCTCTTCCTCCTCTGCTTCAGAAAGACCTTCCAGCTTACGCTTGCCTTCACCCAAGGCACGGCGAAGGTTACGGAGCGAAGTATTACCGAGGTTACTGACCACGGCTTCCAGTCGCTCGGTAGTCTTGATGGTCTGAACCTGGGCAGACTGCAGGGCTTTTACTTTTGCCTCTGCTGCCTTGTATTCCTCTGTGCCAGGCTTCATCTGCTTCATCTGCTCGGTAAGTTCCTTTGCCTTATCGAAGAGGAGTTGCAGCACCTTGATAGGCTGCTTGCCGTCCATCGTAATGATGGATTCTATTTTACCTGCCATATTCTTTTTCTTTTAAAATGTTATTCTCTTTCGATTCCATCATCCTCCAGCGCTTTTGCTATCTGCATGATAGCCTGCCAGCCGTAGTAATCGGCAAGATGGTTCTCGTATCTCGTTTTCAGTCTTCGGATGGTTCGCATGATAGCCGGACGATGAGATTTGCCTTCCCGTCTATCCCACTTTCTGATATATCGGGTATTATACTTCGCCTTTCTTGCTCGGTCCACCTTGTCTGCCGTGATATGAGCTTCGGGGTCGTGAGGATTTCCAGTCAGACCTACACCAATATCCACGAACTTCAGATAGTCGTTGTAGCGAATACCTACGGTGAGTTCGCCCGTCTCCTCGTTAGCCTGATATACTGTACCCTCGAAGGATTTTGCACCATCGCCTCTTGACCACCATTGGCCATGCTCTCTACGATATTGGTTTACCTTCTCGTAGCCGCGATATACCTCTGTAGGATAAATGCGCTGCTTCTGGAAGTTCAACTGAATATCGAGCAAAGCCTGCTTAAGATAGATTCCGGCTACATCTTTTAAGGGTGCAAAAGGCGATTGGATGGGTTTAGTCTTGATTCCCATAAGCCGTTTCCTTTCTATTTAGTCGATGCAGGAATGATGTATTTCTGTTCCTTCCTGCATTGGAAGTTATAGAGTGGACGGATGGTTTGCCAATAGCAATCGGCAAGGAGCCAGCTCGGACCACGGAAAAGAGGGTTTACGCCATAGGCGAAACTCTCTATATCAATGGATGATAACTCGATGCCCAACTTAGGCTCTTCCGTCTTGAAGTTTCTGCCCGTGATAGGACAGATACCCGTGCGGCGAAGCTGAGTGAGATAGGAGGCAAGGTCTTCGCAATACTCCATCAGATCATCCGATGCAGCCTGCAATTTGCTACCATCATATCTGCCCAACGTAGCAGAAGAATCTTTCAGTCGGGTAAGGAAACAGACCTGATAAGTAATCAGGGCTTGCTTATCCGATTTCAACTCTCCGGAGTTCACTACACGATAGAGCATACAGGGAGAGTGAATGATATTGGCGTTGCGGGAAAAGATATTTTCCTCATCAATATCACGAATGCGAAAGAAACTCTGGTCTTCCAGCTTCTTGCTTGTCGGGTCGTGGGATAAGGGCTTGTAGATGGTTGCCCAATGTTCCAAAACATCTGATATTGTCATAATTCAAAGGGTTTTTAACACATTATTAACTGATAGCGTACAGAAATTAAGAGTTGTTGGCACTATATATCGTAAGCATCACCACTTGATTTCGACGGAATCCACTCATCTTTATCTGCACCATTATCCGGCTTGGCTGCATTATCTGTATCTGCCTTATCTTTATCCTTTACCTCTTCTTTCTCGCTGTCCTCCTCTTCTTCCTTCATCAAGTCTTTCAGCTTCACGTTGAAGTGCCTTTCGGTTTTATCGGCTACAATCTTCTGCATCACTCTTGCCCAGGGTGCCCCATTACAGGTACTCTCGTTTTCGAGGATGCTTACGAGCTGCACGCCACAATAAATAGCGGCAAGATAGTTGGCGAGATGAAGAGGGTTCTGGAAATCGAGTATCACGGTATCTACCATCGTGGCTAGGAATATCGCAAGGATGAGGACGGAGAAATCCTTCACCATCTTTGCCATTTTCTTAGATTTCAGTTTGCCGTCGATTTTGCATCGAGGGTCTTTCTTGATAGCCTCCCGATAGCGGGAATAGATGCGGCAGTTGCACCGCCACGCCGTATAGCAATCGCAAATGAGGGCGAAGAAGCATACGGCGATGTAGTTAAGAGATGGTTCCAGCGTACACCATACCAAGCCGATAATGGCTGCAAGAAACCTTGTGAGGGTTGGAATTAAACTTTGCATTTCTTTTTTCTTTTTAATGTTATCCTATGTTGTCTTTTAATACGATACAAAGGTATCGGTTTTTTATTGAGGGATGGGGACAAAGAGAGCTGTGGGACCTGCGATGGAATCGCAGGGAACGGGGGCGAGAGGGATGCTATTTCAAGCTAGGGGGTTCGGGGGTTGTCCCAACCATTTAGGGGCGATTTCGTAATTTTGTGGGCAGATAAAGAAATTAAAAAGGCGCAAAATGATTAATGAACAATTACAGAAAAAGATAGATCAGTCTATTCGCCTCCTGCAAAGCGTACAGAAAAGGTACGATGGAGAGATAGAACTGGCTTATTCGGGCGGTAAGGATAGCGACGTGATCCTGCAACTTGCAAAAGAAGCTGGCATCAGATTTCGAGCGATATACAAGAACACGACCATCGACCCACCGGGCACTATCGCCCACGTGAAGGAGATGGGTGTGGAGATTATCAGACCTAAAGAAAATTTCTTTCAGCTTATTGCAAAGAAAGGGTTTCCTAATCGCTTTAGCCGTTTCTGCTGTGAAGTTCTGAAGGAATATAAAATCCTCGATAAAACTGTTATCGGTGTACGCAAAGAAGAAAGCAGAGCGAGAAAGGAAAGATATAACGAACCTACCGAATGCCGGTACTATGGTTCTAAGAAAAAGGAAAATCATGTAGAACAGATTTATCCTATCTTGGAATGGACCAACGAAGATGTGAGGGATTTCATTCTTAATAGAGGATTGAAGTTGGCACCAGTATACTATGATACGGGGGGGGCAAATCAATGTTACCCGAAGACTCGGCTGCATGTGCTGCCCCCTGGCTTCAAGACGCAAGCGCCTTATCGAGTTTCAGAAGCATCCCCGCATAGCCAAAGCTTATCTGAGGGCGGGACAGAAATTCTTAGATACGCATCCTGACTCGCTAGCAGTAAGCAGATATGATAACGTTTACGAATGGTTTACGCGTGATGTGTTCTATGCCAACAATAAAGATTGGGAAAAGGCAAACGGCACACTATTCGGTAAGCCCGATTACAAGAAGTTTCTGGAAGGTCAGTTTGGTATCGACCTTACCATATAGCCTTCCGGGGGTTCGGGGGTTTGAACACGAATGACACGAATAGCACGAAATTCGGTTTTCGATTCCCCACCAGGTTAACATTAAACATTAATAAGAGATGAGTCAACTTACGCAGAATACCCTGCAGAGAATAGACAAGTGGCTATCTAACGGACTGAGCATCGATACCATGTTCCCGAAACTGGAACAGAAGTATAGAATGCAGCTCTGCTACGAGTTCTATAAACGCTGGGTACAAAACAACGACATAGACCCCAAGACTACCTGCCGCAACATAGCAAGGCGCGACTATGCGCTGTTTATGAAACAGGCAGGACAGGGCAACAGGGAGGCGCAGGAAATGGTGATGGCGCTGCATATTGATATTGACGACGAAGGAAATATCAAACCCCGTACCATTACCGAGCTGACAAACGATGTGGCGGTCTGCAACCATATCATCCGTTTTTTTATGACCGATGAGAGTCCGCGCCACAAGGCGATGTATCTCAATTCTGCGGAATGGCTTATCCGCACAGGCAAACAGCAGAACAACGACCGTGCGGTGGATAAGGGTATGCAGGCACTGGCTACCGTTTATGGCAACTTCCTGGAAGAGAAGGATGCTACCGAGGAAATGCCGGATATGAGCCGCATTGCCATTACGCAGGATGTGAGCATCGTGAAGCGAGACAGGGTGAACTATACTGACGAGTACAAGAAGAAGATGGCTCGCAAGTATGGTCTTACCGCCAAGGATATGCAGGATATTGCCGAAGAGGAGAGTCTGCAGGAGCATAATGAAAAGGCACCTGACTATATGGAGTATATGGAAGAGGTGCTGGATGATCATGCTGAGAAGAAGGAAGCCGAAATGGATATTCCGGAAGAGGAAGGTGATACCGGAAAGAAAGGAGGCGATGATGAGTAAGCGCAAAGGTAATCATCATTATCACAACAAGGTTCCTCCCTTTACTCCGGACCCTGAGCATTACACCCGAAAGCAACATACCTGGAAGGCGAAGGTGGCATACGAAACAGAAAATGCTGCCTGGGAGTTTCTGAACCAAAGACCGGAGCTGAAGGCGCAAGGATATGTAGCGTATCAGTGCAAGACGTGCCAGAAATGGCATGTGGGAAAATTAAGAGTTAAGAATTAATAGTTTATAGACTTTATGGCAAAAGACTGGGTAGGCGGCAATGCTGCCGTATTTAAAACGTTAGGCGCAAGCAACCATAAAAACGGCGAGCGACAGCGTGAAGACTACTATGCCACAGAACCCGCAGCTACCGAATGGCTCTGTAAGATAGAGCAGTTTACGGGGGTAATTTTGGAACCTTCTTGTGGCGAATGGCATATTAGCGAGGTATTGAAGGCGCATGGCTACGATGTAGTCAGCCGTGATTTGATAGATAGAGGTTATGGCGAGGTTGCAGATTTTCTTTCCATCGACAACTTAGAATGGAACGGAGATATTGTTACCAACCCACCATACCGATTTGCGTTGGAGTTCGTGGAAAAGGCTTTGCAGATTATCCCGAAAGGAAGAAAGGTTGCTATGTTCCTAAAACTGACTTTTCTTGAAGGAAAAGGAAGAAGACATCTGTTTAAAACGCAGCCACCTTGCAGGGTATGGGTAAGCAGTTCACGACTGAAATGCGCAGCCAATGGTGACTTTGACGCTATAGCATGGAGCGCCCAAGCCTATGCCTGGTTTATCTGGGAAAAAGGATATAAAGGAGAAACTATTCTAAAATGGTTTAATTGATAAAAATAGATTTATAGAGGATGGAAATAAATAAGATATATAATGAGGATTGCCTGGTAGGAATGAAAAAGATTCCGGACGCAAGCGTGGATTGCATTATCTGCGATTTGCCTTATGGCGTTCTCAATAAAAAGAGTGAGGGCGGTGGCTGGGATAGCATTATCCCGCTTGAGCCATTATGGAAAGAATATCTGCGCATAACCAAACCAAATGCAGCCATTATTCTTTTCTGCCAAGGTATGTTTACCGCACAGCTTATGATGTCGCAGCCGAAACTCTGGAAATATAATCTTATTTGGAGCAAGCAGCGGGTAACAGGCTTTCTGAATGCCAATAAAATGCCTCTGCGCTCGCATGAAGATATTGCAGTATTCTATCGGAAACAACCTGTCTACAATCCTCAGATGGTTAAATGTGCGCCACATCAAAGGAATCATCGAAGGGGAGATGGCTCTCATAGTTTGAAGCGAGGTTGTTATGGCGACCATAAAGAAGTGCCTACTATCGTATCAGATGAAAAATTCCCAAAGAGCATTATCTGCTTTGATAAAGAACATTCTGCCGATACCTTCCACCCTACGCAAAAGCCAGTCGCCCTTATCCAGTATCTTATATGTACTTATACCAATGTGGGGGGGGGTGCGTTCTCGATAATTGCATGGGCAGCGGTACTACCGCCATCGCCTGCATCCGTGAAAAGCGCAACTTTATCGGATTTGAGCTGAACAAAGAATATTACGACAAGGCTTGCAAGCGTATTCAGCTCGAAAAGGCGCAGCCTAGCCTATTTTAAAATATACAAATAGAGGAAGATATGAAATACGGATTACCCTATAAGGGAAGTAAAAACAAATTGGCAGAGAGGATTGTGAGCCTCCTGCCTAAACGCACACATCTGATAGATTTATTCTGCGGCGGGTGTGCAGTGAGCCATGCAGCGTTATTGAGAAACAAGTATGAGCATATTCACATTAATGATATTAACTGGATGTGCCCTACTCTATTCATTGATGCGTTGAACGGCAAATATCAAAACGAGACGAGATGGATAAGCCGTGAGGATTTCTTCAAGCTGAAAGATACCGATCCATACGTAGCAGTAGTTTGGTCGTTTGGAAATAATCTGCGTAATTATCTTTATTCTAAGGAAATTGAGCCTTTAAAGAAAGCTATTCATTATGCGATATTCTTTCATGAATACTCCCGGGGAAAAGAACTTGGATATGACTTATCTTTTATTGAGCCTATCAGCGATATTCAGCGCAGATATGCTGCCGTAAGGAGATATTTCAGCCAGTTCTGTCACTTCCGGCAACAATCATTTGAGGGGGCAGAAAGTAGCCACCAACTGCAAGTCGAACACGTCACGAGGGTGGGGGCAGAATCATCGAGATTGCAGAACACAGAAGCTTACGACAGAATCAATCAGACTGGAGAATGCCGAAAGATGGAACACAAGAGCCATCTTTCAAAAAAAAAATACAAACGCCCAAGCGAACTTCAATCGGAAGAAAGCCACAACTGCATTGCACAGATTGCAGTACAGAGAGCAACAGCTATCCCTGCCTCGAATTTCGGGGGGGGGCAATTCTCACACATCACATCAAGTGTACTTGATTATCAACAAGTTACAATACCCGATGACAGCGTAATCTACTGCGATATTCCCTACGAAGGAACAGATGGCTACCTAGAAAAAGATTCCGAAGGTTTCGACTATGAGCGATTCTACGATTGGTGCGAGCATCAGACACAACCCGTTTTCATATCTTCCTATCAGATGCCCGATGATCGCTTCGATTGCATCGAAGAGTTCTCACATCGCTCTACGCTATCGCAAAAAGCAAATAATCTCGTAACGGAACGCATCTATGTTCCGAAACATCAGAAGGAGCGAGGCAACAGAGCTATTCAACTTTCATTATTTTAAATCTGCGAAATTATGGCAAAGATTATTTATTTTGGAACCAATGGATGTTCCGAACACTACCCTATCGGTATTGATATGACACTGGCAGGAGAAGAATACAATAAATGGTGCGAGTGTGATAATGAAGTCTGGATAGAAAACATCCGGAAAAACCCAGGTCGCCACCTGATTCAACACCATGGTGAAACCTACACCAACTACGGTGTGCCTTTCTCTGTAGATGAAGACAGAGTTGGAAACCATACCGAACTCTTCTGGGAGGGAATACACTCGGAAAAAGAAATAATAGAACTCATAAAGAGTAACCCGTTTTTGAAACGACAATTTAAAATGTAAGCAACAATGATAGTAATAAAAATAAAAACATGGAAAGACTGGAAACAGGACTTTCTAAAATGGGTACAAGCACCTCGGCGCAGTACTTGCAAGGAGTACGTAGATTATATGGAGGCTTTACAAAATCAGGTTCTCTACAAAATAATAAACGACACTTGCGATAAATACGGCAATATGCGTGAGGATCAAATTCAAGACATCACCGAGGCAGTCGAGAGATGCGTGGCTGAGTGTGCCAAAGAAACACGCAAGTTAATCGATGATTGCCAGCCCGCAAAATTGCTCTAAGACTGTAAAAAACTGACATATCTACGGATTTCAAATCCGCAGGAACGCCTAACAGACGCAAGGATGCGGCTAAGAAAACATACATTCAGGATAACATTTTCATTTTTATGCAGCAACCACATCAGATTTACTTAACACGATTTCAGCAGCAATCATTATATATGGGTGCCCGAGACGAGAGGGATATTGCAGCTCGACGCACGGGTAAGACCGATGGTCTCGTGGCACCCTATGTATGGATGACCAGCAACTCCATGCCAGGAATGCTGGGGGCATGGGTAGCCGTATCACGACAACAGGGCTTCTCGAAAACCATACCGGGTACCATGGCTGCCATGGAGCGAATGTTCGGTTTTCAGATAGGCATTCACATGGGTTGGGGACGACCGCCAAAGCATGTGCGCCCTTCTATCTTCAAACCGAAAAGCTACGAAAACATCATCTGGTTTGCAAATGGTGCCCAATGGGCATTGATTTCTCTGTCGCAGACCGCTTCTGCAAACTCTTATACCTTCAGTGCATGTGTGGGCGATGAGTGCAGATTCTTCCCTAAGAAGAAAGTGGATGAGGAGTTGATGCCGGCATTATCAGGACAGACACACCCACTGGGAGACATCAACTTTTCTGACTACAACCCACTCTACCGTTCTACCCGATTCGTAAGTGATGCCTCGCTTACGGCAAAAGGCTCATGGCTGGAGCGTGAAGACGAGAAACTGGACTGGGAGATAGAGACAGGCAGGTTTAAGGGCAAGACCTACCGATGGGTACAGAACGAGCTGGAAGAGTATGCCGACAAGGTTATCAGATATAACGACCTGCTCTATAATGCCAAGAAGACGGGGCATTCGCTTCGCGTGGTATCAGTAGAGGAAAAGACTATCATACGTGCCGTGGCGTTGAAAATGCTGAAGCATGAAGGCATGTTCCGCATTCTGCCTAACCATGGTAAGAAAATCACTAAGAATATGGTGGATATGGCAGTAAACTACAAACTGGTTACTGCCGAGGATGCCGAACTTATCTATGATTACGAATATCTGATTACACCGGATGAGGATTTCGAGATGCAGATGTTCCTGCGCTCGAAAAAGTTTCAGGACGACTATCTCAGAGAACTGCGGCGCTCGGCTTTCGTGGTGCGCAGGGCATCTACCCTCGAAAACGTGGACGTTCTGGGTGAGGAGTATATCCGACAGATGAAGCGAGATCTTCCACCCTATACCTTCATGGTCTCGATATTGAACGTGAAAATCAAGAAATCGAACGATGGTTTCTATTCTAACCTGGATATAGATCATGTTCACGGTTATATCCCCGATGAGATTGACCCGCTTTCTCAGGCTAATTTCCGCACAGAGAAGGCTACGGGCATCATCGGCGGTAAGAAAATTACTGCAGAGAGTTATCAGCCGGACTTGAAAGAGCTGTCCGAGAGAAACGACTGCCGTATGGATAGCGACTGCATAAACGACCTTCCTCTTTATCTCGCATTTGACTATAACGCCAATATCAATACCCTGGTGGTAGGTCAGGTATATCAGCGTGACGGAGTAGAGGCAGTGAATGTTATCAAGAGTTTCTACGTGAAGAACGAGCGCAAGCTGAGAGAGTTGGTAGATGATTTCTCGCATTACTATGCTCCGAAGAGAGCCGTGAACAGAGATGTGGTTTACTACTATGATGCTACCGCAAAGCAAGGTGCATCGTATGCCTTGACCGATGAGCGATTCTACCAGGCAGTGATTAAGGAGTTGGAGCGCAATGGCTGGAAAGTTACGGCAATAGATATGGGTGTGCCGGAAAAGCATGAGGTGAAACATCGCATCATCAATAATGGTCTTGCCGGCATAGAATATCCTGCTATTCGTATCAATCAGCCTAACAACCCCGACCTGATTATTGCCCTGCAACTTTGTGAGGTAAGCATCGGTTATCAGGGATTCCGCAAGGATAAGAGTCAGGAGAAGAAGCCGGAAACGGAAGACAACCTGCCGTTGCAGCAGAGAACTGACTTTACCGATGCCTTCGACTCGCTATACTTAGGCTGCAAGTTCTGGCGAGGAAATATCGGCTGGTTCGTACTGCCGGACGGAAGAAACGTTTAACTAAATGTTGAATGTTAAGTGTTGAATGTTGAATTAGGCATACGCCATTGAGATAAACCAGCGATGGAATCGCTAGGAACGGAGGCTTTACTCCGAGAGGTAATTCAACATTCAACATTGATAAAAACATTCAACACTTAACATTAAACGAAATAAGGGGCGGGTGTCATCACGACAGCCGCCCCTCTTGATATTAACAAAACTTTACCTTAAAACAATTTTGACTTTTAATTCATGAGAACTAATTAATAAAGAAAATAAAGTCCCCGCGTTTCACAACGAAGGAACTTCAAAAAGATCAAAAACTAACAACTCTATAAAAATAAAATAATCATAACTATTACGTTAAGCATATTTTGATAAAACACTAGAAGAATCTATTCTTTACACACACATTAGAATTAATGAAGAAATTAGAACCCCGCGTTTCACAACGAAGGAAACTCTACGATTTTCAATGAGTAACAATAATTGTTTAACTTATAAAATATATCTGACAAAACATTAGAAGAATCTATTCTTTAATCTCAGGATGATCTCTGAGATATTTTTCACGAAAGTTACGGAACATAAGTTCATGCAACTTTCCCTTTTCCGGACTCAGTGTTCTCCATCTCTCGCTCCACTTTACCTTTTTACGGTAACAGGCTATGCGTACCACGGAGGATATAGGAAAATCGGTTGCCGTTCTTCCCGTTTCCGGATCATCATACGTAATACTAACTATCGGACGGTAAACATCACGAATACATACGCCCTGTTCTGCTACTGCCAGGAGAAGTTTATCATCATTCATTGGCAGCAGCAAAAGGGCATCACCGGAATAGGAATTATTAATGAGCGATTCAAAACTGCGGTTATGAAGTTTGATAAACCTGCCATCGGTGAAATAGATTTCCACCACCACTTCCTGGTAATCGCCACTATCCTGGTCGAGATCAGTAATCTCATCCCATAGCGTTTTATTTGCGAAGTCCATCTTACCGGAAGAATCCATCATCAGCCCATAGACAGACTTGAGCTGTTGCAGCATCATCTGCTCCCCTATTTTATTCATACGCTATAATCTTTCTTTTTTCTGTTTGCAAAGGTAAGAAAAAAGGTTTTTATGTCTGGGACAAAAACCTTTTTAATGTTGAATGTTGAGTGTTGAATGTTGAATTGCCTGACGGACTCAAGAGCGCTAGCCTAAATCAACACTCAACATTCAACACTCAACATTGAAGTTTCTTTACCAGCAGCAGACGATCGTTTTCATTCCTTGCCATTACACGATAGCCAAGACGTTTGTACCATTCGAGAACGAAAGGCTTACTGCCTTTATCATCCCACTCCAGCTGTGCCGACTTGCAGCCCAGTTTCTTAGCTTCCCGCTCTGCGGTCTCCATCAGGAGGCGAGCCGTTCCCTGCTTGCGGTACTTCTCATCTACCCAAAGGTTGTAGATAGCGCAATCGGCATACTGATAATACTCGTCTTTATAAGGTCCAGGCTTCGGTACCTCCACCTGTACGGTGCCGTGATTGATTTCATCCACGACAACAATCTTTTGAGATGACTCCCAATCTTGAATCTGTATCATAATATATTTTTTTTATAAATCCTTAAAGTCACTTGCTAATCAAATAAACGCTAAAGGTAAATCCTTTCTTGTTTCTATCTTCAGACCATGATTATTCATAAGATGCAGGCAAGCATCCTCTGTAAGATTCTGCCAGTCGATTTTATCCTCTTCGGTTAATGGAATAGGCAAAGAATCTTTAATCTTCATAAACAGGTCTTGTATTTTCTCCTCTCTATAATCAGAATAAAAATAAGCCTTATAATCGAAATAACCGAATACGAGACCTTCTTGCAAATCACCAGCATAATGAGGACTTATGTCACGCGTCCATCTTAACATAGGAAAATGAGAAGGCTCTACTGCCAATAGAGCATGAAAACGCTCCAAAGCTATAGCTTTTGCCTTATCACGATCGATAGCTTTCAGGTAAAAGTAAAAACAACTGCCTAGACCTTCTCCAGATAGAAACCTTACAGCATCGAAAAACTGACCCGACTGACTTAAATCATTGACAGAAACATTCTTTGCTTTTGAAGAGTTATCTATTCTGATAGAAATTTCATACCAGTATTCCTTTCGAAGCTGCTCCTCATCATCAATATTATATCTCTCTATAGTTCTATCCTCGGCTTTTTTAACAAACGAATCAGCTTTCTCTTTGTCAGAGAACACGCCATCAACACGATAGTCACTATACTCGCCCGATGTTACCACATAAGCGGTTTTAGGCTTATCGGTTGGAGTCACAAACAGGGTATTAAGGGATGTTGCAGGAACCCAGTTCAGATTAACGATATACTCGACTTTGTGTAGTTCAGGATGATCTACTGCAAAATCTCTACATAGTCTAGGAGTTCCTTCGTATGCCGGATCACCATTCGGGTAGAAATCGAAATGGTCTATTACCTTTGGTCCGATTTCATCCATAACAAACAATTCTGGTCTTTCTCGCTCACCCTTCACGTCTTCAAGATATTGCCCCTTCGCCCAGTCTATCGCCTTGTAGAACTCGTCATCGATATACATATATCCGTAATAAAATTCCCGGAACGCATCTTTACCTTCTTCTGACAAGGCTTTCGCCTTGACATCGTAGAATCGGTCTTCGTCCAGATATTTAAACATATCTGGAAAATCTTCCACGATAAAGAGAGAGCCCTCGTCCGTATAAACGATAAATGGCTTGCTGAAGTCAATATTGAAATCCTCATCGGTAATAGGGTGCCAAAGGGATTTAGTCTTTTCTGCTTCTGTGTATAAACTCATAATCTTATTATTTAAAATTCGTCTTTAATACCGCATCTTTTCTAAGGTTATTATAAAAATCCCTTGGGCAAATGCAATCCCAGAAGTTATCTGCTGGCGCATTGTATCTGTCGCCAAAGAAATCACAGGCACAGTTTACGCTTGTCTGATTGAAAGCGATTGCCTCTATATCATTTACGCTGTGAACCTTAATAAAGGCACTCAGTTTTTCGTATTGTTGTGGATATATACCTCCACACACATCAGCGACAACCTTTAAGCATTCAAGATAAACTGGTATATCTTCGCCTAGAACCTTTGCAAAATCAAAGGTAGATCTGAATACCATCATTTCCTCATAAGTTAAGCGGAAATCTTTCTGTAGGTCCTCAATTTCCTTTTTGGATGAAGAATAGATCCATCGGCTTACATATTCACCTTTTGCCTGTTTTTCCTTCACCCCTTCCAGTTCCAGCAGTTTTCCATCAGCTCCTACCGGTACGTAAGACGGAAGGTATTTCTTCTCCAAATACATCCAGAGGTGAGGCATCCCGCCCCAAGCGTTTGGAATCTCTATAGCGAGTTTCCAGCACTTTCTTTTCTTCATTTTAACGTATATCTCAAACATGATAAAGCTTAGTTAATGATTAAATGTATCTCATCTTCGTAGTCCTTGATAATCTCTATCGGACGGAAATGTTTATCCAGGTACTTCTCGGGAACTTCATTCAGTGGACCCTCAAATAAGGTCTGAAGGTTGCGGGTATCAGGCTGGATAGTATCAATGCTTACCTGGCAGAACTCGTCAATGATAGTACCTACAAGGTCGCCTATCTTCAATGGCGAAGAATGCAGCTTCTTCTCCTCTTTCTTGCTGAGAGGAGGAACGAATGGCTTCTGCTTCTCGCAAATCACGTAAGGGGTCACGATACTCTTCTGCTTGGAAGCATCATCTGTAAAATCATTATACTTGATAGTAACAGCGTTAAAATTGCCGAGATAGTTAACAGGGCAGGCCTGGATAACCTCTGCAAGGCTCGGTTTGAACAAATTCGGTGAGCCGAAAGTATGCACTGCTTCAAAACTAGGCAGTACGCTTTTCACTTCCTTGGGGTGTTCCTTATTATATGAAGGCTCATCCCAGATACAGGAGGCACCAAACACATCTTTAGGCTTTGGATATTCTAAAAGCACAAAATCTTTTGATTTAGGGTCATGCCGGAAACAGAAAACGCTGATACCTTCAGCTATCTTCTCTATCTGCTCCCTGGTTAATTCTATCTTTTCCATAATCTATAAATCTTTTAATCATTAAAATGCGTCTTTAATATCACATCCGGCTACTGCCTTGTATTCTGCCTTGAGGAAAGCAATCTCATCCTTCAGGCGCTTGATTTCTGCGGTAGGCTGATTACGCTCTACACACTTTTTCCAGTTGCGGTAGGCATAATAAAACTTATCGCATAGCTTCAGTTCCTCATCGGTGTACTTTTGCAGATGCAGACAGTGTGCCTGTTTTATCTCATTCAGTTTACCATCCACTTTAAGTACAATCAGCCCGGCATAATCAGGAAGGAGAGGATATACTTTCGCACTAAGGTACCATGGTACGCAATAATAAAAGAAATTCGGGCGGCGGCGTTTCTCATCTCCATTCTTCAGCAATTCATGCTTCTGCCGCTTATGGGTGAAATCGTTCTTGAAATCAGCAAGGGATATTTTGCATTCCACCTCATACCAATATCCGCTTCGGGTCTTAATGAGCATATCACTCTCCCAGTCGAACACATAAAGGTTTTCTACGATAAACTTATGGTTCGATTTCCAGCCGCGCAAATGCTGCTGAAGAAACTGCTCTGATAACTGCTCCTTAGTAAGGAGCTGTGCTTGTTTACTCTTTGTTCCCATCTATCTTTTTCATTTGTCCGTCCTTTAATTCATAACCCACATCTCGAAGTCTTGACTCCAACATCTTGACTTGTGATATGGAAGCTACATAAATTTCGGCTTTATCAGGATCGCAAAGATTTATATCAGGAATAATTTCATTAGCGAAATTATCTGTTTTCTCGCTACGGCTAATTCTTCTATCCGGATCGCTAACATAAAGCTTTTTTGAATCACTGTCTTCACTCCAAAAGAAATGAAGCAATATCTTTTTATCTATATGCCAAAGGTTAGCCTTTACGCAAGCAAAACTCTGTTTAGTACTCCGAGGGTCTTTGCTTTTCAGGAAATAAATCACACCTTCCTGCATAAGCGCAGGAGGTACATTAATATCTTCCACGTATTCACTATATTCACAAGGCTTGACACGATACTTACAGTTTTCCGTATCAATATCATATTCCTCTGGGTTGAAATCTCGCCAATCAGGTTCCTCCAATGGGCGATACTCTACGGGATTCCCTTCCTTGATGGCTTGCAGCACCTGCAGCAAGCCATCAACATCAAACAAATAATTCTTCTTCATAACTATTTTTTATTTATAAATGCGGATAAGGCAAGGAATGTAGCAATCGTAGTTTTTATAGCCTGGCTCTACATAGCTGACTTCGGGATTGCTATCACGCATAGCGTTTATATCATCCAAAGAGTAAGGACCTACGTAGCATGAAGGAAAACCTATGTAAAGGATAGAGCCTTCGTTGTCATACCCAGCAATACGGCCACAATATCTCCCTCCTTTTCTTGCCTGAACGTCTGTCGTAATCAGAACTTCACGACCTTGATAAAGATGATAAATCTCCTTAACCGTCAATCCGGAAATATCCTCATACACGGAATCAGCAGAGGCAGAAGCATTCTTCTGCTCCACCGTATTCACTTTTGGCTCTACTCTATCTTTAGTAGGCTCTACCCCCATAGCGAAACAGATTTTCTTTGCCAATTCTTCTTCTTCACGTTTGCAGCGATGTTTTATCTTTAAAACGTTAAGCTTTGTCTTTCTCCAATTATCAGCCCAAGAAAGGAGCCAGAAACCTACAAAGAAACCAGCCAGCACAACGATGATTGCCCACAGGCAACAATCATATATCTCCTGCGATATAGCGTAAGGGTTTGTATAAATACTCTTCAGTTTGCCGATACCATAAATAAGGATAACACCAAGGATGGGTACCAGTGCCGCCAACAGGTTAACACCGATAACCTGGGCATAATACTTCAATTTACTTTTCATCATTTTCTTTTTGTTTTGATTCATAAATCTTTTTTATTTCATCAAGATTTCTGACACACAAATCTCGATAAGCACCTTCAAAAGTTTCTGTCTGTTTATACATGCTGTCCTTTACCATAAAACGGCAATCAAGACCGCGTGCCAGGGTTTTAACCGCAACAATAAAACCGACAAACTCGTTGGGATCATATCTATCTTTCTTGATAGGAGATTGAGCACCGAAACGTATCTCGTCCGTAATCTTGTATGTATTCCTGATTACTTCCGATGCAGCATGAATACTTGCTATCGGCTCTAAAGACACGAAGGTCTTAACCATGTATTTATCGTGCAACTCACGCAAGGCTTCGATACGTTCCTCAGTAGAAGGAGCGCCAGGCTCCAACTTATCTTTGCCGGTGATAGTGAAACCGATGGTGAGGTAGCGGGCTATATCCTTGTTATCTATTGTAAGGTCTCGAAGTGTGCTCTTCCACAAACCCGTCTGCATCCAATGCACGTTTTTTGTTAATATCGTGACCGGAATACGATCGAATATCAAATGTAAAACTACCTGCTGCAGAATAAACATATCTGCCTCTATATCAAATGGGTCGCAAGTGAAAGAGAAGAAGATACCGCCATCCTGACGTATTTTATCTATTCCTATCTTCTCTAAATCCTTCGAGATAAGGTCAAGGGTAGCCATGAGGCCTTTATGGTCTACAACACCTTTCTTAATAGCATCATGGGCAGTCATATTGTTTTTCTTCAGATATTCATTGAGCAGCTTATCACGCTGCCTGATGATAGGTGCCGCCAGTTCCGGCTTATCGCCGAAGACGTGACTCAACACTCCTCTGCGGTTATAACAATATGTGCAGCCATTAGAGCAACCATGGTAAAGATTGATTGCCCACTTAGCATATTCACCAGCCGCACCCTGCGGCTGGTAAATCAATGCTCCCTTTACAGGAGTTTCTTTCGTTTCTGTTTTCATATACTTATTCTTTTTTATCTTCTGGCTTTTCTATCAAAAATCCGATGCCAGCGTGGATATTACCCAGCTTATACCACTTCTGACTGAGAGTCATCACATAGCTACTGAAGGCATTCTCTTCAATATCCAACTCGAAATCTTCGTCAGTATCAGGCTTACCGTGTCTGATATAACCTTTACCTGGTGTATAAATGAGACGATAGTAAACGCCATCTTTACAGAGGTACAGACCGCTATTCTTACAATCAGAACTCCACCATTCCGGCTTGCTAACGTAGCAAAGCATCACATCACCATCGTAGATAGGGATATTCGATTTCTTACCATCGTTCTTGCCTACATAGTCCTTGGCATCGACGCTATCTACCTGACGGGCAATAGTCATCAATTCATAGCCGTTTTTTATCATTTCGGCTATCTCGATATACGTAGCCTGCCATTGCAGGTCAAACTCCTGCTGAAACCACTCACCATTCTTAAGAAAGATTGCGAGGATATTCTGCTTCCTGTCCCCGTCGTTGGCAGGGGCAGTCTTGATGATGCTGTTCAATGCGTGCAGTTTACGGGCTTCCTTCGCCATGCTTACCATGGTGTAGAAATAACCGTCTGGTTTATCATCGACGCACCAATACTGTCCACAAGCTATCTTGCGAAGGTAGCCGTACATATCCATCGCTTCACGCTCCGGTATATCATGCTGCTGGCATACGAACTTATATTGGTCGGGGTAAATGCTTTCCACCAGGTCGCTGAATGCCTGCATGTTCTTAATGGCGCTTACATATTCTTCTGTTTTCATACGTTACTCCTCTTTTTTTTCTAAATCCTCACTCTGTTCAAAGTTTTTATTCCAACAGATGATGGTACTATCTTCAGGTATTCTACATACGAAACCTGGGCAGCACCAGCATTCAAAAGAATCTGTTCTGATAAGGCAATCGTTATATTCAGTCTTTTCTCCGTGAGGGCACGGGGCGTTCTGAGGGTACTCCGTAGCTACGACTTTTACCTTATTATAAATAGAACGAAGCCTGGTATTTAAAGTGCTAATTCTCTTATACAGCTCTCCATTCTCTTTTTCCAAATCGTTGTTGCGTTTGTATATCCTATAAGCGGAATTACCCTCCCATCGTTCGTACTGCTTACGGAAACGATGGTTGGTATACTTACGGAAGAATTTAGACTTACTGCCCGATTCTATAATAAGATCAAAGATAAAGCCTGCTATCTTCTCCTTCACCTGTTTCATATCTATCTTCATACGATTATCCTTCTTTGCTACTATTAATAAGATCCTCATATTCACCAATCGTGATTTCCGTGAAATCGGAGTTGCATTTCTCTGCTCGGATGCCATCATCGAAGAAGGCAAAAATGCGGTCTTTGCAGCGGAGAAGCTGAGTGATGGAGATAGAGTTACCTTGAGAACCCCCTATGCTCAACTCCTTCAATATATCGAAATGGCTGGTGACAGCCTTGTAGGAGGCAAGAACGGCAGCGATAGCCTTACCATGCTTGCAACGCTTGTTTGGCTTTATTGCTACGTAATGACCATCCTCAAACATTCGGCTATCTATCTTTCTCCATGCCTTTTCATCCAATGTGTCGAAACGCTCAGATGGTACCCAGATGGCGGTTATCAGATACTCTCGCAGCAGACTGCGGTTAGGTTGATAACCTTGCCACTTCTCAAACTTGAAGCCAACGGCTTCATCCACTCTCTTCATGTAGGCCTGGTATTCTTTTTCTTCAGCTTCAAGAATACCTCTAATGTATTCGTAAGCCTTTGAACCTTGTTTAGCTTCGTATAACATACGCTATTTCTCCTTTTCTTCTTGTTGAACATCTTCTTTCTTATCCTCCACATACTTCTTGCCGCAGAAAGGGCAATACTCGGGAAGGATATTTACCTGGTTCCACTTCTCGCAGAAGGAACCATCCTTCTTCTGTTTATGGAATAAACCATAAACGTTCACCATCGCAATGCCTGATGGAATACCGATACTTGTATCAAGGCAACCACTCTCGTTTGTCTTCTCCTTAACCATTTTCTCAACTCTGCTAATACAATTACATGCCATAATCTTTAATATTTTTATTTGTTTATCTCATTTCATTTAATTCATCATAGAAATCAAGATGGAACTGATGCCAGGAAATTTCTTTCAAAGTTTCATCTTTCTCTCTAAACCTCATGCTTGGCTCATCCACATAGAAGAAGACGCGGCTTCTGAAAAAATAGAGTTTAAACGGCCAAATCGGTCTATTCACTGGCTCCGTGAGGTTCAAACCTATTCTTATATCATTGAAACCTGCTACAGGGTTATACGAGTCGAGCACCTGCTGAACAGCCCTACCCTGCTCTGTCTTTTGGTTTGGAATCAAGTAATGATAAACGCCGATCGAAAAACGATGAGTAAGAATTTTCACCCAGGCTCTCTTATCTAATTTAGCCCGTTGCTCTGGTGTTACCAGTATCTTCTCGATTCTAAATCGGCGAGTGAGAAACCAATTTTCCTCAACGTGTATATCTTTATCGAAATCAGAACCGATAGCTTCCACTATTCGCTTCTTGTAGTTTACACGTTCTTGCAATTCAGCTTCGACAATACCCTTAATGTATTCGTAAGTCTTTGTTCCTTGTTTTGCTTCGTACAACATATCTTCTTCGTTTTTTAGTTCTTACTCTTAATCTGCGACGGAATAGCAGAGGATGAGGTCGAGATGGAGGCGGCGGTGGCGGGATATTCGACGGCTTTATAGGCTCATGCCCACCTTCAAATATTCCGGAGACCAACACCAGGAAAAATATTGCAAATACCCAAAGCATGGTTACGATGATCTTTTCCTCCGTCGATAACTCTAACGTCATTTCTTTCTTCTTCTATTACGTTTATTCTGTATATACTGCCCGAAGTCTTTAGGAGTAGAAATCATCATCTCTATAGGCTCCGGACACTTATAAATACTCTGAGGATAACCAATATATAACATTTGTTTCTATACGCTAATTAAAATTTATGATCTTTACAAACATTAAAACATGCTGTTTTTTAATAATGTTTAACACACCATGCGGAGGCACGAGGGTCATCGTCAACACTATACCAAAAACAGTTACCGCAGAACTGATCTACTTCATCGGGCATACGACTATTGTTTTTTGGGTTTATAAATACCTTCCAAGCTATCGTCTGTATCGAACTTATTGCCGACAACCTCGAAAAGAAGGAGGCAGCTATCTTTTTCTGAAAGCTCGAACAGGTATATATCCGCGTTCTCTGTACCGTTTCTGCGAATGAAGAATGCGCCGCGATCAAACATTACCGTAAATCGAGCATGGCTCTGTGTATGCTCAAGAATATCACCTTCCCAAATCGGGTTGACATACTTGTCGCAGAAGCCGGTAAACATACAGACGGTTTCAGGGTTAATGTCCGTAGCGGTATAAATAATCGGTTCGCAATCTTGATTCACTCCCAGTGGATGAGAAATAAAATAGCGATTATTATCACTACGACGAAAATTGCCAGTAACCCAACTACCTGGAGGAAAATTCAAATCCCGTTCGTCGGTACTTTTTGCTTTAAATATGATATGCTCTATCTTCATAATCTATACCTTTCTTTTTAAGGAACTCTTTTGCTGCATCAAAGCTGTCAAACTTCATAGGGCGAGTGAAACGATCATTCAGATACCTGTATCTCTGCCACCAATGTTTTTTATACTTAATGAAGTACTTCACTTCATCCGTAAAACTCGGAAGTTTCTCCCCATTAAAGAATTTGGGGAAGCGAACCGAAATAATTTTTATCTTCATACTACTATCCTCTTTAAAGTAAAAATACTCAGCTACCTTCTCCATCAACACGATAAGGGATATTACGAATATCGCAAGAAGTATGAGCTGTAAATCTAAACATTGCTCAAGTGTCATACGCTTATCTGAAAATATGATTATCGCAAACTAAATCGCATGATGTTTCTTCTTGATTGTCGATGCACCAGCCCTGGCCATAGGCATCCTCATTGTCGAACCAGTAGCAGTTACCACAACATTTCTTTTCTTTCTTTGCCATAAGCTATTTGAATCTGATTACGAACATATTCTTTTTCAACCACGCATCAGGGCACATGCCCTTCTTCGGTTTATCTACAGTTATCTCGTCGATTTCCTTCTCGATATACGGTTGGTTATCTTTCGGATAACCGAGGAGAAAATGAACGTGTGTGAAAGGCTCTAATACCTCCTTGCGGTAAGTTCTATCTTCCGGACTGTCCGAAGTGTGCTTGAGTCCTCCGGTGAGATAGCCTTGCACAAAAAAACCTCTATCGGAAGCACGATGATATTTGGCTACACCAGCTATCAAGGCTGGCCTATTCGGTATATCCTTTCTAAATAAACGAATCGTCCAGTATAAAGAGCATTCCCGATACTCCTCTGTCTTCTCTCCGCTAGCTATCTTCTGGTACCACTCATCAGTAAGATGAATGGTTAATACTTTCTTTTCTGCCATATTACTTACTTTTTAACCAGCGATGGAATAGCTGGGAACGGAAGCGTATACTTCGTAAATTACCCAAATTCAGCGCTGTTTCCAGCTTTTCGAACAACTGTTCTTCTTCTTCTTCTGATTTCTTTCGGAAGAAAGAAGAAGAATAGATGTTTCCCATTGCTGAATAGAAGAAATTATGAGGGTTCCGGTATAGCTTAGTGTAGCTATCACGCAGTTGGAATGGGGTATGAGGAAGCGTGATAGGCAGCATAGACTTGCTGAATACCGGTAATACCGTTCTCGCCAACATCTGAGCTTCGTAGTGCGCTTCCTTATCATCTATTACCAGTAAGGTGCCGGTAAAACCACGAGGCGTTTTCTCGCTCTTTGGGTGACCATCGACACAAAAACTAGGACCGGAGGCTGTAATGCTGCTGTTTACTAAAGGAACCTCATGCCACATTTCGCCCATCAGCTTCTCCATGTGTTCCCACTCCATCTTATTTTCGCCCTGGCCTACGAATGTTACCAGATTGCCTTCCTCATTAATATAAGGCTGGCCGGGATGCCGTTCAAAATCTTCTTTTCTGCAGACGAAGACTCTTGTGCCTATACCAGCATATTCTTCTGCCGTTTTTTCCTTCAGTTCTTCTTTCTTTGCCATAGCTATTTCTTTTTATAATCGATACCATTCTTTTTCAGATACTCTTCGGCTGCCTCTTGGCTATTAAACTTCATGGGAATACCGAATCAACCTTTCAGGTATCTGTATCTTTGCCACCAATGTTTTTTATACATGATGAAGTACATAACCTCACCCGCAAAGCTCGGATGCCACTCCATATTAAAGAATCTGGTAAGACGAGCCGAAACAATTTTTATCTTCATACTACTACTATCTTTCTTAAAATAAAAATACTCTGCTATCTGCTCCATTAACACGATAAGGAATATTACGAATATCGTAAGAAGTATAAGCTGTAAATCGGAGCATTATACAAATGTCATAACTATTCAACTATCTTATCCTTGAAACCAATTAGGCGCTTGGCATCTTCCTCGGTTATCAATTCTATCTCATCGTTGTTGTGATCATCCTTGACAACCAAATCATCGGTAAAGACGAAATAATATTTACCCTCATGGGTGGAAAGCTGCGTAGGCCGGAAAGGACTGCAGGCAATGATGGCACGCAGCCCTAACTTCTTCAGAATATCATCGTGAGTGGTAACTGGATGATATGAAGACATCACTTCCTTTATAGCCCTACCCTCTTCATTATTCAGGTTAGGAGTTACCCAAAGCTGATTATCGTCATAATAAGTTTTGCTCCAAACTTCCTTATCCAGCGTTTCGTACTCCTCGGGAGTAACGATAAACTCGTAGATTTCCAACTTTCGGGAATAGGTGGAGTTAACATAAGTGGCGGCTACCTGAGTTAACTGGAAGGGTATCGCCTTGCGGATGCGGTCGCAATATTCTACACTTTGCTGGCGCTCCTTCTCTATCACGTCCTTCACCCACTCGAAAGACTTAGAACCTTCTTTTAATTTAAATATGTGCATAGTGCTATTACTTTAAATGATTTCTCTGACAACAGAGATATACGTTTTTGATAATCTCACGGAAGACGAAACTTATCTCGCAGTTGTGATAGAGGATTTCTGCGATGTTAGCCTTCTCTTCAGGGGAGGCTTTGTCCTCCAGAATATTAGTGAGACAATGACCGATATTCTGCTTGCCACGGGTATCTTTCGATACATGATCGCCTTCGATATGAAAGACAGCAAGGGTGGTAAGCTGCAAAGGGTGTTGTTCCTGAAAGACTTGTATCTTTGCCTTGATTTCATTCATTAACTGATCGAAATCTTCGGTAAGATGGTTTAAGCCTTTGACGTAAGCGATGAACTCATCAAGAGTTTCACGGCTATCAAACTGCTTCTTCAGTTCTTCTCTAGAGATAACTATATCCGGTTTCTGACGGAGCAGAGCATCTATCTGCTCGTCGATGTATTTCTTATTTTCTTTACTCATTGTTACTTCTTTTTTTTAGGGACCAGCGATAGAATCGCTGGGAACGGAGGCGAGAGGTGGGTTATTACTTTTTGACTTGGCAGGAGCAGGAGGCTGAGTGAATGCAGCAGGTGTAGCCTCTGGCGGTCTCAAAGATGATATACTCGTGACCTTTTGATATTACGGTGATGCTACTGCCTTTTATCCGGTTGCCTTCTCTGTAATCGGTAATGAGCGCATGAATAAGCAGGTAGAGCATGCCGAACATAAAAAGTGTAAATATCACATCTGAGGTTGTTGCTTTCAACTCATAAAAGAGTTTCTTTAACTTTGCCTTATCCATACGCCTTAACAATTATAGAGCTTGATACCATAGCGGTTCTTCATCAGGGTTACTGCCCAGTCGGGATAACCGCCTTTATGCTGTTCCTGATAGATTTCTATCTCCCGGTTATAGCGCTGTAGGAGGAGAACAAATCTAGGGTCGGGAGCTTCGCCACCTCGTATGTGATATTTCTCCTGAGCGAACTGCATTTCTGCCATCAGCTTGTAGCTATGCGTGAACTGCTCGTTGCCTCCCTCGTTGTAGATAATTGCCATTACCCTTGCCAGGTCATCCTTCTTCACTACAGCCATACCTACGGCATCAGCCGTGCGGAGAGTAGCGAGATAGAACTGGAAATCGAAATCTGTTTTATCCATATCGTTTTGTTTTTACTTAATCTTCTAATAGAGACTGAGGAGCCTTCAGTTCCTCGCAACCGCAAAGACGGAGGAAATGCTGCAGGTCGTGAATGCTTATTATCTGCATGACTCCTGCGCCCAAATTCATGCTGCCAGAAATGAAACGTACAATTTGTGCTATTGTGCCCTTGCCCTGCGACTCCTGGAGACAAGTAAAGTAACTCAGACCTTCTTTTACTAAGTGCTGAAATTCTTCTTCATCTTCGTAATGCAGTTCGTAAGCCACCATGTAATAATCGCAAATGAAACGCTTGGCAGAGAACTTATACTGATAGGCAAAACGGAGACCACTTTCCTGCTGCATTATATCATCGCTAGGAGTGAACACCTGCGGATTTTCCTTTAACCATTCCTCCGTTATCGGCACAAGACAGAGATCATCGTATTCTCTAGAAACCGTGAGGCCTGTCTGTGCTAAGATGATAGAACAAAATTCATCATCCTGCTGGTCGATATATGCCAACTGATTCCCCTGAGATGGATCATTAAGAGATACCGGAGCATAGACGTAATCGCCTAACTGAAAATCATGCGGTCCATACTTGACAGGTTCGGAACCGCTAATCTTTATTTTGTTTGCCATTGTCTTTATCTTTTTTATTTACCATACTTCCGTTTCAAACTCTCAAGACTCTCCTCTACGATTTTCTTTATCAGATCTTCGGGGAAGTCTTCAATATTCACGTCCTTATTGAGTACATATCGGTTGAGAACATCGTGATAAAAATCCTTAATCTCATCACGATCGAAATCCTCATACGCAATAAAGTCAATCTCCTCAATGGCAAGCAAATCGCCATTCTTGAAATTACATCTGGTAACATTGATGCCTCCTGGGTGGATAGTTAAAGAATTATTACCGGAAATCATCATCTTACTCACGTTTACAGGAACCATGGAAAGCTCTTGCGCTATCTGTAATTCAGTAAGACGTTTATATCCCCATATCGACGGAATGTAGGCATTCAGGAAGTTGGGATGGAAACGCATTTTTGCACGATGAAATGCCCAATAGCCATTTCTTGCCTTAACCAGCATATCAGCCTCTGTCCTACCATCAGCATAATGATACACCACAGCATAAAGACTGCCAGCATCATTGCGAATTACGAACTCCACATCAACTTCTGTACGCTCCACCTCTCTAGGCTCTGACATACGCTTAACGGCATTGTTGAATTTTAAATATGCCGTATCATCTGCGTTTCCTCCTCTATAGAAGGTAGGTGCCAAAGTGATAGGGTCTTTATCGTTTCCTTTCGGTAATGGCAGCTGAATATCAATTATTCTATGATCCATACGCCTTTCTACTTATTGTAATCTACCACGATGTTGTACTTTGCAAGGACGGGTACCAGGCCGGTCATTACACCTTTGCCTAAGAGAGGAACGGCATCTAATACGCTGTATGGGATAACCTTCTTCTTAGGAAGCTGTTCACGGTTGGCTTCCTCTTCTAGTATTTTCTTGTAGGTTTCCAACTCCTTGTCGGCAGCATCGCGCTCATCAAGAGCCTTCTTATATTTGGCATTCAGCTCATCATATTGCTCCTGAGCCTCCTTTGCCTCCTGACGCAGTTTAGCGATGAAATTACTGGCTTTATTCATAGTGGCATCGGATTCGGCAGCTTGCTGCACCAGGGTGTCGACTTCCTGCTGGTGCTGGGCTTTCAGATCTTCCAACTGCTGCTGAAGAGAGGCAATCTCTTTCCGCAAGGCATCGGTATCGGTGGCGGTATGCACGAAATCAAACAGGCGTTCGATGTTCTGCTTTAACTGAGCACAGGTTTCGGTGGTCGTACCGATGAGGGTTACGGCTTCTTCGGCGGTGAGGGTATAGCCGGACTTTGAACCAGCGATAAAATCGCTGGGAACGGAGGCGTTTTCGACAGTGGCGGCGGCTTTTGCGGCTTCCTCTTCCTTGGCTTTCTTTTCCTCGGCTTTCTGCTGCTCTAACACGAAGGAGATAGCTGTGGGCATATCTTCCAGCTTATCGTAGTAATTATCTTCCTGCGCATCGAGAGCAAGACGGCCTTCGTATACCTCCCACAGATGGTTATCTATGAGGTAATAGATGGCTGAGAGCACTGTGCGCTCGCCATGCTCCTCGATATAGGCGTTGAGAGGAGCAACCCAGGCTTTCTCTACTACGTCCTTGAGCCATTCCTTATAGACTACACCCATCAGAGTCTTTTTATCGTTCTCATCGGCATAACAGGAAGCTATGCGGGGGATAACGTAGAGAGGTTCTGTCTTCTGCAGGAAGTTCTCGTAGTTGATACCGAGAGCCTGGCGAACCATATTGCTCACGCTTTTAAACTTATACTTCTTCAATAAAGCTCGAAGTATGTTTTGCTGTTTATTGATCATACAGATTCAGTTTTATAATCGTTGTTTATTGTTTATTATTACTTTGAAGTATCAGGCGAATCATCGTCCTCTCCTTCGATAATCTCAAAGCCATGCTTTCGGGCGGTAGCCTCGCTGCGTTCCGAGCGGTTGGCTTGCATGGAGTTTTCGTGTTCCCGAAACTCATGCATCAGCCTCCGGTTCTGGTTCTTCCGGCCAGCCGTCCTCCTGATAACCAGCCTTATGTTCCTCTACTGATTTCTCACGGCGATTGTCGTAATATACAGGTTGTTCACCTGCGGCTACTCTCTCCTTATTGTACTCAGCATAGGCAATACCTATCTTATCCATAAACTCCTCGTTGGCACGGCGTTTAGCTACCTTGTAGTCGTGATTGGCTTTCTGATATTGGGCATGAGCTTCGGCACGATCAGCATCTCGCTGAACGAAGAAAGATTTCTTTTCCAAGGTTTGCTTGCCGAGAAATTCTTTCAGGCTAGACTTCTGACGCTCCTTGAACTCAACTTCCTTATCCAAGAGTTCCTTCTTACGTTTCGCAAAAGCCTCGCCGCCATCGGTCTTGATTTTCAAAGCAACTTCGTGCTTTTTGTCTCTCTCCTTGCGTAAAGGCGCAAGGACTTCTTTCTGAAATTCTTCTAATGTTCTCATTTCTTTATTAATCTTTAATGTATTATAAAACTTTTCTTAGTCGAAGAGGGAAGGATTTTGCCTCTTCTCTCTTTCTTTTCTTGCTGCCTTCTCGGCTTCCTCACCCTTCTTCTTCACTTCGGCTTGCTCGGTGAGGATTGCTTTCAGCTCCTTGCGGGAAGCTAAAGGGTTTGCATTAACGATAGCGATAAATAAAACTCTGCCCAGCTTTTTATAGAGCGGAATGAATTCCTTATCTATCAGGTCGGCTGGCTCGCTGGCAGGAATACTAACCTGGTTCAGGTCTTTCCCTTCTTTGTTGACGATGAGGAAGGTTCTTTTCTTGCCATCTTCGTCTTCGATTTGTACGCCTCCGGAATATTTAGCCACACTCAGTTGACTGCGCAGCCAGCTTTCCTTTGTGAATAATATTGTTTTCATATACGAGGGGTTGCTTATTTTTCTTCTTTCAAATCGTTCTTGATTTCATCCCACATCGCCATCTCTACCTTCTTACCGTCGAAGTGGCCAACGGCTACCAGTTCGCCACCTTCCTGGGTGGCATCAGCAGAGGAGATGGCACTACTGCGGATAATCATAATATCGAACTCGTGGATAGCATCGAGGATGCTCTTCATATCGATGTGCTGCATATTCTCTCTGGCATTCAGACGGATGCGCTGAATATCAGCATCGGTCAGCTTGCTGGACGTTTTCTCCTGCGCATCCCTCACTGCCTGCGTCTCGATAGTGATACGCTGCTGCTCATAAGCATCAACGAGCAGTTCCGAGTTTTGTATCTGGGCAGCGATATTCAGAAACTTCTTGAACAATTCACTTCCACCAGCAAGCAGCATGGTACCCAAACTCTGCTCAATCAGAAGAGTCTTGCCTTTAACCTGCCAGTAAATCAAACCAGCCTTTTCCCACTTCTTGATCGTGGCAACTACGCTAGTCAGACTATCCAATGTTTTGAGAGCTTTCTTTGCTCTATGTCTTTTAAACGGATTCCACATAATCTATATATTGTTTAAAAATGAATATTCCAGTTAAAAAGCGCCCTATGCTCACGCACCGGGGAGGTGTAGGGAAATGTGAATAGACAACCCTACATTGCTTTTGCTTGTAGTTATATCACAGAACTTACCTTTCGCCAAAGGCTCATGCTATGAAGCATTTAAATTCAATAATTTAACAGTTAGAGTTTTAAAAATCTTCGATAAACTATATTGAATCTTAAAACATGAATTACCATATTAATGCGTGATAAACCTTGTGCCATCTACTTCGAGTACCAGTATATCGTTCACCACGCGGATTTCTCCACTGTTTACGAACTGCACTTTTCTCTGATGACGCATAACATCCACCTTCAGACAGACGCATTCACCTTCATCTACGTGTCCGGTCTTGGTGAGGAACTTGATGTAGAACGATTTGCGCTTTACGTTCCTCGCTGTCTGTGGATGCACATAACCAGTTACCTGCTGTCCGCTGCGTGGGTCTATCCACTGCCACTTTTCGCAGAACTGACGGAGGTTCTGATAAGATTGATGATATTTTGCCATAACTCTTATCTATTAGTCGATGAATTTATACGAAGCCACCGAAATCATAATGATCACGAGGACCATCCTGCTCCTTATCCTCTTCGTAAGGAGGAAGCTTGGCTTGCAGGAATCGGTTCAGAATGATACTGTCTACCTTCCGTTTCTCCTTGGCTACCCTTTGCCGATGCCGCAATATATCAGGAAACAGGATGTTCTTGAGCGGGTTCGACCAATCGGCTGCGTCATTGCATGCCGAATAGTCGGGGTACAGCACCATCGAATAATGCGATAACTTACCGTTGGGGGTATCGAGCATCGGACCAGCCAACGTAAAGGCTTTCTCCTCGTTATAAATAACCATGTGCGAAGTCTGTAGGGTCACATCATTATGGTTCTGATACAAGATTCTGTCTCTGTATTTCATCAGATGAATATCTATCCAGTCTTCTACACTCTTATCGGTTGAGAGCACCAGGTTGGTTATCCAACCTCTCTCAAAGCAAGTCTGAAGGTAGTTGATGATATATCCGGTGGCAGATGTTCTGCTTACGGTCATCGCCAACACCATCACACAGAAATGCTTTTTCTGTGCCCGGTTGGGGTTTACATCAGCCAGATAGCCGATAGCATGGAAGAATTTATCTATCAGCACATCGCCGTGAGTATAGAAGCTCAATGCCCTCCGTGGTGCCTGTATAATTGCGCGGGGCAGTTTTTTGTCTACACAACAGGGAGGAATGAACAAAGTATCATTCATAATCTTTTATCTTATTCGTTCGATGTAAGTTTATTCTTCAAGAATCATCGGCATGATCAGGGTCAATGCTCTAGGAGATGATTCGTTGGCGGTGATAACGCCAGCGCGGCGAGGATCGCCAAGATGCAGGCATACGGTATCAGACTGGATAGGTGCCAGAGCATTCAGCAGACTGCTTGCCTTGAAACCTATGCGATGACCATCTACGCAATTACTGTCGATGATAAGCACCTGGTCATTGGCCGACATGTTGAAGTCCAAATCCTGCGCTGCCACGTCGAGGAACATACCCTCCTTCTTCAGGACGATCATGTTGCTGCTCTCTGACGAGAAGAGTGCCACACGCTTTACTACGCTTGCCAACTCGCGCTTGTCTACCACAACATTATAAGGGTTGTTGCGAGGAATAACCGAGTTATAATTAGGATACTGACCTACCATCTTCTTGCAGACGAAGGTAATATCATTACCCGAAGTGAAGCGCACCATACTCTCGTTTGCTTCTATATCAATATCTGCGCAGTCATCAAAAACCGCCAAGCTCTTGAAGAAAGTTCTTTCTACGAGAATAATGCCAGGTGTACCACTGCGGAAGAAATTGCTGCCACCTGTTTCAGGGTTGTTGGTATGGATAAGTTTGATAAGGGAGTGACCGTCAGAGGCTACAAAAGTAACCTCACTTCTGTCCTCGGCTACATCGATACAGAGGCAGTTCATAATTGGTCGAAGCTCTGAGTTGCCCACAAAGTTGCCGGCATGAGACAGAACATTGCCGAAGGTTGCCATCGGCAGGGATATATGGAGGCTGGCATTATCAGGCTGCGCTGCACGAGGGAATTCCTCTGCGCTGAAATAAACCAGACTGACGTTACCCTTCTTCACCTTTTCGCCGTTCTGGGTGCAATACTCAATATTCATTGAGCGGTTCTTATCCTGCGACAGATCCATGGTAACTACGCAGTCAGCAGGGAGTGTAGAAAGGAGAGACAACAGAGACGTGATAGGAAGGACTACATCTTCCTTGAAGCTGCCTTCTACGATACTGAGAGGGGCAGGGATAGATAACTCCGAGTCAGTGGTAGCTGATACGAAGAAGAACTGACCATCTTCCTTACGCTGGGTAAGGAGCACATTGCTCAAGATGGCGATGGTTGACTTGCTGTCGATACACTTGGCAGCTTTCTGCAAGGCTTGACGAAGCAAGAGGGATGATTGCGCTTGTATTTTCATTTTGCTTTTATTTTTTTTGTAAATTCTATTTTCTTATGGACCAGCGATAGAATCGCTGGGAACGGAGGCGTAAAGGGATTAAGGTTCTTTTTACCTTTTTACTCTTTTACCTTTTTACCTTTAAAAAGGCAGGGTGCTCTTATCTATTTCCTCTACGGTAGCTGCGGCATTACTGCTATCGCTAGCGTTCGGTATAGCTTGCCTTCTGCCTTGCTTGCGAGATGTGAAGGCTTTCCAGCGTTCTTCCTCTTCCGGTGTGATGGAGACGATGTTACCATCATCATCACGATATGGTAATGGGTCTGGACCTTCCACATATTCCTTCGCTATCCGCTTCAGCTCGTCGTAGCTTTCCGGAATATGATCCTTGCCACTGCGGAAGAAGAAATAGACGTGCTTACTCGTCTTTACTCTGCGGATATGCTTCGGCTCTACACTATCATCGTTCTCCCATTCACGCCCAACGAAGTATTCCTCTGTTACCCAGGCTCGAAGTTTGAAGCAGCCATGACGCTTGTTGTCCTCACCTACCAAGAGATTATCAGGATTGCAGATAATGTTCATATTCTTGCAATACTTCTTGATTTTCTTCTTGAAGGTGGCTCGGCTATATTCCTTACTCTTGCCCTCACTGGCATCAGCCCAATCACGCATAAACTCGCAGAACATTTCGTCTGCACAGATAGGTGCTGAATATACCTCATTACGGCTGAAGAACCACTCAAAGTAGTTCACCGTGTTCTCGGTCAGCTCTCTTACCATCAGTCTTCGCTGAACGTTCTTCTGAGGAGCAATCACGAAGGTATGGTAGCGCATGATAAACTGAACGGCTAAGGCACAGATGTATATCGCCTGATTGCGGTCTCGCTCATTCAGATTCTCCGGTTCCTTAACGAGGTTCTTCATCACTTCCTTGGGGGAACGTGCCAGCTTATGCTGCATCGGATTTTCTCGACAGAACCTATCCGAGAAAGATACCAAAGGAAAACGGCCGATGGTAGACTCGTCATCATCACTCAACTGCGAGTTGCTGGAAATTACGTTCGTTGGCGATTCTTCCAACTTGAAGACGATAGGGTCACCAAACTTTCGTTCTACCTTGGCTCCCGCCGTTACCTTATTATAAAAGTACTTCATCGGGAAACCCGAAGGTTTATCTTCCCAGTGTACTACCCTATATTTACCAGGAGAAATCAGCAGGTCGGAAAGACTGAACTTTGCATCGGCAATCGTCAGAAAATCCTTCATATCGACGCGCAGCACATTGACTGCTGAACCTACCACAAGTTCTATCATCAGTGATTTACCCGAACCGCCACTTGCCTGCTTCTCGTCCTCCACCTCATCTTCGAGAAGATAAGGACAGATACTCTGCATGTCAGCCCATGAGCGATAACAGATTCTTCCCAAACAGGAAATCATGTTAGCAAAATGGGAGTCGATGTCGGCGATAGCTTCGGCAGGCATTGGCTCTTTGTTACGGATGCAATCCTGCTCCAGTCGCCACTGCATATTGCAACAACCGCGTATCACTCTCAGGATAGGCCAAAGCTCTTTCTCCTGCTTACCTTTCCAATCCACCTGCCAGCGGAAGGTTTGCGCCCAATCTTTAAGCTCGGATTTCTTTTGGTCGATTTCGGCTCTTGTGAAGACTGGCGAACCATCTTCGTTGGTCTGAGCTTCCTGCTGGGCGATGACTGCCACCCTATCCTTGTATTCCTGGCTCTCGCTGATAACAAACGGAGGATTGAACACCCTCATCGTAAAATCATACGGTCTTTTAGCCAGGGCAGGGATAAAGAAGTTCAAGCGGTCATAGCTGACTGGCATGATGGTTTCGGGCGTAATCTTCAACGCTACATTGCGGAAGAAGAAATATTCCGTATGGGCATCGAAACTTTCGGTGAAGTCTATCACCATGCCCTGCAAGCCGCCAGCCGATTTCTCACTGAAATTCTTGTCTATCAGGTTGGCGCAGTCTGACATCATCTTGCGCTCCTGATCATTATGCCGCCAACTCTGCTCCGTAAACTGCAGGAGTTGGTTTTTCGTTGCCTGAATGATACTTTTCTGGTCGATGTATTCCACAAAACATCTATCCAGATGGATATACTGACCTACAAGGTCGGTACTCTCAGGGTCTATCATTCGATAATAACCATGGCAGGTCATAAAGAGCCAAACCTTAGTAGGCGATACCTTACAAGTAGGCGGTTTAAGCTTGCCACTTCTCGGATCACGAGGATATTCTATCTCGAATGGATCGGTGTTGTTGGCACCCCGCAATCTCGAATATAGCGGCAACCTTATATCGTGGTCGAACTTGAAGTTATCGGTATCATCCATGTGGTAGCACATCAGATAATCTCTCACTGAGCGAGGAGAGCAACCGTACAACCAGTTCCACCTTTGATTATATCGGCTTCTGAAGCCATCGGGCAGCGTGGCGTAGCACATATCGCAATACTTGGTTGCGATGGCTCCGCAATCCCTTTGGCTAGCGATGTCGTTAGGGTAAAGCATAATCACCCTTTCGGCAAATCGCTTCATCTTCTGATACTGCACGGCATTGAAATCGAGTTTTTCCTGTCTCCACTGCCCACGCTCGATATACCAGAAGTTTCTTCTGCCCAGCGAAAAGGCTACGTGGTACCAGCAGTACTTTTGAAAGTGCTTATCCTGCGCCTTATCCTGACGCAGGGAACGCATGGCGTAATAAACGCTCAGTGCATCTTCCGGTGTCCGGCAGAAAACGATGTTCTGAGCTTTGATGTCACCTACTTCTATAGGTTTCTCCTCAACATGGAAGGTACCTTTCGGTCCTCCGTCCTTGGTTTCGTTCTCTACCCATATTTCCTTCGTCTCTGTATAAGCCTCTCCCGGTTGCAACTTTTCTATTGCCGAGTGAACGGCAGTCGAGTTGTTACTCCGATGGTCCATCGCATAGGTGAAAACCTTATCACCCATCAGCCATTTGCTCACCTTTCTTACGCTATGTTCCTCACAGGTAGAGAATACTATCGGGGCTTGCTGCATGGCTGGACGAAAGAAGCATCCGCAACTGCCTTGTGGCGCTATCACGTCTGTAGCAAAGCAGACGAATAGCGGGTTCCAGGGTGTGCCGTAAATCACTTCACTTACCAGTTGTCCGTTTCTCACTACGTTGGGCAGCGTTACCTGGTCCACGGCATAAATGCGGAAATCTTCATTCAGCATCCTTGTGTTGAAGTCCTTGCCGAAGCCATATTGCGGAATGCCTTTTACTGATGTGACCTCGCACCCCAGGGCTGCAAGCTCCTGGGGATTGAAATCTGTTTTTGGCATAAAAGAGAACGTCTCTATCGTTTGTTGCGCGATTGTACGATAGTCCATCTTTGCAAAGAGCATTGGCCATTTGGCTCGCGTCTTCTCGTTGTCGCCATACACCCTCACGATGAGGTCATGGCACAGACGCAGCAGACTGGCTCCGTGCATCGGCAGTTTACGCAGGGCAGCATAAAGCTCTAAGGCTCCATAGCCATACTTGCCGGTCTTGGTACACATCCAGCGCAGGGCACCATGCTCTGCCTTGGAATTGTCTTCCACTCCTACACCGTTATACATACCGCCTCGCTCATTATTGTAGATAATGAGGTGAGGTGTCTGCTTTTCCTTGCCCTGCTCGCCATCGTCTGCCTCTTCCTTCTGGCAGAGGGGACAGAAACAGGCTGTCTGTCCCTCGATGCGCTGCTCATCGGCAGGTTTAACGAGGAAAGCCATGTCAAGGTTTGCAATCTGATTCAATATAGGGTGGAATAACATATCTTACAGTAAGAGTATTTATATAGTTAAAAGAGAAGGGAAGGCACCACTCTTGACCATTGACCAGCGATGGAATCGCTGGGAACGGAGGCGAAGGGTAGGCAAAACTTCAAGTGTTTACACCTTGCCGGGTTATATTCCAGAGCGAGCGGTCGGAGCATTTGAAAATCTGTGGTACTCGCCCGCGGCAAAGATGCAATATACGTAGTCGTGGGGCATTGCTGCTTCCACTACCCTTTCATAAGAGCGTTTCCAGAATGCCTCCCCTATTCTCTTTTTATCAATATTGTCAAAGAAAGAAGACCTTCGGGGCGACTGGCCAAATTTCTGAGTATGCCACAGCTACCGTCGATGGGGTTCCCAGGCTTTTTAATCAGACTTTCCCATTCTTCTTGAAGCTGCGGGTATTTAGATATGCGATGAATGTTTCCAAGTCCACCTATCGCCCGTCCGGTCTTCCTGCCATTTTAACCGATGGCTCGGTTTGTCTAACAAAATAAAAATCGGAAACGAAGTGTATCGTACCGAAAGTTGCATGATGTCATGCAGAATATCTTTTATTTCTTCATATCTTTATGTTTTATAAATTCAGAAATGTTTCCAGGCGATAATGCCTTATCTTGCAGTTACAGATGGTTTCCATGCGGTGTACTATCATCTGCGAGAGACTTTCCGTCGTGAGGAATTCGGTATCTAGACCGATAATCTGCACCTCCTGCCTCCAATAGATCTTGCCGTTCTTGCGGCGGCAACTGTGTGAAGGCGTGATAATCATATCTTCCACACTGCCCGTCATCATCCTGCACAGATACTCACAGGTATCTTTCAGCAGGGCAAAGGGCGCATAGAAGAGAAGGGTCGGAATATCATCCTTCAGTCCGCTCATCGTCTCGGTATAGGCGAAACGATGCAGCATTCTGTATCGTGATAGGTTCCTATGCCTCTGCTGTATGCCCTTCCGGTTAGGGATATATGGCAAATCAAACAGTCTTGGCATAGCCTTCTCTTATCTTTTTCATCATCTGCCAGGTACTATAGATACTTCGCTTGCAGTCGAAGATCGGGTCATGCGCCGCCCCTTCATCCGTGATGTCCTTATAGTCGGTAGTCAGGGCATAAGCCTTGTCTAGGTCAAAAGGTTCCTCGTTTGGCTCGGCTGCATCCCAGATGATTCTCGCAAGCTCAAGATAAAACGTGCGATGGTCCCTCAATGAGGTATGCTTTATCTCGAACTTGATACCCAACTTCCAGCAGATATATCTCAAGACAGCCACATCGAAGTCGGTACCCTGCGCCCAAAGGCAGATGTCATCATCACCGAGCTTTTTTTTGATATAGGCTATCCAGCCGAAGAGGTCGTTCACGACCACATCAATCGGCTGGCAGGGTGCCTCGTCGCTGTCATTGCCGAGCAAGGCAGCTTTTGCCTCGTCACTCTGTTTTGACCACCACTCTGCCGTACTCTTGTCAAATGCAAAGCCGTTGATAAACATGCTTCGCAAATCAACGTGTGCAGAGAAAGTGGAATTTCTCAGCACACCATCACCTTCATCAAAGAAAGGTGATTCTTTCCCGTATCGCTTCCACGCCACCGCACCGAGACTCATCACAGCTGCGGTGGGCGAGAGCGAACAGGATTCCCAATCAAAGGTTACATCTATCATTATGGTTACGAATTTACCTTTTTACTTTTTTACCTTTAAAAGCAAGAGTGCTTTTATTCCTTCCTGCTCCCATGGTTTCCAGTCATCAGCGGTAAAACGCTTGATGATGGTTGTGCGGCTCATGCCCCGCTCCTCCATGAAGGCAAAGAACTTCATGCAGAGACCGTTGTTCGCCTTCTTCAGACAGGTGTAGAACACACCCGGCTCATCGGTCTGAGCAGCCTCTACCAGATAGCCTTTCTTTCCAATCTCGTTGCCCAGGGCATCGGTCTCTACATACCCGGATAATAGGTTAGCTACTTCCGGTATAGCTAAGAACTGCTTTTTGCAGTTTTTAATGCCTTGGATTTCCCAAGCGTCGAAACCTTTCTGAAAGAAACGGAGATAGAAAGTTGAGATTGTGAAGCCCTTATCCGATAAAAACTCAGCTAAGTTCTTCTTTTCGTCAGCAGAAATATCGTTTACATCTAGCGGAGTGTTATTCTGCGTAACTTTTTCTACATTTTCTTTTGTCATTTCGATTTTATTTCTTAATTTTGGTGCAAATTTAAAGAATAAAATTATAACTGCCAAATGTTACCTATATTTTCTTTTAGAAATTAGGGAAATTTAACATAGGTTACATATATTAATTGATTTCGCGATGAACAGATTAGAGTTATTCACCTTTTAAATATAGTTTAGCTATGAAGTACTTTTATAATTACAGCTTCCTCGACAAATGGATGGAAGCAAACAGCAAAATCACCAATAGAGAAATTATGAAGGCTATGGGTACCACGAGCAATTCGTGCCTCGATAGTTGGATAAGAATGAAGTCACCGCTGCCTACCATCGCCATGCTGCGATTCTGCAATGCGTTTCACGTTCCGATCTCGGCTTTTATCGTAGATGCGGATAAGGACTCTCAGGGAGAAGGCTGCTGCGAGGCGGGGTATGTTTGCCCTGGCATAAATGACCAGTTTGAACCTGATGGGGGATATATTGATAATGATGAGAAGCGCAAACAGGGGACGAGGGCGCTGCGCAATCCCCTCGATGTGGAGAGGATGGAGTCGGTGGTGCCTGGGTGGACCAGCGTTGGAAACGCTGGGAACGGAGGCGCAAAGGAGCACAAGACAAGAGAAGAGAAGAACGAGGCTGCCGCTGCACCTATGAATGCCGCTGCCCCTACTCCGATAGCGGAGCAGGTTCAAAACGCAGAACCGGACATCATCCTAACTACCATTAACCGCATGCTCGATATTATCTCCGAACAGCAGAAGCAGATAGGCGACCAGCAGAAGCTCATCAGCGAACTCACCCACCGTCTGGAATCTCAGCAGCCTAGCTACGGCATGGTGGCAGAAGAGATACATCACGAGACGGAATAAAATAAAAACAGCCAGCTATCCATCACGGACGGCTGGCTGCGAATGTTTCAGCTTTAACTACTTTAAACCAATAACTTTTATAAAAATATAGAAAATAAATATATATAAAATATAAAGAACGAAATATGATTAATGCTCGTTTACTGCTGCCATCTTACGGCGAAGGAACTCCTTCTCCGTGATTGTCTGGCAGTCCTCGCTTGTGCTCTCGTAAGGCACATCGGTATAGAAGAAGCCATGATGCAGGAAGAGGATAGGCGTTGTATTACCAAAGGAGAACGGAAGCTGCACCTCCTTGCCTTCCTTACCCTTCGCCATCTTAGGCTTGAACTGCAGGATAGCGATAAGAGCCGTTTCATTTACGATAGGCAGTGCCATCATCTCCTTCTCCAGTTCGCTGTTTTCTTCCGGAATAAAGAGCGATGTGCTCTGCATTCCGTCCTTGGTAGGAGTCTGAATGTTCGTCCAGCCTTCCTTACTGATCGTGTTTTTGAACTCTACCATCGCCACACCACCTGCAAAGCCTTCGGGCGATTCGTAGTAGGTATCGGCTCCCTGCTTCTCTGCCCAGGCTCTCGCCTTCTCGCTTGCTTCACTACACTCAGCAAAAAATGCCTTCAGCTTCTTGCCTGTCTCACTCTCCTCAGCTATCTTCAGATAGTTGTGAGGTCTGTTTTCATTTTCCATAAATCCTTATTTTTTTAATCTATTATATAATTTTCGAGAAAAATTGTATTTTCGAGTATATATTTTCAGCGAAATATTGTATTTTTGAGAAGGGAACCAGCAATGGAATCGCTGGGAACGGAGGCTAGAGCGCCCTGCAATAGATGACCGGCTCGCCACTCTCGTCATTCTGCATACGGAAACCCTGATAGCTTAACTCCTGCAGATAGAGCGAAAGCGGGTCGCCCAGCGGACAAACAATCGCCTTGAAGTACTCACGAAGTCGGGCATCGTTAAATACCTCGCAGCCATCTACCCAATGATCCAACGGCTTATACTGATTACTGAAGGCTTCTATCTTTGCCGGGATAACGAAATCCTGCAGCGTAACTTCTGCCTGTTCATCATTATCCACGATGTCGTAACCGTACTGCACATGTTTCTTACTTTTTCCCTTCCCCATGGTCGGTATATTTATTAATTGCTGTAAGTACCAGAACTATCACGATAAGCAGAAAAAGGGCGAGGGCGTTCTTTCTAGCTTTCTGAATCCAGTTAGCCTTTCTTGTCTCTGCTGTATTTTCTTCTTCCGTAGCCAATAAGCTATCAGTGGCCTCCCAATGGGTGCCCACATCATTGCGGCTACTGACGGCAAGGCTATCGATGGTTTTCTGCATCTGATTGATTTTCTGCTGCTGCATCTGCAATCGCTCATCATAGGATGACTGGTTGTTATAACTGCCCTTGCGATGTGTGGTGCGGTGGGTAGTCTTCTGCTTATTGCCGGAGGAATCGGTGGTCTCGGTAATCTGCTCCTGGATAGTCTCCTCATATTCGCCCGTTTCCGTAGACGAAGAAGAAGTATGCTTATCCTCGCTCACCTTAATGGCTACGCTGTCATTCACCATTACATGCTGATGTACGCTATCCTGCTGAATAGCCGATACGCTATCCTTCACTTCCTGGTGGTTATCGCTAACCGCCCGTCGAGAGGCAGCACATGCCGTAAACATCATCGTCACTACTGCAATCAAGAGTAGTTGAATAATCTCTTTCCTTTTCATACGTTTTCATTTTTCTTTTAATGTTTCTGGTGCAAAGGTAAGAAAAGGGAAATAAATGGAAGGGACAGAAAAAGGTAAAAAGGTAAAAAAGTAAAAAGGTAAAAAGAGCATTTAAAAGTAAAAAGGTAAAAAAGTAAAAGAACAGCAGGGCGATATATTCCGCTAGGCTTTTTTACCTTTTTACCTTTAACTTCTGTAGAACACCGGTGCAAATGAACCTTTGCAATCGAAAAACTCCTTTGCCTTCTCCTCGATACCAAGTTTTCGGATCATATCGAAATCATCATCGCTGCACTCTACGCAGAACCTTCCGTTCTTCATGCCAACGAAGGAAATTCGGGAAACCAGTGATTTCTCAGCGTCGCCTATAACGAGCTTGCAGAATGCCTTCCACTTGTCGGCACCTTGCCCGCTCTCGGTTACAATCTTACTTTCCGTAGGCTGATGCACATGGGCGAATATATCACCCTCTACCGGTTTTCCAGTTTGCTGTGCGCTGTTCTGCTTATACCGCTCATTCAGAGTGGCAGCAATATCAGTGTTTTTATCCTTAGATAGATGATTCTCACCAACCACCGTGCGCCTGACGTGAAACCTGATAAACTCAGGATCACCTTTTCGCTTGCCCGATTTATAGATAATGTCATCGTCTTTCAGCTCATCAAATACAATATCCGTCTGCGATAACTTCTCCATTCTCTGCAAATCCCTACACACCACATCGAGAACTTGCTTTCTGAACTGCGAGAACTTGGGGTATTTGTTCATAACCGGTTCGCCCAGCTCATTCAACAGAATCTCCTTCTTGTTGTTATCTAGTTCTACCAAACCGAGATAAGACTTCAGTTCCAGGAAAGGCACCGATATATCCATGCTACGGTTCAAACCTATCTGACGCAAGAGATAGATATATACGCGTGGAGTGTTCACGTTCTTGGCAAACTTTGCTATCATGGATATATGGTGAATATACCCCTGCCCCATATCGAATACACGCTTAGAAAGTTTCGGGTCAATCTCAAGCAGGATATATCCCAGTATGCGGTCCACCTTCTTTCCGTCCTTAGTCGTATATCCGTTCTTTGATAACGGTATACGCATTCGGCTGAATATATGCGTAAATTCCTCGCTGCCATCGGGCAGTGTACTCTTCACCGCCATATCAAGAATACTTGTCTTCAGCTCCGCTCTCAACTTCTGATAGCTCATATTCTCATAAGTAATGAAATCGTGAATATCTATCTTGATAGGCGGGATATTCATAACAGCATGGTCCACGCCTTGCTCAAACAGAAAATCAGAACGAGCGTCGCCCAACTGTCTTTTCTCCAGAAAGTACTCATCCACAAATTTTTGAAGGTGGGTACTCGTTAGCATCAACACGTTCTGCTGGAACAAAGTGTATTGCTTATCCAGTTTCGTGAGCGAAAAAGGAGTATTTATCCAGGCTAAACCCTTGTTTTCATTATCTTCATTCATATCAAATCTGACTTTTCGTTTACCTAAATCTGACTTTTCGTTTACCTAAATCTGACTTTTCATTTACCCAAATCTGACTTTTCGTTTACCTAAATCTGACTTTTCATTTACCCAAATCTGACTTTTCATTTACCAGTAGCTTTGTTAGTATCTGAAAACTAAACTATTAAGATTTTACTAATATATATAATATCTATAATCTTATAATTTTCTATTTAAAGATTTCGTTTTTAGGTAAACGAAAAGTCAGATTCAGAAAGGTAAATAGGTTCAAAACCACTTTTCAGTTCACCAGCAAATCTGACTTTTCGTTTACCTGCATTATCCGTTCTTATGTCTATCCAGATACTCGATGACTGCCTGCAGAGCGATGTCCTTGATAGGCGTACCCGTCTCCATCTTCATCTGCAATATCTGCATATAGTACTCCATCGGTACGTAGATGGTGATACCGTTCTGCGTCTTCTTGCCAGCCTTTCTCATAGGTGCAGGATCGGGAGCAGAAATAGGAGCGGCTGATGCAGGAGGAACCGGAGACTGCGAAGGTGCTTCAGCCTGGGGTGCAGGTTCCGGCTCTGCGGTACCCTGCCCGTTCTGCTGTTTCTCCAATGCCTCGGCAGCGCGCTTCTGGCGAGCTTCCTCATTTGCCTCATAAATCTTTTCTATACCTTTGATGGCTGGAGAGTCTTCCAAACCTTCAAACTTATGTATACTATTTTTTGTTTTTCTTGCCATAATCGTAAATCTCTAAACGTTAAACATGAATCATTATTCCGGCATGCTGGCCAAAATCTCCTTCGTAAAATTCTCATAGTCCTGCCCTACTCTGCTGTAAGGCGAATAAGAGAATATATCCTGATTGATAGCCTGCGCCTCTACCATCTTCGTATCTCTACGGGTGTACGAATCGAACATGTAATCATCAAACTTATTGCCCAGATACTCCTTAAACTGCTTGGTGGCTCTCGTCTGATCATTACTCATCACCATAAACAAGCCTCGAATATCAATATCAGGATTCAAGTCTTCACGGGTTTCCTGCACTGCATTCAGAATTTCGGCAATACCTTTCGTTGCCAGCATTTCGAGCTGGATAGGTATTACCACACCCGTTGCCACCGACAGGGCGTTATGCGTAAGCAGAGATAGCGCTGGTGGGCAGTCTATCAGAACATAATCGAAAGCCTCCAGGATAGATGAAACTCCTTCTGTAGCCAATTCGTCGCCTCGTACTTCCGTCAGCGGCTTGCCGAATAACTTATACAATGCCTTGCGTGGTACCGGCATCTGATTAAGGAAAGGTTCGATATTGATAAGCCGGTAAGATGCTGGAGCAAGATAGATGCCCTCTCTTACCTGATAGACGGGCAAGGGAGACTGCTGTATCAGCGCATCGTATACGGTAGGCTTCCCGATATTCTCTGCCTCACTCCATCCGAAGAGGAAAGAGAGACTAGACTGAGGATCAAGGTCAATGAGCAAGATACGAGGCTTGCGCTCCTTGCCATCTTTACCCTTACCGAAGTAACCTTTGCCATAACGGCGAAGACCAGTTGCTAAACTCTGTACGGTTGTTGTCTTACCAACTCCTCCCTTGTGGTTTACGAAGGCGAGGATTTCTTTTAATCTTGTTTCTGCCATAATCTTAAAAGTATTAATTCGTTTATATATTTATTAATGTATTCGTTTCTTTAAATCCACTAACGCATCCACGCATAAATGCACGTTTGTGCTTTTCTGCTTTTGTGGAAAAGTGCTTTTGTGTTTTAATGCTGCAAAGTTAAGATTTTAATTTTAAACCGCCAAATGTTTTTAATTTTTTTAATGCTTTTATGTATGGATTGATGTATTGAAACAAAGATACTAATAAATCAATTAAGAAATAAACCAATAAATGAACAAAGAAAACAATGAAGAAAGAAATAAATACACAAATACATAAATACATAAACGCACAAACGTGTATTTATGCGTGCTTTTATGCTTTTGTGTATTTGTGTTTTTATGTATTTATGCTTTCGTTGACTTGTCGTAATCAAAGATGTAGAGGTCGGTCATCGCCTTACCGTTGGCAGCAAGTTCGGCACGCGTGATAGGGTAGGCGAGTTGTCAGGCAGGCAGACTGGCTCACGCTCACGTCATCACCTTCTGGCGAAGTAAACCGCAGTTTCACCGTAGCCTTGTCAGCCACCTGCCGGCTGCCTCCGTTCTCCGCTGTCTCGTCCACATACTCGGTGCATGAAGAGTTCATCATCATGCACGCTACCATCATCGCAAAGGTGGTGGCAAACAAAAACTTCTTAGTTCTCATAAGCCAAAAATTTAAAAGTTGTTATAGATATATTTTAAAGCTCTATTTTTGTTTGCATCGGCGAAACTCAGTGATATTTCGCCGATGCAATAACGTAGGGAAACCTATTCCATCAGGTTTGGGTCTTTATCGTATTTGCTGGCGGCTTCCTGCTGCCATTCATCACGCTCTTTCCAATATAGTTCCCTCTCATTATCTTTGCCCAAAACATCATTCCAATCCTTTTCAACTTCCTCCTTCACAAATTTCCTTATCGGTCCGAGAAACTTCTTTTCTTCCTTGCAGATGAAACGGTTTTGCCTTTTGCGGTAGTCAGCTTTCGAAGCAGTTGATTTCCGGAAGAATACTCCGAATTCAACCCTGAACCCTATCTGCTTGCTATATTCTATCAGGAAAGAAACCAGGTAGTCTCTCAACGTCCCTAGTATATTCTCTTTCTCATCCTTTAAACCGAGTTCTGTAAAGTACAGACACTTAGATAAAGACATAACTAATACGCCCTTATCGGTTTCTACAGTCAGTTTATAGGACGAGTATTTTTGTTTGTCCCCGTCACGGTCTAGAAATACCTTCAAGGAACCGGTCATGTTCGATTTATCTATATGAACGTCAAAACTCTTCAGGTCGGGAATAACCGATGGAATATATTGGGTATATCCAAAGACGTAACATAGATCTTCAAAAGGTATCGTTTCTCCACGATGGGCGACGATAGAAGTTCCAGTATATTCATCCACACCTTCAGGAATCTGCCAGGAACCCTCTCTGTCAATGTAATAAGACTCTTTAGAACCTTCTAAACTGTCCTTGTCTTTCTTCCATGCAAGACCAATGCGCTCATACAATATGCCATAATGATCAAGAAAGATGGCATGATCGTTGCAGGGGATAGTAACTACTACTTCATTATCTTTCATATTTTTAGTTTTAAAATTGTTCTTTATATATATCTGAATAACGAAAAGGCCTCCGGAATTATTATATGCCTTCACGTATTTTTTATTTTATTTATCTCGGTAATGCGCCATACAACAAGGCTACTCAAGCAGCACGCCCTGAAAGGGCAGCAGCTCCTAGCCCAGGGCAGCGCCCTGGGTAATCATAGGCGCGCCCCTCTCGCCCTGTAAGGGAAAAAGCTTTCTTGCGTTCCCAGGTGGTGGCATAGGCTGCGCAGCCACGCCTACCAGATAGTGGGTTTTCCTTGCGCCTACGTCCTTATCACGTCCAAATGGTACAATGATAGGCGACGATACAAGATAGCCGCATACAGGCTTAAAATCTCTGGTGTACGATGGTGATGCAAGCAACTCGGCAATATTCATCTTTATGATAGCCGCAGGAACGAAAACGGAAAGGTGTTTTATTTCTTTCTCTTCTTCCTCCTTATCCTGTGCCAAATCTGCATGCTCCTTAGCCTTCAGCGCCTCCTTGAACATCTTATCCAGCTTCACACCTTTGTAGGCGAAGAAAGCGCAGCCACGATAGCTGTTAGCCTTATTCCGTCTATCATCAGGCATAAACTCCTTACAGAAGCCGGAAAGAGTGTAAACCTTGCCCTGGTATACCACCTTGTTATTGTCTATCGTGATAACCCTCTGCCCACCATGGATAAAAGTAATGATGTCGCCAGGCTCGATGCCGATTTTATCAAAAGTAAACTTGCGGCTATCATCCACAGAATTCTTTTTCTTCTCAGAAAATGATGCAACTTTCTTCTCTGAAGATGATACGGTCTTCTTTCCAGAAGATGACGCAGCCTTTTCAAAAGATGATACCACAGGAACAACTTTCTTTTCAGATACCACAGGAGTAGTGATTTCGCAGCTCTGCTGTAAAAGGTCGATAAGATTACCTGCCTTACCAGCATCGTAAACGCCATCGACCACCAGTTCGCCCACATAGGCATCGCCCATCGTGTAAGGACAGATTAAATAGATATATCCGTTTCCGCATACTGCAGGCTTTGGTGTATTAGCCTCCATGTCCAGATAGAGCACATCTAACTGTGAGATGGAAAGCAGTTTTTCGCCCATAAAACAGAGATTAAAGCTATGAGCCAACACCTCATCCGTAGCAAAGGTAGCCCAATTTTCGCCCATCTTTACCGTGATAACTTTCTCGCCCTGCTTACCGGAAAGATAAACCAATTCTTCGTTTACAGAGCGGATCATCTGCTGGATAGCCTCCCAACTGCTGCCCAGATGCACAGAATGCTCTGCCGATAACTTGCTAAAGCAGTATGCCCAGTTCACAAAACGACAAGTAGAAGGCTCGTAGGAAGTCACGCCTTCAAACTCAATCACAGTAGCCTCTTCGCGGTTATCCAGTTTGGTAGCCATCAGTTCGTAGGTTTCTCCCTTCTTCATCTTTGCGCACATCTTTTTCCAGGTCTTCGCGTTGATAAGCATTTCGCGGGTATCTCCCGATTTCTGAGTGATGGTAACAGGAATAGCCAACAACTTATAGCTATCAGTAGCCACCAGGCGGTTTTTCTCTGTATCTATAAAGATACTGGTTTTTGCCCCCATATTATGCTTTTTACTGACGAAATCGCAAAGCTCTGCCATCTCCCTGGTAGCCTGGAAACATACGCGGCCACGTTCCTTACCGTCCTCCTCCTGATAAGTAAACATGTGCGCATTCTTGCCGATACCGGCAAGACTCTCGAACTTGGTAACAAGACGGAAGATATGCGCAGCAGCAAACTCGCAGCGGAAACTGCCTACCTCTATCTGGATAAGCTCATCCTTATCTGCATCATCCCAATAGAAAATCTTACCCAGGTTCTTTGCTATCTCGCAGGCACGAAAACAACCGTGGTCGTTTCTTACCATCTTCTGCCAAATCATTTCAGCTATCTCATACAACTTACTGAGGATAGCCATATTCAGTTCCTTATTAGTCATAATCTTATAATCTTTAAAAAAACGAAAGTATTAAAATTGATATATTTTATTTGAATGCTCCAGCAAGAAGGGGCAGGAAAAACACCGCCACACCGATGGTGGAGAAGAGCAGCACCGCTACACCTACGAAGGCGAGGGCTGCAAGAGAATACGTAATTGCTTTCTTCATATTGCTATAATCTTTAAATGTATTAATATTGATGTTTCTTATTCCATGTCACTGAGTACCCAGTTCTGCATCATACCTGCAATATCATTTGCAGCCAGGAGCCAAATCAGATTGATGAGCACACCCACATAAGGCTTTTGTTTCTCCAACGGTTTGTTTTCGAGTTTATGCGAGTTAAACCAATCTACGACCGGCTGCATCGCAATGATGCAAGGCTGCAGGGTACCGCACTCATTGGTAATATCCGTGATGGTTTCCTGGCGAATCTGCATTTCGTTCCAATTCAGATCATTTCCGAGCTTCTTGCAAACAAGCTCTTTGATTTCTTCTTTATTCATAGTCTTTGAAAATTTTAAAATTGATGTTTATAATTTTGTCGCAGCATCGGTGATGTTCCACCGATGTTATAACGAAGGCTTCTTCTGCGCCTGTAAGGTCGCAGCCTTGATAGCGCGGAAGGTCTCTGTAACATATCTGCTGCCTCCGTGCTTCCTGATCCAGTCGTGCACGTCATCAGGCACCACATATTTATGCACGCTGCCCTCTGCTGCTGGTCTGCCTTTCTTATTTGATGTTTTATTGATCTCCATATCTTTTCCGCTTATCCGTGATGCGTAGGGCTGAATGATTATATTACTTTTTCTTCTTTAACCAAGGAAAGAACCAAGAACCTTCCAAATATTGTTGCGCCCTGATAACAGCATACTCCCTGGTATGTATGCGCAAATCGGACGGAATCTTCTCTATTATCTTCCCTTCTAATTCGTGGTCGTAATTCACTTCGCACTCTTTCAGAAGCTCATAGAGAGGATCATCGAAGAATGAGGCAAATATATGCTCCTGAGTGTCGAGGTTTAGAAACTCGAACGAGCAGAAGGGATAATCAAGGAAGGCGTGCAATATCTTAAACATCTTTATTCCGCTTATCCGCGATGCAGTAGGGCTTTAAAAACTTAAAATTCTATAATTTTTCGGGTAAATTGATACACCGTATTGTTTTATTTTTTAAATTTGCACCATCTTCGGAAGATTTCAATCGTACCTTTATGGAATAAAAAGAAACATAAAACTTCCGTTGACGGTCAGACTTTCAAAAGTCTGTGGATTCAAACGCTCTTAAAGAGCCAAATTTCTACTATAGTAGATTAGAGCCAGAAGGCTCGCGGTTGCCCCGGCTTCGGTCGGGGCATTTTTTATTCTACAACTTCTGTAGAAATTGCTTTTTGAGCAAATTAAATATCATATCTTCCTCTGCTTCGTCGAGGTTATAACAGGCATGAGGAAGAATAGTGGTTTTCTGATTATTTCGATGCAAATAGATGATATTCGCATTCTCGTGCCACGGACGTGATTTATAGCATCGCTTCACCATCTCCGAGAACGACGTGTTCTCATTTCTTGCGAAGCTGGAATCCCAGGCACCAAGGAGTGCAACGACCTGCTTCCAACTTAATTCGTTTAAGTCGATATTTCCATTTTCCTTCACCGTCTTTGCTAATATATTCTCCATATTCTTTTCGCTTAACCGTGCTGCGCCTAGGGCTATATAATTAGTTAAAAGATAATCTTGCATATTGCGTAAGATGCCCACGTGGTGCACCAACCTGGAAGTGTGAAAGCATTTCTCCTTTATAGAGGATTGGCTTATCAAGAATGATGGTAGTTGCCTGTTTGCCATCACAATCATATTGATTACACTTGTAGCCAATAGTCATTTTTGGCAAATTCCACATTCCCCAATTTTGCGTATTAAGGAAAGAAAGCAATACATAAATATTATGAGGAGTAGACTCAACAGTTGCACCATCAGTAAACACTTTCTTGTATGCTGTTTCAATCAGAGCATTCTCCGCCAAGATTCTGCGTTGCAGTTCTTCATGTTTTGCTTTCTGCTTTTTCAACTTACTCTTCTTCTCTGCCAGAAGTTCCTCTTCAGTCATATCCTTGCATTTTGCCAGAACAGCATCAATGCCACCGAGATTAAGGATGAAGTTACCTGCATTCTTGATTGGCAAACCTTTTTCTGTAATAAGTAAAGAACCATCAGCGTTTTGGGAAACAACCAAAGTTCTCGTATTTGTTTCTAAAATCTTCATATTGAAATTGACTTAACCGTGAAGTCGAGGGCTTGAATGATTATTACTTAAAATCTACACCTTTGAGCGGATCATTATCGCCGCCGTCTTCAATCTCGATGCCTTCCTGCTTTTCTAGAAGGAGCTTTCTTGTAGCCTCCAGCATCATAATGGTGTGGATGGTGGCTTGTCGGGCATGATAATCTGAGCCGGCATCGTCCACATACTGCTTATTCATACGGACCAGCGTATTCAGGAAGTCAGCACACTCCTCGCGGCTCGGATTGTTCACGTGGACCTCGCAGGTAACAGCCTTCATGAAGTACTCCATACCCTTTTTCAATAAGGTTCTGATTCTGCCCGTATCAGGGTGCTGTCCTATCATCTGATGAATTTTGATTCTCAGGCTACACCCACGGCGAGGGAAACCGATGCGGTAATCATCGCCTACCTCCTCCTTTTCCTCGTCGATGTAATCTACCTTTGCGATAAAACCGCAATCCTTATCAGTGCAGACGAGGAAGTCACACTCACCACGCTTGTGATTTCGCAGCGTGTCTATAATAAACAGGGGAATTTCTCTTTTTGCCATATCTCCAAGTATTTTATGATTCTTTATAGAGCTGGCAATACAGCTCTGATCTCATGCGCTTGATATAAAAGACTACTTCGCCGGGTGCTGGCTGATAGTCTGACTTTACAAACATCGCATTTTCGCCGTCTGTGGCTACATACTTTTCCATCCCGAAAGTGTTCTTCGGTATGCTACCCTCGTAGTAGCTTTTGGCTACTGAGGATAGCTGCAAAGGTGATAATATCATTTTTTCCATATTCTTATAAATAATATATAATTCTACAATTTGTTCATAACGTAGCGGATCACACGCTCGGTGTATGCCTCAAGACCGAACTTCTTGCCATACTTGCGAAGGTCGGCAAGTGAAATCTCGGTAGCCTCGTGACCGATGGCAGCCTCGTAGCGGTTTTTGAAACCCTGGGTACCAGGGCGACAGTTACCGGAAGCCAAAGACTCCTCAAAGGTGAACATGTGATTTCCTAACTTCTGATAAACGAGCTGATCTTTGCTTCTGGCATTCAGCAGACTAAGAGCCTGTTTGTTTCGTTTCTCCGCATTGATACGCTGCGCCTCCTTCAAAGACTTGGCTACAATATGCTCACCCCTTACCAGGAAGCCCTTCACGGTCTCAATATCATCAATAGCCCTGCCTTGCTCTACCCACTCGCAAGCCACGCCCTGGCGCTTGATTTCGCCTCGTACAAAGGTAATCAGACCGCCTATAATGTGAATATTATATCCCTTTTTTAAGTACAGGCTAAATGAGCGGCGTATCATAGGAAAACGACAGCTCTTACTATATCCGTCAAAATCCCTGGATTCATAACAATTTATGCCATTTTCTCTTCCAATATAAGCACTTAATTCGTCCAGATGAGAACCAGTATTCAGGCGATTGATAACCTGCTTGTAGGCTTCCGATTTCCATTTATTCTGAATGAAAATATGGTCATTGATATAAGCCAGTTCCTTGGCTCTAGCCTTCTCAGCCTTCTTCGCTGCCTTCTCAGCCTCCTTCTTCTCTGCTGCCTTATGTGCAAGCATATCCAGATACTCGTTCCCGTCGGCAAGACCGTTCTTTTCCAGATATTTCTTGAATGCCTTCTCAGCGAAACCGATATACTTATGAACCTTGGCTGCACGCTTCATCTCATCCTTCTCGCACACGCCGATACGGATAGAACCATCCAGGAACTCCACCTCATTCTTACCCTTCAAGTAATCAGTAAGGCGCATCCAAGTAGCACAGGCTACAGAAACGGAAGAAATCACATAGTTATTAATGCAGCAGTGCTTATAATCGTTCTTGCGCTTATAAGCCTTCTCGATGTCAGCGAGAAAGTTAGGGGCGATGATAAAGAACTTATTAGCATTGAAATCTGCAGAAGTGTCCTCTTTTACGTAGTAAGTTCCGTAAAAACTTCCATAACCATAATACTCATGCTCAGTATAAACATCCATCTTATAGCTATCTGCAAGCGGAAGGTCAAAGATACAGGAAGCAGCGCAAAATTGATACTGCACACTCTTACCAAAACGATGGATAGAAACCTCGCGACCCTTTGTCTCTTCCGCCTCGTCAAACCTGAACGAACCGAAGCATACGATAGCGGTGTTGCGAACTTTGTCCTTAAACTCCTTGAAAGTGATAATCATATTTCTCGCTCATGCCCTTGAGACTTATTGGGCTATCTGGCACAGCCTGTTATTATTAATTTCGTTTTTATTATCTTCTTGTTTTATCTGATGCAAAGGTACGAAGAATTTCTGAAACTACCAAATAAAATGCACTTTAATTGCGTATTTAAGTGCATTTTTAACGTTTCGTTACGTTTTTAGCACCTCATACCTTATTTATCAGTCATTTGTTCGCCGTGAAGTGTCGATCCTCACATCTTCGATAGATGTTGCCAGCCGTGGCAGCGATGGTAAAAAATTGCTGCTGCTATCCATCACGGACCGCAGACAGCGAGTAAAACTAAAACAAATGCGAACGCCTTCGCACATAAACATTTAATTTTTAAAGTTATTTAAAAGAATATGCACCCCGCCGTGGTGCTGCTCCACGCTGCCGGTCTGCCGGACGGGGTAGGGGAAGGCGCTCAGGCTTCCCCTGTTATGGAATTGATAACCTCGATATATCTCATTCTATGCCGCAGCGCCTTGCGGACGGCGCTTGATGTAATCAGCCTTGAATTCGTCCTCAGTCATACCTTCAAATCTAAGCATGGCCTCCCAGTGACCTTCGCGGATATGCTCTGCCTTTAACTCCTCGAAGGTATGAGGAACGCAATCATCGGCAACCCAGAATGCCTCGTGTTGCAGTTCGATGCCATCACCTATCCACTGACCTGACAAGGCTTCATCCTCTTCATCTGGAGTTCGCTCGCTCTCTTCCATCTGCTCATCGAAATGCTCGATGGCGTACTTGATCATCGTGCGAATGTCCTTTGCCCAGGAACTGGTATCGTCAGGCTTGATATTGCATTCCTGCAGTACCATATTCACCAGCTCGTCGATGCTCGCGCGGCTCTTGATATAAGCGTTATGATAAAAGTTGAAAGGGATAACGTGATCTAGCTTCCAGCCCTTCTCCTCGTTAACGGATGGTCGGCCGTATGCCTTGCGACTCTCTTCTGTTACCTGCACTTCATTTTCCTTATTCTCAATAACGTTAAAACCGTTCTCTTTATTATTCTTTGCTTCCATAATTTCTAATTTTTAAATGTTGTTATAATATTGTGATTACCTCTTCTTGTAAGGCTTGATAATGAAGCCTTGATATTTTTCGCTATAGGTGATATAATTACCATATCCCCAAGGTTTTTTATTTGTCGTATTAGCCATGATTTTTAATTTTTCGCTGTTACTATAATATGTGATTGTGATATTATTTATCGAAAGTATCACTTTTAATATATATGGTCTCAGAACCACGCTTGCACTCCCTTACAGCAGAAGCATGAAAACAGGCTCTACCGATACCAGACAGCCAGCGATCTCTACCTAACTTTTTAAGAGCTTCCTCCTCGCTGATTCTCTGATCATCTTCAGTATAATACTTATAATTAGCTTTTTCTATCTGGTTGAAATCCTCTTCGAGATAGCCGATTTTCTTTAAAAACTCCTTATCTTTCTTTGTTAACTTTCTCATGACTTCTATTTTTTTACACGTTCTATAATATTCGTATAATACCAAACCACAGCCTGAGCCATCGCATCTTTCAATGCCTCCAGATACTTGTCGATAGCTGCCGGCGTATCGGTATTGATATGCTTATCTGGATATTTGCCGCCCTGGTCGCCACTGCCAAGATGGATGATGCAGAAGGAGCGGTCCTTGTCGTGGGTAGCTACCATACCACGGCGCTTGCAAAGCGACACCACCTTGTCGAAATATTGTGGCTCGAAAGTGATAACCTGGAGCACACTCCAGGGATATTCCTGGGCAGTCAGCAGGATTTTGCCCTGCTGCTGCGAAATAGCGAAATTATATATAACTGATGATTTCTTCATTTTCTATCTGTTCTATAATGAGTGATTTCTAATTTTTCCGATGGGCAATAATAGGGCAGCGCTCAGGCTGCCTTATTATTGCCAGGGTACGTGATAAACTCGGTGATGCTCATCTGCTCGGAGATATTGTAATAAGCCATCATCTCCAGGCGGTCGTCGCCGTTCTTAGCCCCGATTTCTGCCTTCACTATATAATACAGCATGTAGGCAAGATAGGTTTCCTGGCGGTCGCTCGTATGGTTGAATAAGGCTGCACGGTTCCAGTCTTTAATATCATTACTCAGAAAGGACCAGAAACCATCGCTGGAAGAGTGATTTTCCTTGATCCAGCCGGCTATCTCTTCACGGTGAAGTTTTACCTTGGCTATAATCGCATTCTTAGCCGCACCAGATAGCTCGATTTTCGCCTGGATAGCATCGGTGCTGAAGTTATAAGCCAGTGGGTGCTGAACACCTACGAAGGATAATTTAATATCTTTGCAAACATACTGCTGGAGCCAGCGTTCCCACAGCTTGGTGTATGCCTCGCAAACTGCCTTCTGGTAACTGTCTTCATTGAAGGTGAAATCCTCATCCTCTACAACTTCGTTCCGGTACTCGTAATCTGATACCTCAAAAGAAGAATCCCAGATAGTCTGATAAAAGCCTTCGAAGCTTACCAGGTCGATGTTTGATACATCTAATTTCTTTTTCTTTTCCATAACCTTAAAATTTTAAATGTTCTATAATATGTTTCTTTTTATTCCCAGGGAATCCTTATTTTTGAGGATTCCCTGATTTTACACGTACGCTATAATAAGGCGTACTGAAAGGGTATCTTACTTCGTTTACGAAGTACTCGACAGATGGTGTACTCATTGCCAGGGTATCTTGGCAAATTACCCGTCCATTCATACCATGCGCCATCATATTGAGTGCACACATTTTACATACCAGCGGATCTGAGTCTTGAGCAATATACTGGAATGGTCGCCCGGCTGAATGGTCCAGTTTGCTAGCCTCGATAAAATGAGCCAAAAGGAGTCTGCCACTACCAGCTGCACAATCATTCACCGTGGTGCCTTCTATTTTCGCGCTGGTGGCTTCGTTTTTGCCAGAGCCTATAATGGAACTCATCAGGTTAGAAACACTCTGAGGAGTGAAAAATTGCCCCGTTTTCGATGCCTTGCCAGCGGTTAAATACATATCCTCATACAGCATACCGAAAACGTCGAGCCACTGTCCGCGGTCCATTGCCTGGCCAACATCATTCAACCAAGCCATAGCCAAAACGCCAAACTTTGGTTTTGCCTGAAGGTGCTGCTGCTGCCAGTTTTTAAAACCGTCCAGGGTACCGTCAAAAGCCTTCACGCTGAACAGGTCAAGCAGATAGTCACAAAAATCACTTAGCGCCGTTTCGTATGGTCGCCCGTCTGCCTTTGTCTGCTGGCTCAGATAATCAATATAAAATTTCTTGTTTATCATAAATCCTCAAAATTTAAAACGTTCTATAATAAGTAAGATTTCACACGTTCTATAAAGGGTGCCCTGGGTGATACCCAGGGCTTTCCACGATATTATCTACATTTCCAAATACTGGTAACTGAAGGATACTGCTGCAGGTCGTGATCCATCGCGAAGCCTTGAATATATGGATCCTCGCGGCTGAGTTCCTCAATGAGCTTCTCCACTTTGCGCACCTTTGCCACGTACTTTGTATAGTTCTTTCGGGTACCCTGAATGCGTTTTATTTCCTTCTGTAAGACGTTTATCTTTATATCTATAATAGATACCGCCTTTTCCGCCTCCATGCGATCGCCTGGCTTCCACTGCCAGAAATTCTCCATTTCCTGATACCATCTATAATAGAGATAAACGTGGATTTCCTTATAAGGACCAGCACAGCTATATTTATATAAGCTCATGCAGCCATCCTCAAAACAGCAGTAAAAGCCCGTGGCGGATTTTACAGCCTCATTGAAGCGCTTATTTATCACTTTGCCGTCAAAGGTGCGGCAAACAGGTTTTAACGCCTCCAGGGCTTTTATTTGCTGCTGGTAAACACCTACTACCTGGGCAACATGTTCGGCGTATTGTTTAGCCTCCATCTTTGCGCGGTCGCGTTCCCAGTTTTTCACCGCCATCTGGTAATCTTTTTCCGTACCTATAATATAGGTAGTTTTAGATACGTGTTCACCTAACCAACGGCGCAAACGTTCATTCTTCAATACTTCATACTCCTTCGCGTTCTCCTCGCTGCTGAAGGTACGGGCTGAAGGTGGAGTATTTTTGTTAAACTGCCAGGCGTACACGTCGCCGCTATCTGCTGCCAGTTCCTTATATCTAATCATGATTTTCTCCTGGTCCTCGTTCTGGATATTCTCAAAATCTATCTTTGTTTCCATAATTCCTCAAAATTTAAATTGTTCTATAATAGAGTGATATTCTTTGCAGCCTATAGAGAAGGCTCCAGGGGTACCCTGGCAGCCTTCACGGGCTTATTTTCCGTATTTGTCGTAATCGATAAAAATCTGTTTGATAGCATCGAACTGAAACGAGTAGTATACATTATCATAGATGCACTTATTATTTGCGAAAAAGTGTACCTCAAAAGTACTGCCTTCGTGCCAAATATCCCAGTGGCAGTTTGCCAAATCGACAGCGGCAAAGATATTATCATATACGACACCGTCGCCAAAACTAATTGTTTCATTTTCCACGTTCACCTTAAAACCAAGTGCACGTAATATGATAGCCAGTTTCTTTAATTCTTTCATATAGCCTAATATTTCAGATGTTCTATAATAGAGTAATATTTTACATGTTTTATAATAGTGGGTACCCCTGGAGCCTCCAGGGGTACCCCGTTTTGCGTTTATGCTGCCTTGTTAGGCTTCGTTTCGTCTACTTCTTGATAGAGTCTTTTTTCGATTCTGCTGTAGCCTGTTTCCCCGTTACTACAGTGGTATGCAACGGCCAACTCTTCCCCACAATAGCAAGAAAAAACGTACTCTGCTTCATTTCTCAGATCCTCTATAATAGCGTTTAATTTCTTGATAATGTTCTTTGCCTGAAGGTAATCTAAACCGGCGTTCCCGGTCCAATTATCATCTACCACGGAAACCTCGCTAAATTCGCCATCATCAAACATATCATATTCGGGGCTGCCGGTCCAGTAATCACCGGCAGAGTCTATAGTAACTTTGCCAGAAAGATCCATACAAGCGCCTTCGTAATAACCGGAACGCACCAGGGCTTTTATTTCGAGTGAAATTTCACAACCTCCATAAACGAGCGTTTTATCCTTGTAAGCAATTACGCGCGCGTCGTCTTCGTACCCGTCGTAATCTTCCCAGCCCTTTGCCTGAAGACCTGAAACTATATTTTGCTTGGCAAAATCATAATCTGTTTCCGTTCCGAACTCGTCAAACTGTCCTTCAAGTTCGGGATCCAGGTCGCACTCCTCAACGTCTTCTTTGGTATAGTATCGATTCATACCAATAGCAAAATAACGGGTGCAATTTGCGCTCATAAAATTACATGTAGCCATAACTCTAAAAATTTAAATGTTCTATAATATATTTATTAATTCCTAGTGATATTTTGCAGCCACTATAAAAGCGGCTTTTATCACCTTGTTAGAAGGTGCCGGCGGTCCGCGAACCGCCTGGAGATCTCGAAATCTTTGCACCCTGTTATTTAAAGTTTGAAAAAGAATATCATTATAACAATACTGCGTTAAATTAACATTTAATCGTCTGTAAATCAATAACTTATATTAAGAAATGCTTATGAAAACTTAACTATAAAAAGTTGGTCAAGTCGCTGATTTTCAGTAACTTTGCAAATCACGACAAACGCAAAATTATATGAATACAGGACTTGACCAATATATGGATATCTTTAAAGATGCAGTTGAAGATTCGGCTGCAAAGTTAACAAAAAGTTTCGAGAAAATACTCATCGAGGTGATAATTTTGTTCATGGTAATACCAAGAAAGATAAATTTC